GCACCGCCGTAATCTGGGTGGGATTCGTTACTACCAACACCGTCTCCACCGGGTCGCCAGTATAAAATGGTCTGTTTTTCACAAAATCAGCCGCAGTGCTGTCGTTTTGGTTCCAATCAGGTTGGACAAGATATTTCTTATCAATTTTTACTACTTCTTGAACAAATTCACTAATAGAAATTGTGTGAGAGGCACCAACAGGCGATGTATATATGTTAATACTACCAGTTCCACATGTAATTAAAAACGGTTCTCCAGTATCCGAGCCAAAATTCATTATTGATAAATTTCCTAAAGCTACTAATGAATTATACTCTGTACCAACACAACTATATACAGTACCATCCCAAGACACTTGATACGTTTGTCCTATTTCTGGTGAAAAATCAGTAACACCGTTATATACACCTCTTTCGCCCATAGGACCCATCCCGATAATGGTAAAAACAAAAGACCCATTAAAAAGTACATTTTCTGTTGGGTCACCAGTATAGAACGGTCTATTCTTCACATAGTTAGCAGCAGTTTCGTCGTTTTGGTTCCAATCAGGTTGGACACTACTCTGCGGAGGGTCTATCCATTCAGTACCTGATTCCGTTTTACTAAGCAGTTGCCCTGCTGTGCCACCATCAGGAGCAGAAATCGCATCAACATCAGTAGCAGTTAAAGTAATATCTGAAGATAATGGTTTTGAATTAATCTTTCTTGTTGTAGGTACTTTATTATCAATCTATGTCTATAAGTTACTACTAATACTATCTACATAACCTTTATCGATTGCTCCAATATTAGTTCTAGCTAATAACTATTGTTCCGGTGTAAGATTCTATTGTTTTGAATAACTTATAGCTTCAACATCATCTGCTGTTAAAACTACAATGTTAGTTTTACCATTAACACTTGTTACACCAGATAATACTACTGCATCTCTTATTTCAGCGTGTAAGTCGTTATTATTAATCTAACCACGTATAACTAAGGAGCCTTTTCCTGTTTTACACATCATAGCCATCTTTATTTATCAACTCCTCAATACGTAACTACATTAAATTTGTTGCTCGTGCATTTCCAGCACCATCAGTTAAACATACTTGTGCTTGAGCACATCCGGGTACAAGCTTCATTGCATCTTCATAAGGTATTTCTACTATTAATTTATTTGAAGTGATTGCACTTGCAACGTAAGAAAATTGCATATTATTTTGTAGTAGATAAAACTAAAAATTAGAACATTTCATTAGGTCAATCCCATATATGTAAACACATAAAGTGTTACGCATTTTTTTGTATCATCTATTGACCTCCTTATAATTTAACATTATTTGTAATCATACGAAATGATTCAATTTAATATAGCAGAGTATAAATAAGATAAAAAAGAACAAATCTTTATTTAAAAAATTTGTTCTTTTTACTTATATACTTAAAATGATCAAGCGTCTCCTCTTAGTATTATTCTAATTGGAATGTCAACTGTAGGTTTATCACCAAAAGCTTTTAATAATATACTTTCAGATAACTGACCGCCATCTTGAATATTAGCAGACTGTAGGGCTGTTAATTGTTCTTCTGTGATGTTTAATGCAGGTAATAATTCTTGATTACTAGTAGTTGTAACACCTGAAATTGATAGTGTGTATGTGTAAGGAGCAGAGTCACCCTACCAATTATCAGCAGATAATGTAGAAGTTACAATATTACTTTTTGAAGATGCACCAATACTTGCAGGCGTAATGGGGTCAGCACCGCCAGATGCATGTGTAGAAGCATGTGTTTTAGGCGAATAACCTTCAGATTGCTCCATCCAGAGATCTCCAGCGTTTACAGACCACACCCCTGCTGTTGAAGAAGATAATACACATGTAAAACAGGCAAGAGTACTGGTAATCTTTGTTAAATGTGCAAACTTATCGTCTTGTTTGCAGATACATATCTTTCCAGCATTATATGCTGCTTGTATTTCAGCAAATGTAGTAGTGTCATATGTTGCAATGAATACTTCTTTTGGTATATCACTTGATGTGATAAAACCTGAGTCATTGGTTAAATCAGAAGTTTTAGCTGGGATATCAATGTTTACTTCTCCTGATTTTCCATTAACACTCTTCACATATGTTGTATTAATAGGTAATGCATTAACATCACTTGCATTTAAAGTAACAGTTCCATTTTTACCATTAACCGATGTTACAACATTTAAATTAACAGATTTATCAGTAATTGTTTGAGTTACATTATTAACTTTAATGGTGTCAATTTTACCACCCTATATTGAAACATATGTTGCATCTACTGCGCCAATATTTTCACGAGCTTGTTTTTTCTATGCTTCTGTTGCAGTCTATTCATCATAAGTAACTGCATTAACAACTTGTTGAGATACTTCACCTTGTTGTGTTAACAAGTCCCAAACATTCTCTTTGTACCCTGCTTTGATATAAGGCTCAACAACACAATCACAAACAATTTGTGTTGTTCCTTTATATGCAGAATATTCAATTGGGTCATATACTTCAGTTATAGGAGTTTGTCTAATATAATAAACTTTAACAGGTGTTCCATCATCATATAAAGTCTTCAAAGTTTCTTTAAATGAAGCAACATCTGTATAATCTGAACTATAGAAACTTATATAGTCATTACTTATTCCATCTTCAATACAAACAGAATTATTTTTACGTTTTACAGAATCTGTTAAATCATTGAATGAAGCTGACTGGAATGCATTAGACATTACTAACACAAGCGAATTTCCTACAAGTGGTAGTTTATCGCTTTCAGGAACATATTGGAAACGTTCTTTACCAGTTGTTACATTATTATATATAATCGTTTCATTACCAGTAAATACTTTCTCCTATATTCTATATACAATAACTTTCTTCTGGTCATACAATACTTCTTTGCTGTTCTCAATAGTGTCTGCAACATAATAACTATGATTAGAATCTGTTCCTAAATTATAAACACCATCAAATAAACTATCAGAAGAAACAATATTATCTGGTATAGAAGAACCTAAAGGCAATGCTTTCAATGAAGAATCTTCACTAATAACAATCTTATCTCTTTCTTCATAACTTTGATATAATGAGAATATACTACCTCTTTCAATTTGAGGTTTAAATATTAACTCATTGCAAACAACATCTTTCTAAACAGTAATTTCAACTCTACAATTATCATAATCATATGTTGATGTGTCAATTACTCCTCCAGTAGTACTATTATAACAATCAGCACTTGTTATCCTTGTACTTCCTTTATATAGAGATAAATGCAATGCATATTTTGTAGCACTTCCATTGTCAGGACAACCACTAATAACATACTGAGCTTTTGGTAAATATTTTTGATAAATTATATAAGTAATCTAATCTTCAGCTGTTCCTGAAAGTACAAATGTACCATCATCTCTTACTGTAAAAGTAACACCATTTATAACTGTTGATTGTCCTTTAGGCAGAATGTTTTTATTGTTTACCCTAATACTCCCTTGAACAAAAGTTATAGGTGAAAACTTTGATAAACTCGGTGTACCAACTTGTGCAAAAGAACCATAATACGTATCATGCAAATCAAGAGGTAAGCTATTTGTTAATGTAACAATACCCGAACCTGTTTGAATATTTGTACGATAATTTTCTGCAGCATTAATATTTTCTCTTGCAGTTTGTTTCTACAACTCAGTTAAATCTTGTTGTATGCTGAATGAAACAGCTCCAGATGTACCTGCATTCTCTTTTACATATTTAACTGTAGCTAACTGATTATCAGGAGAAGTTTCATCAGGAAGTGGTGCAGTAGGTATACCTGTAAAATTAGGAGATTCTGTATTTGCTTTCTTATTAAGAGCAGTCTATACAGCATCACTTACAGGTTTATCTTTATCGGAAGTATTATCAACATTTCCTAATCCTACTTTAGCTTTTGTTATTTGATGCGGATTAGGATTTGTATCAACATTAATATGTGTCTATAAAACATCACCAACAGCGTTTATTGCAGCTTCCTAAGCAGCAGATACAGGCATAGTTTGTGGAGTATATCCTGCAAATGAATCAATACCTAATTGTTTTAATGTAACATTATGCGGATTATTTTTATCAGCAATGTGTTCATTAATTCTTAAAGTATTTACATTAATTGCTGCTTCTGTAGCTTTACTTACTGGTTTATCTTCATCAGATGTGTTATCAACATTTCCTAAACCAACTTGTTCTTTAGTTACAAAATGCGGATTATTCTAATCTTCTGCGTGTGTTGTCAGTTTTGTAGAAACACTGCTGATATTATTTGTATTTAAAGTAATTTGGTTTACAGCATTCTAAGTAATACCAGAGTTAATTGAATCCAGTTGTGCTTGGGTGAATGGTGTATCATTCATTTTTAGCTGTGCTTGCCAGCCATTGTCCTCACTGTCAGGATCTAGAACATAGATGTAACGCCAAGATTCACCATTATGTGTTTCATCAGATTCAACATATGCATAATCCCCGTTATGAACATAGTTAGAACCTTCAGGATCTGTTGTTTGCCATCTGATCTCAATCAATGCGGCATATGTTTTAAAAGTCCCTTTAAAGAAAGAAGCCATTGTTGAAATGGAACTATTAACAAAAGCTTTATCAGCAAGCTGGTTACTATCAGATGCTTGTGCTGGAATCTTTGATTCAATAGAGGTTATACTTGATTGCAAACGGTTATCTTCAATATATCTAGTATCTGCTTCTTTACTAATATTCTATTGTAAAGTTGTATCTGCAGATGTACGCAATTCACGTTCTTGTGTTAACTACTGTAGGATAGCAGTATCAGCTGCAGATCTAGTAGAAGCTTCTTGAGATAATGCAGTATTGATTTCAGATCTATTTTGTTCAATTGATTGATTTAAGATCTCATCCTATGAAATTCTTACAGATGTTTCATTTAAAATTTTCTGATTCAGAGAATTATCAATAGATTCTCTTGATTTAGCTTCAATTGAAACTGCTGATTTTCTATCCTCTACTTCTTTTTCTATTAGTTGTTGTAATGCTTCATCAGAAGAAATTCTTGCAGATTGTTCATCAGAATCTGCTTTAATTCTAGATTCTACTTCCGTATTTAAATTCGTAGCAAGAGTATTATCTTGAGCTGCTCTTATCTTACCTTCATTTTCAATTAGAGATTTTAAAGAAGAATCATTATTTTGACGTTCACGCTATTCAGATGCTATAGCAGATTTTCTATCGAGTATTTCTTGATTAACCTATTTTGACAAATTAGCATCGGCAGACAATCTTGCATTCGTCTCATTTCCGATCTAACCTTGTAACTAATTTACATCAAATGCACGATTTTCAATCTCTTCAGCTAAACTATTTCTTAATTCACTGTCAGCAATCAAACGACTGTTAGCTTCTGCTTGTATGTCTAAACTACGTTGTTGTGCTTCTTGCAGTAAAGCTTCTTCTCTATTTGATGTTTCTTTATCAATATTCTTCTATAATATAGTGTCAGCATTCTTGCGATCCTGTACTTCTTGTTGTAAAGCAAGAGTTGTATCAGTTAATGCTTGTTCACGTTCAGTAACTTCTGTTTTAATTTTTTGATTTAAATTATCATAAAGTTTCTTTGCCCCACTGAGTAGGGATAACTTTTCAGGCATTTCTTTCCCTCCTGAATATATTATGATCTAACTAATCAGCTAATGCATCATCTGGGGGCTAATGTACCAATAGATTATATACACTTAGCCCCCTTCCTCTCAAAACTTACTAAATTTTAGGGAGGAGATCATGAAGATCGGTAAATGATCACATGTATTATTTCATTAGATTTTTCTAAACTGTGTTAACTACTTTTCCATAAACATTAGAAGCAGCATCTCCAACTTTATCAATAATTGATCCAACTTTTGATGGATCTTCAATTTCTTCATCCATATATAGTTTGTCAATTGAGTCGATATAACTTTTAGCAGAATCTTCATCCTTAAAGTATAAGAAGGTATTTCCATTCTTTTGCTCTTTAACCATCTTATCACCGTTAGTTAATGTAATAACGTCTCCGAATTTTTCTACTGTGGCATCCGCAATAATTCCATCATCCAAACTAATGTAATCAGGATTGTAGTAATCATCAATAACTACCATAACAGCAGTATCTGTATCTAAAATACGTTTTATTCTATCAAACAACTTGATGTCTGCGTCAATTTCGTCATCTGTTGCATTATCCATCATTGATGCTAAAACATTATCCAACAAATACATGTTATACATCAAATCATCTGGATTATAATCTTCATTGCATGTTGAAGATAAATTTTCATCTAATTGAATAAGTGCCATTTGAGTAACAGCTCTTGCAAGAAGATCTCTTGCTTCTCTGTAATCATCCATAATTTCTTCTGCCGATTTAGTAATCGTTGTCTTATCATTCTATGCCCACTTCATTGCTTTATTAATGATTGTTGGCATGATGTCAGCAATCATATCATCAACATACTCATAAATACTATCAAAAGATTCTTTTAAAACTTTCATATTAACACCTCAATTTGTTGCAACAATTAATTTACCTTTGCGTTTAGCATTGGGAAATACTTCTTGAATTTCATCCATATAATCAGCAGTTTTTCTATTTAGCTGATAGCCTGACTTTGTAGGGCCTTCTATTCCGTCCCCACGTCCTTCATATACGGTTATATAGATAGGTGCACCAGGTTTTGTTAGCTGTTTAATATTCTGTAATACAGCTTTTCTGGCTTCAGGTTCTTTGATAACATTTAATACATTACTGTTAACAGCAGCATCCGCTCCACCATTTTGTTCTAAGATGGATAATACTTCTTGATTATGTTCAGCACTTCTGTTGTAAGGATCATACACCAATAAAGTGGCTCCCTTATCTTTAATGTATTCTACTGCGTTATCGAATTTACCTCCACCAAAGTCAATAACAACATCACCTTCATTGAAATTTACCATACTGTAAATAGCTGGTAATTTGTTACTATTTATTGATGTGGCAGCAGAATCAAATTCTTGTTCAGGATGAGATAAATCACTAATTGCTTCCTCTAAATCATCATATCTTGGTAAAAGCATTTTTCCTAACTTCTTCTGAAGTAATTTTATCCCATCAGGCAATGAATACAAATTTTCAACTTCAATCTTGTCGCCTAACACAAAGTATTTGTCGGAGTTCAACTCATGGAATTTACTTGAAGCAATATTATTAATTAGATATCCTATCTCCCAGTTAGAAGAAATGCCTTTGTTTCTTTCTACCTCTTGGCGAGTAATTCCTTTCATGGCAGTGTTAATAACACCTTTTCCATACTATTTTATTAGTTCTGGAATTGTAACTTTGACATCACCTAAAAAGTCAGTGGCTTCTAATTCATCGTTTGATTCATAAACGTGCACAATAAAAACGATGTCCTCATTTAAATCAACAGATTCATAAACCATACGAGGTTGAATAGTTGCATTTTTAGATGCTAATTTTGATGCTGCAAGCATAATTATATCTTCACACCATTCATCATTTTCAATACCTGCATCATCAGCATTAAAATAGAAGTCCTTACTTACAACTTTTTGATCTTTTATATACTTAATAGTACCTTTTTCTATAGATGCCCAGAAATAATCTGCATCATCATAAGGAGAAATCATAGAAACTGTTGCTCTAAAATCATTAAATAATTGTTGAGCGTCAGCTTCAGGTGAGTTATCTACATTATTATAATGTACACTATATCGTTTACCATCGTAGCTAACTACGCTGTATTCTGTTAAGTCAGAATATTGAGATTCATTTAAACACTCATCTTTTGCCTTATTTGCATTTGTAAGACGTGTTACATTGTCTAACCAACGTAACTTTTCATCCGATATTTTAGTCCACACATAATCATCAGGATCAAGACTACCAACATATGAATCATCAGGGAAACCCGCTAATCTTGCTATCTCAGATACTATGTGGTCTTGATATTTATCGTTTGCACTATCATAAACATTCAAAATACGATGTATAGAATCGAGTCTATCCCAAGGTTTATCATCAATAGAATCTTCATTGATAGGATTTAAATTTTCTTCAAAGTCATCATAGTTAGGTGAAGTCACATAATCTTGAATAGCAATTTCAGCTTGATCTTTTGTCATGCCAAAATAGTCCATGAGCTCTTCGACTTTGCCATCATAATCAGTATATCCACCAAGTTCGTCGAGAAATTCTTTTACGTCTTTGTCTGAGTAGCTTTCGTATAATGACTCGTCGAAATCTTCCTCATCATAAGGGCCAACGTAATTGTCCCACCATTCCTGTGCAGTATCTTCTGAATCTGTTTCCCAATCAGGATCAGTATCTCCGGGAGTATATAGCTCGCTGTCTCCAAAGATGAATATATGCTAACCAGTAGCATCATCGTACCACCAAGTATAGTCGGTTAAAAATCCGTCGCTGTCTTTTACATGTTTAATGTCAATGCGATAATATCTGTCATCTATACTATTAGGATAACCTTCCTCTAGACCTTCAGGATTCATAATTGTAAGGAGACCCTATCTATCATTATCAATTAATTCTCTTACAATATCATGCACTGAAAAAATAGCATCATCAGAAGTATTATCTTCTGAAATTTTCTTAAATTCTTTATTTCCTACTGCTTCATAAAAATTGACTCCATTATATACTTCTGTACCTCTTGGAGCTATGTTTAATGCTTTATTTATTGTTGTTATCTTAGCTGCAAGGCTTCTTTGAGAAGCTTCTAATATTTTTTCATCCCAAACATCTTTAAACTCTGAAATACTTTGGATACCATCTTCATTTAAACTTTCATCAGTATAGAAAAGATATGTTGATGTTTCAGGGCTATAAAGTACTTCTCTCTTTAATTCTTCTGTTTTCCCATCTTGTTTATAAGTAGCTGTGAATTCTACTGTGTATGTACCATCACCATTATCAATGTTTGACGTTATCTCAATTGATTCATCACTTGAATCTTCTGGTAGAATATTTAAAATCTTATTTTGTATCTTCTTATAGGAACCGTCATCTTTCATCATAGATAACACTGATTTAGGTTTATGTAAAGCTTCTTCTAAATCAGAATCAGCATATAATGTTTCTTCAAGATAACGATTTACACCGATGTTATCTTCATAACAACGATAAATTTCTACATGCTTTTCACCTTTGTTATGCTGTTTTAACGCATAAGCATATGCATAATCAAAAGCATCACCAATTTCATATTCATCATGAAATACTTCAGGCATTACAGAACTTATATCCTCACCTGGATCTACTACATAAACTTCGTAGAAGATATCTGCATTATCTTCATCTGGTTCTGGACTATCATACCATTCATTCATGCTTAAGTTTTCATTCAGATCTTCTTTTGGATCTGCATAAGAAATAACCCAACTTGGTTCTGAAGTCTCATCAACACGACCATCAGACACTTCAACAATATTATAATATTTCTTTAATACAGAAATAGCAAGGATCTTTTCTTGTACATAATAAGTACGAAGATCTCCATCTTCCGATGTAAAGTTGTTAGTTAACTTTTTTAGAACACGTTCAATCTCTGTTGTTGTATATGGGTCTCCCCAATCATCATCCATTTTCTGATAATCCTCATCAATAGCATCATCATTTTCGTCAGATGATTTTTTATAATAAAACCAACTATCGTCATCATCATCACAAGGACAATCATCTTCACAAAGAGGTGTTTGATTACTTAAAGGATCTTCCATATCTTCATCCTGTGATTTTTTAGCAGCAAGAAATGCTGCAATAGTATCAGCATCATTTGTACTATTAATTAGTTTACGAAGTTCATTCTTGTCTTGAGCACTTAATCTATCTTCGATACCCTCATACATAGATACTAAATCACTACAGTAATGTGCATTTTCATAAGATTCATGATCAAGTTTGTTTAGTTCTTCTTTCAAAGAAATAGTTGAAGATTGCACTTCATATTCACCTTCTCTTTCATTATCTTCAAAATTATATAATGGGTCATTTATTACAACACTTGGTTGTTTTTTCTAATAAGTTCTAGGGTCATTTTCTATTTCAAACTACTTAATCTTTTGTTTTTCTTTCTCATTTATATTGTTATATATCATATAAAGTTGTTCTTTTGATTTTTTAGTACCATTTCTTAGATACTCATTAAAATTAGGATACCAACATTTTATACGATTTAATAACTCTTGTCTGCTTAATTGACTACCATCGTCATTAAAAGGTTTCTATAAATAATCTTCTGCCATACCTGATGTTGGAGCACTTCCAGAAGTACTATTATTAAATGTACTTATTGAAGTACTATTTCCATAATCAGGTAATATACAACTACCACCATCAGGAGAATAAAAAGGAGACATACCTTTTTGTCTCTTACGATGATATTTTGCTCTTTTTTGTAATTCATTCATATTTTAATACCTCAAACTATGTAATATAGCTCTTTTTATACATATCTATTTTAGCACTATAACCAAAAAATCACCATAAATTATTAAAAATTTTTAAAGTTTTACCGTTCAGGAAAAATTCACCACGAAAAACGATCAAAAACATTGTATTGAATAAACATATTTATTTATTATTCAATTCAGATGTTGAATAAGATAGATATGAATAAAACAAATAAATAAAATAATCAAGTATTCAATAAATTATGGAGTATTTATATTGTATTGATGGTTACTTTAGTATACTAAAGTAACCAATTAAAATAGATAAAAATTTTTAATGTTTATATATGTTGTCTCTACGGTTCAGTTGTATTTTTGTATAATATATTATACAATACTTACAAGGAAATAAAGAGGTTTGATAACATGAGTACAATCAAAAACAAATAGGAGGAAGAATGACTTATGGGTCTTGATAATGGTTTTATTTGCAAAAATATTAAATGTGATGAAATCCCATCTTGTGTAAAGTGGCCTGAGGATGGTAGAGATGAAGATGTAGAAATTGCATATTTCAGAAAGTGCTGGGGCATTCGTGGTGAAATTATTAGATTACTACATGTAAAAGATGATGAATATAAAATTCCCGTTGAAAAAGAGGACATTATTCCAATAGTAAAGATTCTTATGAAATATCTGGATAGAGAATATTATGATGAGAACGCTGATTCAATTTGGGAATATGATGAGTATAAAGAAAATATTCAGCATAGTATCATCAATTTGATGTGGCTGAGAGTGTATATGGAGACACATCCAGATGTAACGTGTTATTTTTATGATAGTTATTAAAGAGAAGATTAAAAATTTTCAGCTTTGCTTTTATGATAAGGTAGGTTGTTATGATGAAAGTTTCTATGATATAGATGACGGTGTTGGTATTTCGTATGCCATTGAATGTTTAACAAAATACGAAAACCTATGTTATCCAGATGAGTATCAACGTTTGTTTGTTAATTTTAACGATGGAACAAGATATGAAATTAAGTTAGTTGAAGATGATGAAGGAATAAATAATGGATAAGACTACACTTGGAAACCGCATGAAAAACAACTACGAGAATATTAGCAGATATTATCTAACTCGTAGAATGCCTGTTATTATTCGTATTGATGGAAAGGCTTTTCACACTTTTACAAGAGGATTCAAAAAGCCGTTTGATGATATTCTAGTCAAGACTATGCAGGATACTATGAAGTATCTTTGTGAGAACATTCAAGGATGTGTGCTTGGCTATACTCAGAGTGACGAGATTTCTCTTGTACTTACTGACTATGCAGAACTTACAACTGATGCTTGGTTTGGAAACAATCTACAGAAGATGTGTAGCGTATCTGCAAGTATGGCTACTATGGCATTTAACAAATATTTTAGAACAATGATTGAAGATTATTGTGAATATGATCCAACAGCATCTTTTGGACAAAGAAACAAATATATTGATGCCTATGATAAAGGAGCAATGTTTGATTCTAGAGTATTTAATATCCCCAAAGAAGAAGTTTGCAACTACTTTATTTGGAGACAGCAAGATGCTACACGAAATTCAATACAATCAGTAGGCCAAGCAAATTTTAGTCAAAAAGAACTTAATGGCAAATCGTGCAATGATATTCAAGATATGCTTATGACGCAAAAGAGTATTAATTGGAACGACTATGCTACAACTCTAAAGCGTGGTAGTTGTTGCATTAAAATTGACGACGGCATAACTAAATATGATGAAGTAGGAAATATTTGTGATTATATTCCTCGTAGTAAGTGGGTAATTGATACTGAAATTCCTATATTTACTCAAAACAGAAACTACATTGAAAATTTAATCTGAGGTTTATTATGACTACTTTTTATAGATGTGGTTATTGTGAGGAAGAAAAAATATATGTACAACCATTAATATACAGTTGAAATATTCTGAAGTTCATTATATAATAAATGTACAATAAAGGATGGAGGTACACATTATGCTTAATCTGGATGCCATTTTAAAGGACACGATGTGGGTTGGAAAGTTCGAGTACGGTGGTCGTATCTCTGGTACTTACGCAGAGCTGGAGCCGATGATGGGCGAATTCAGAGACTTCGATCTTAGCGCTAAGCAGCCTTCTCATCTAGAAGAGTTCTATGAGGACTATTTCGCTTACAGCCGCAAAAACGGCTGGATTACAATCCCGGATTATTATAACAATGTGTACATTGTGAAGTAAAAAGGAGGATATAAAGATGACTAACTTTGAGAAGATGTGTAAAGAGTATCGTGAGAATAAGCGTATGATCGAAGAGCTTACCAAGATGAATGATGCTTTGAAAGCAGACATTCTGCAGTATATTGGTGATAACGATGTGTATATCGAAGGCAATAATAAAGTTACTAATACTGTCGTTATTACTGAGCGTCTTGACACAAAGGAGCTGAAAAATCGTTATCCTAATATCTTCGTTGAGTTGTCTCATCCTTGTCAGTCTCGTCGTTTCAGTGTTAAGTAGTATGGGCAGGAAAGAATGCAAGTTACGTTTTACATTTAACATTGAGGAGTAATAATCTATGACTACTTTTTATAGATGTGATCATTGTGGTGAAGAATTTAGAAACGCTCGTGAATGTAGAACTCATGAATCAAGTCATTATGATGGAGCAGAAAAAATTAAGTATAATCTAATGTATTCATCAGAAGAATGCATCTGTGATTATTGTGATCATTCATTTTATGTTTATGGATGTGAACAAGATTGTTCATACGAAGATTGTAGGGTTTCAAATAATTATAAAGATTTTATCCCAGTTGAACCTTTTCATAACAAAAGAAACAACGGAGGTATTTGATAATAAATTATCAAAAAATTTTTTATCATTAAATGCAAACAGTTGGAAAATAAAGTTATTAACTATATAATATATGTATAATAAGAAAAATGTCAGCTAACAACCGCCCACAGATAAATCAAATTTAGGAGGCATTGCACAATGGTAAAAAGAACACATAGAAATTTTTTACAGACTATGGAAATTTTGCAAAACCAGTGCTATATGTCTGCCGGAGAAGCTGAACGCAAAGCTCGACAAATTTTCGATAATGTCGAATACGACAGGAAAAATGGAAAAGTAAAAAACACTGTTGATGACTATTTAGTGCATGAAATCAACATGGCAGTTAATATATGGAGTGGGAATAGTATCATTTAATAATGGTTCACAGATAAACCAAAAGTGTGTGATCTGTGTAGGTTGGAATTACAAGATGTGAAAACATATGTCAACCACTTTATGGAAATACAAAAGGAGGCATAACAATGGATGTTAAGGAAAAGGTGTCAAATGAAAAGCGTCTGATTGATGCAAACGCTCTCATTAAAGAGGCTAATGAGGATGGTGCCTATGGTTATGTAGACGCATTCCAAATTGCAAACGCTCCAACCGTTGACGCAGTGGAAGTGATTAGATGCTGGGATTGCAATCACTGTGACCCAGAGAACCATCACTGCGACCATCCAATGAGTACCGCCGCTCCGTTGAGCCGTAAACCTGACGACTTCTGCTCTTACGGAGAACCGAAAGAAGGTGCTGAGTGATGGATGTTAAGGAAAAGCTGGCGGAGATGCTTGCTGAATATTTTAATATCGGAGACAGCTACGCTTATAATCTCACAAGGGTTAAGAGCGCATTTGCTTGTGAGACTGTTGGACTTGATGATTTTGAAGAATTTGACGATGAAACTGTTGAAAATATTGCATCCTACCTAATTGATAATGGCGTAACGGTGCAGGAGTGTGGACATTGGATATCTTTGACAGAATGTGCAAACGCAGGGGTTTATTGTTCTGTGTGCCACAAAAAGGTTTACAAGGAAGATTATGCGTGGTGTAACAGAAAAAACAAGTTGCGTTCGGACTATTGTCCGCATTGTTGCGCAAAGATGACGCCCCAACCGCCGAAAGGAGAATGATTAAATGTGGTTGAAAATGTTTGTATTACTGTGAGTAATTACGCAACAGAAGCATTGCAAGACACCTTGAATTTCTATGGGAAAGAAGGCTTTTCTTTAGTTTCAACTCAAATGGCATCGAATAAATATGGATGTCAAGTGATGTATTTGTTCTTTGTTCGTCAAACTGGAGAAAAGTGGCAACCGCCGAAAGGAGAAACAAATAATGCGTGAGTCTCAGTTTATAGGAATTTTCTTTGGAATACTTATTATTATGCTAACTACTGAAATTGGATTTATTACTATCTGTAGTTATCTTAAAGAAATTAAACAGCTACTTGAAAAATATGTGAATAAGAATACGTCGGAAAGAAAATAATTATAGCTGATTGTATATGGTAAAACCCATTACAATGACTTACCATTTTTTAATATTGATATGCTTACAAATCTATAACATAATGATAAGGAGAATAATATGAATTACGATAATTTTACAAGTACATCTAATGACGTTTGTGCAGTAGCTAAGAATGATATTCCTTTGTCCGCAATGCTTGAGGAAGCATCAGCACTGTCTGACATGATTTTCGAGCAAGTACATAAAATTAATGGCCATATGTTTGCTCCTGAAGCTAATGTGTGTCATGACCATAAGAGCCCATCTTGTTTCAGAGAAGCATTAGGTATACATATTTCTACTTTGAAATGCATTGCGGAAGGTATTGCATCTTTGGCACAGCAAGTTGGAGTTTAAAGTAGTAAAAGAAACTGTATGTTGTATAAGTAATGTGACGGCGGATATAACACCCGCCGTCAATAAACAATTTGAGGAAATATTTATGAGTAAATTTTTAACTATACAAGATATTCAGAAAATGAGATACGATAGTGGAGCAATCGTATACAACATTAATAATAATGAATTTGCAATTGTACTTGATGGCAGTAAAGGGGAAGATAAAGACCCATGTTCATTAGTTATTGAATTAAATGGTAAAAAAGCATTTGCACATACTCCTCCTAATAGAGCTCTTCTTCCTACTGGTAGACACATTAATCTTGATGAACTTCTATTACATATGAACGGATCTCTTAACTCAATTCGTGAAGAAAATGACAATTTATTTATATGAACAGTTGATAAAAACATAATTATATTATATAATTATATATGTAGATAATCTTCTAAAACATATTGACTTAGGATGTCAGAGTTGTAAAGTGATGTATTTGAGCACGACACCGAACTGAATAGAGTCACTAATCGTTGGGTAGCATTTGCAAATGGTGGTTTGTGGAATAACTAATAGGAGGATTTGAAATGAGTAACATGAAAAAGCCAGAGTGTCGCATCCGATATTGTGAAAAGGATCAGGACGGAGATGAGTGCTACATTTTCGAGATCCGTCAGAGCAGTGAAGAGGAGTATGGCTTTTCTAAGAGCTTTCGACTCATTGACGATCGAATTAGCTATCAAGCCCTCACAGAGATTCGTGAGCTGATGAAACTTGGATATGAGATCTACTTTGTATAAACTACAGGAGGATAAGATTATGGACGCTGTTGAATTCCTTCGAGAAAAACATAGGATGTGCATAACATACTCTACATGTGACAACTGCAGACTAAGAGGTACCTGTTATAGAGAAGAAGTTGTAGGCATTGAAGAAGATGTGGTTGAAATTGTGGAAGAATGGTCAAAGGAACATCCGGTTAAGACAAGACAGAGCGAGTTTTTGAAGCTGTTTCCCGACGCAGACATTTCAACAGGACATGTGAACGTGTGTCCAAACAGCTTATACAAAGAAAAATGCACTTGCTCGAAATATCCAACGTGTTCTGCTTGTAAGCATGAATTTTGGTTGCAGGAAGTGGAGTGATATGATAAAACTTATTGAAATAACGCTGTGTGCAATTCAACTAGTTTGTCTCTATATGGTTTTGAAACACGAAAAATACTATTTAGTTCCTATTCAAATGGTCATTGCACTTATAGTAATGTGCATCTGAAATGGGGTTCTGACAATGCCTGAGTATATAGAACGAGAAAAAGTACTTTCAAAAGCGGCACCAGTGGAAGGTTGCTTTTCGGACATGATTTCTGCCTATGATGTAATAATGCTTCCCGCAGCAGATGTTGCCCCGGTGCGGCATGGGCGGTGGATTCTGGAAGCACATGACGAAAGGGTGAACTATCGATGGAATGTTACTGCCGAATGTTCAGAATGTTGTGATGAACAGAAAGAAATATGGGCTGGTTTCTTTCCAAATGTTCCACCCTCTATTGCCAGAGATGCGGCACTTGTAAGCGCAGAAAGCGTGAAGTTAAGCAACTACTGCCCCAACTGCGGAGCAAAAATGGACGGAGGTGCTGAGTGATGGATGAGTATATCGAACGGAAAGCAATACGAGATGCACTATATGATGCGGACGCTATCACAATGAGTGGCGTTAAAATTCTGAATCAGTTTCCAGTCGCAGATGTTGCCCCGGTGCGGCATGGGCGGTGGATTGATGGCGATCCATATTGTCCAATATGTAGAAAAGATAAATTTATAGGGCTTGATGCTGATGTATGGTCAGATTGGCAACCAGATTACTGCCCCAACTGCGGAGCAAAGATGGACGGATAACGATTAATCGAAGTACTGGAGCATTTACGAGACGAACTCTATGAACAAGACTTAATCTCCATGAAAGGATTAAAACAGTTGAATATGCTGATTGAGAAATATACAATAGATCAAGGATGAATATCCAGAATAAAATATTGTATATAATATTACAAAGTTAATAAGTGAAGTAAGCCATTGACTTCTACCTTCACTTAAAATAAAAAACGAGAGGTTAAAAAAATGAACAAAGTAAAAAATTGGTTGAAGAACGACTGGCAAGAGACAAAGGTACTTTTTAAATGCCTTCCTGCACTTCCATTTGCAGTGTTGTGTGCAGCACTTATTGCAATGAACTTCCTTGCAAATAAGGCGATTGTATCTGAAAGTTGGATCTCACTGGATGCAGGAATTATTGTAAGTTGGATTGCATTCCTGGCAGGCGATATGCTTGTTAAGAGATTCGGAGCAAAGGCATCTATTAAGGTAAATGTAGCAGCCATTGGTGTTCAGCTTCTGGCTATTGGTTTGCTAACTTTAGGAGCAAACCTTCCTGGTTATTGCGATTGGACAGAATTTGATTCTATCTTCGGAGCTATGCTTTGGCCTTTAGGTGCAGGAACTGCGGCATTTATTGTAGGTATTTGTGTAAATGCTTTTATTTCTAAGTTCGTTCTGACTCGATTTAAAGATCGTACTACTTTTAAGTCTTATGCTGTTGCAAGTTATGTGTCTACAATGATTGGTCAATTTATTGATAACCTTGGATTTGCACTGCTGTTCAGTGTATGGCAGGATTGGTGTGATCCTCGTTCCATCTGGATGTTTGCAGCTGTGGGCGCAGTAGTTGAGTTGCTCAGTCAGGTTATTCTCTCCCCTGTTGGTTACAAGATTGCACAAAGTTGGAGAAAGAATAATGTAGGTGCGGAGTATGTTAGCATGGTAAAGGAAGCACAGGAAGTTAACTACACTGGAGAGGCTGCATAATGAAAGTATACTTTGCACAAATAATGGATAATCTTGCTTATTACGAGCATGAGAAGAAGATTGCAGATTTGCTTGAAGCCAATGGACATGAAGTTTATTTCCCTTGGAGAGACGAGGGGGTAATTTTTGAAGACCAAAGTACGCTACAAGATACACTGAAAACATTTAATACGGATGTTGAGCACATTAAGTGGTGTGACGTTATGGTAGCTTACATTGATGGTGACGATCCTGGGACAGCAGTTGAAACAGGTATTGCTTATGCCTTAGGAAAGCCTGTAGCTTTATATGCGACAGAGTTTCAGAAACTGAGGAAAGGTGTGGATATCAGTACTGTATACCCTATCGACGTACTTCCTGCTAATTCACATCAATTTTGGATAACTGACAATGAACCTTTAATCAATAATATGCTGTTAGGTGTGTCAAATAAAACAATCTTGAATACACCTCAAGAAGTTTTAGATTGGGTATCTTCAGTTAAATAACATATTATCGCACCTGTTGTACTTCTAGTATATGGCAGGTGCGATATTTTTCTAAAATCGTGGCAGAATATCTTAAGGAGAATGAAAATGGGTGATATGATGACATTCCCTGCTTCCGTGGAGGAGTTCATGGAGCAGTACAAGATGACAGATACAGAACATGTGTATAGCAACGGAACGGAATATGTCCCTATCTACAGAATGAAGCAATGGTTTGAGCATTGCCGCAATCAGCATCTCCGCCGTGCCGGAGAGGAGGAGCGGAATGGCGTGTAAAGCAACGGAGAGTGGCAAAGTATCAAGACGTGGGCAACCGTCCATAGAGTGGTACAAGGACGGTAAACCACAGTATTACTGCTACGGGTACATAGACAAAATGACAGACGAACTGTTACCTGAGTGTAAAGAGTGCCAAAGTCACGTCTACAAAGCACAGAATGATCTAGACAATTATAACCGACGTATCGAAGAGGAGGACAAGCATGATTAAAGGAAAGTTTGTAGCAACGATTGAAATTGATATTGCCGTTGATGAGAACATGCCTGGTTTACTCCCGTTTGAAGAATTGAAGGAAGCTGTTCACAACGAAATGGAGATAGCCATTAAGGACATGCTGTGTGATGAGTTCGGAGATGTTGCAACTGTGAAAGTCACCAAATCTTTTGCAGACCTGTATAGGACGGAGGACAAGCATGAGACCAATTGATGCTGATGCGTTGATGAAAACAGTATTTAACGATGTTGTCTTGGTTGACGGAGAAGTTAAAGGCGTAGGACTTATTCTTGCGGAAACGGTCGATAAAGCGCCCACCATTGACGCCGTTCCTGTTGTGCGGTGTGATTCATGCGTATTAGAAGGACACTGTGTTGCTGAATCGTACTTTAAGTTCGCGGGGATTGAGAATCCATTCTGCTGTGCTGGAAAGCTGCTGAAATTGTCAGACACGGAAAGGAAATGTGATGACTGATGCTGTTCAGTAAGAAAAAGAAACGTATCGCTTTCTTGCTTGGATGCCTATGGTACTACATCAAGAGAATAGAGGATGTGGACAGATTTTCGGAAGCTACCGACATTATAACAACTGTTTGTGTAGAGTTGGGAATCGACTGGGAGCAAGTCAATAATGCAGAAAAAGCATATGTTAGATGGAGGCGTGGCGGTGTTGAAGACAGACTGGATATGTGTAATTAACAAACAGTAAAATTTCTCTCTTAATTTATTCTTTTAAGTTGATAAATCATCAAATTTATCATATAATAAAAGCATAAAAGGAAAGGGGAAATTAAAAAATGCAAATCGTCTTTTACAACAAAAAATGCGGAAATATCCATTTCACAATCGAGGAAATGATTCAGGAAGCCATCGAATTATACGACATTTATAATCTTCCTAAAAATATGTCGCTGGGCGACTTCTACGCAATAATGTTTATTTAAAAAAGGTGGCTAATTGCCACCTTTTATATTATCAGTTAAACTACTTTAAATAACCGAAAGAGGACACCAGATGAATAAACCAACTCGTTGTATTGACCCTGTAATTAAATACTGTCAAGGATGCAAATACGGATGGATCAAATATCCGGATTGGGTTGAAACATATGAAGATTTAGATGGCTGTTGTTTTGAGTCTGGCTGTATATATGGTCTTGAACATACTGAACCTACCGAAGAAGAATTAAAAGAATTTGATGAATGGATGGGGTAGAACTGTGTGTAAACATGATAAAGAAACATTGAGCCAATTATCAAAAGAACAACTGATTTATTTGATTGAACAGTTAAATCACAGTCAATTTCTAATTAGTGAGACTTGTGTAGATGAATCCAAATAGCATATTGATTCAAATAAAGCTGTAGATAAGATTCGCAGTTACATTTATAATATGCCAAGTATGTATGATGCAGAAGAATTAAAAGCGTATATAGATATGAAGATGAATAAGATTTCTGTAGAAGATTATAAGAAAATTATTGGACTATATTGAAGAACATAATGTTATCAGTTCTACTATTATTCATAATTTTGGTTTAGGTCCCTGGTCATTATGAAAAGAAAGGATAAATTATGATTATCTGTGCAGCAATTAAAGATACACGAACCGATGCAGTGTTTGGTGGTATTAGACATGGTTCTATTTACTGTGCAATGCGTGATGCGGGCATTACTCCTCCTCATGAATGTGCCATTGAAGGCTTTCTTGATAGCAATGGAGAGTTCCATGATAGAAATGAAGCGTTTAATATTGCAATGAATAACGGGCAATTAAGTGCAAGCACACGACAGTTAAAACGTGAAAGACATGAAACAGAGCTTTATTCGGAGGATTTATATTAATGGAACATGGCGAATGGCTTGATTGGCTCAAACAGTCAGCGGAGGAGGATGAATGATGATTACGGCTAAGAATATTTCTTTTGACGAACTACGCAATGCAATGCTTTACCACCGCATTGTGGAATGGAAGGACAATTATATTCGGCTGGATAATGGCATGGAATTGCGCATCGAGGAAACTGAACAGGATTGTTGCGCTTCTGCTTATGGGCAGTTTGAAGATGTGCAATTAGATGCGGTAATCACCGCAATCAGTGATATTAAGTATGAGCCTTGGGACGATGGCGATACCTATGGCTGCTCTGCAACGGTCACGATTATGCATAATCGCAACATTATCTGCAAGGCAGTTGGTGATGCAGATGCCGGAAACGGGGGCTACTACTATTCCATTGCTTCTTTTTGCGTGAAGATGCCCAACGGACAAACCAGCCAATGCCACTTTGTTGGCTCTGAGGATGATTTTTCTACTGTTGAAGAAAATTCTGAAACTGATTAATTGAGGTATTTAATGAATATTCTTTTGATTATGCTTATGATATTAGGTGGAGGACTTGTTTTAATGGCACTAAGTTTTCCTGTACTTGATAAGTTTATAACTAAACATGATGAATGGGAATGCTTTAATGAACAAACAGAATTACCTCAAGCAAAAATTACATACAAACAGTTACAAGATTTCTATTTAGTTAATCCTAATAGATATTTTTCTGATGATCCTCAATATTTTAACAGACTATTTGTAATAGATGAAAGTGGAAATAAAATTCTACACATTCAGTTAGAATTTAAGGATTGGAATAAGTACATAAAAGATCTAAATAAGTTTAGAATCAATAAAACAAAACAAGAACAGTTACAAAAAGAAAAAGAAGGTTTAAAACTATTCTTATCTATTGTACAATCAGATATTGATAATATACGTCAAAAAGAAACAGACGAAATTGAACAGATAAAAAGTTTAACAGAAGAATTGTCTAAACCTATTAAACTGACATTAGATAAGAAGGAAAATATGAACGTATACCTCAAACCAGACGAGTTTGTAGTTCCAAAAGAAACTATGATGGCTAATGGACAAGGGGCTATTATCTATCTGTTTAAATAAAATTGAAGCGCATCATTATTAATAACCCAGAATTAGTAGGAGGTAATTATGAATATTAATAAACTTTCTTTCGGACTATTTATGTTTCATGGCAAAAGCTGGTGGCGCAATCTAAAAGACATTCCAATTTTTATTAAGCGCATTTTCTTTGTTCTTAAGCATGGTTATTCCCCAGTTGCTCAATGGGAAATATATGGATGGTTTATGTCTGTTATGAAGGAGATTCTAACCAACTATCGTTATAACAGAATGGGCAGTCCTGTTGTTATAGATAATTTTTTTGATGTAAAAGAAGAAAATCCAAATGATGTTGTCAATGAGGAAGCATATAATGCCATTCTAGATAGAATGATTGTTCTTCTTGATTTAATGGATGAAAACAATCAATTATACAATGATATGGATTGGAAAGAGGCAGATAAGAAAAAAGAAGATGCTAAGAACGAATTCTTTAAGCTGTTCTCAGAACAATTTTATGGATTATGGGATTAACAATACAAAATTTATAAATTATCTTATTATTGTTGATGATTAATATTGGGAGGTATAATATGAATAAAGTATGTGAAGGTTGTCAATTTAATGGTCCATACTTGAGCATTATTAACCCTTGTGAAAATTGCCCATATAATGATTTTATGATTAATGGCAAAGTTCCAATAGTACAACCACTTCGTGAAACAACAGATCATGTCAATACTGCTACAACAACTACAACAACTGATATGAAAACACTTCAAATTAATTACGGTAAAAATACTGGTGATGTATCTGTAACTAATTTGCCAACAGCAGATGAATACCGTAAATCTATCGGTGTTCCACATTATTATTAGTATGAGTGGTCTGAGCCAAAGTATGTTTGTCCAAAGTGCGGTGGAGGAATGTGTAGACATGAAAATGTAATCCTTACAAGTAATCCTTCACAATATGAATATAAATGTAATCAGTGTGGTTATATAGAATATCAATTTGGTTAATAAATGAGGAAAAATCTAAACAACAATGGACAATCTTTATGTAGTATTTCATAACTGGGTAGGAAACTTATATACAAATGAAAAGTTATATCCAGTAAAAGAAGATGACACAATACAAAATGAAGATGGAAAATCCGAAAGTATTTATCTATATTTCAATACAGACGGTACATTAAAGAAAAGATGGAGCAGAGAACAAGGGGAAATTATTTCTAAATAACAGTTGAAATATTCAAATATTCATCATATAATATACATATACACTAAAGGAGGAATAGAAAATGGTTGAAATTATCAAAAAAGTAAATCGTGTTGCTCGTAAACCTCATCGTTGTGACTATTGTCATATGATGATTTATGAAGGAGAAGAGTACAGTTATTCTTTCTTAAAATGTAATGGTGAGTCTTATAGCTGGTATGCTCATAAAAACTGCGATCGTATTGCTGAAGATCTTTACAGCTACATGGATCCAGGAGAAGGCATAACTCCCGAAGATTTTGATGAAGGTTGTTATAACTTCTGTCAAGATTTTGTATGTCCGTATTGTGATAGTTTCAATCATGATGATTTAGAGTGCAATGAAGATGGGATGTATTGTATTGATCACATTGCAAAATTCCTCGAAACACATAAAGTGTATAAAGATCATGATGGTTATTGGAAATGTATGCTCAAATAAGTTAGCTCTTGTTGAATTCCTCCCTAAATTTTAGGGAGGTTTTCTTTATAGAAAAGTACATCAATATAACTTAAAGGATAAAATAAAACCCGATCAAACCTAAGCAAAATTGCTTTATCTAAAACAACAAAAAAGGAATACAACAAATTATGAATGCAGAGTTATTCTTAGAAATATTAACAGTGATAATTGTAATATTGTTGCACTATTGGTCAAAGAAAGGTTAAACATATTTTCTGTACAATAGGAAAATTATAAAATAAAAAAAGGCATACAACGTTTATAGCTAATTGCTACATTCGTCGTATGCCTTAATTGTTGTTTATCTATATTTATTTATTGAAATAGTAGTTACGCGCATCCTGTTCAAAGAATTTTAACATTGCTTTTTTCCAAGATTCATCATTGTAATAATCGTATACGTTTTGAACTAAAATATCAAGTGGCCAACCGTAAGCATCTTTAACTAGTATACTTCTGTTCTTTGATATATCTGTTCCATACATATCATACAATTCTGCTTTATCTTGTTCTGTTTCATCTTCATAGTAGTTATCTAAATATTCATCTACTATGTCATATGATGATAGTTCTGATTTGAAGAATTGTCTCAATTGTTCATCTGATACAGGATATTCAAATGTGTCATTTCCTATTGTGTAATCTAGTAATGTCATATTTGTTAAACTCTCTTATACTGTTATTTTGTTATAAAAACTTCAACTTTAATTTAGCTCTTTAATGAAATAAATTAAATTTTTTATTCATTTTTTGATTGCTTTTAAATACTTTAAAAATATTTTGATTAAGTTTATTTATTTTATCTGTTACCTAATCATCATCTATAAACACTTTTTTACATTTATATAGTGTTGTTTCTAGTTCTTTTATATATTCATCGGCATCACACCAGTCTCCTGTTGTTGTGTCATATATCCATTTATATGGTAACTTTTGTAATGTGCTTGGATAATTTCCTTCAAACCCGTTTTCTATAAGTTCCTTTATAAACAGATTTATTGCTTCTATTGATTCTGCAATTATTCCATATACTTTATCAATTTCAAAATATTCAAATACTTCATACACATCAAGAGGTTGTAGATTTTCATCAAAGAATTGTAGTTGCTTTTTTGCTGTTTCAACTCTTCCTAAATTGCTATCTAACATATGATAACTTTTGATGATTATATACTCCTTTACTCAATTCTATCATGAGTTTCCATATATTCTTTGATACGGTCTCCATCATATCTACTGAGACATTTTAAACACCATACTGTGTTATATTTATCACATGCATGTTCCTCTTTTCCTGTTGTTTTATTAATAGCTGGATTTAAAGAATCAAATGCACAATATATTTTAGTTCCCATTATTCTTTACCTCAAACGCACTTTCAAATATTAACAAATACTGAAAAGATATCCATGTACCTTTTCATATTCATCATTCATATAATCTTTGATACGGCTATTAATCTCTACAAGGCCTTCAAGTTTACATCCTGCTTTCTGAAAAAGCCATGCAGTTTCAACAGAACCACTCCACCCCGAAGAGAATGTGAACTTATCAATTCCATTCTCTCTCATACAAGATATGAGCTTTTCGGCATCCTTATCCCAAACAACATCATTTATATCAATATACGCATTCCCACAATCTTTTGAACTTTCATATTCTCTCCAGATACGACAGAAATGCTCTCCATGTTTTTCAACATCTTCCATAAGAGCATTGTAGTCACTTCTAACTTTATTTCTGTCTTCCAACGTTTGTGCTTCGGAGTATTTCTTATGAAAATCTTGAACTTTAGAATAAATGACTTCAAAAATGTTATCTTTCATGATGTTCATCTCCAAGTTTTTATTGTAAGAATCATATCTTATGCATATATTATATGATAACTGCTTTATAAATACAACTGTTTAATAATGTTTATACTGCCAAGGCCCATCGAAAGAATCGTCAACAATATATGTTCTGCTACATTCAGGACAATATAAATAGTCTACCGCATTTTTTACACGACCAGTTTCATGTCCATATTTGTTAAATTCATTTGCAATGTACCACATTGCTTTTAGAGGTGCACCGCATTCACATAGCCCAAATCTTGCATCTATTTTATTTTCAAAATTTCCTAACATAAATTTCTAGCTCCAATAGCTCTCTTTTGCGTATCAGGTTTTTATATAATTGTAATATAGCCATATAGAGAAAGAGAAAATTAAATCTCTATATGGCTATTATTATGTTATACGTACAATACTATCTTATTCTTTTGCTTTCTCATTTCTTTTACAGGAAGATTTTCAAGCGAGTGTTTTTGCTCAGAACTCATATACTGTGTGTCAATACGAAGGATAGTACGATCATTAAATATGATCTTATGCCAATTCTTAAAGTCGTTAACAATCATGATTCTTCCCCCTTAAATGTGTAGAAGTTCTTTAACATTGTCAGTCAGACGATAACGATAAAAACAAATACTAACTTTGATGTAGATAAAGCCTCTCTCAATGTAAGCATACTCAATAATATCAGAGGACATGGTAGGGGTTCCCCATCCAATGAACGTGTAAGAAATGTCTTCAAAATATTTAACACTGGTTTCCATATTGTATTTTGTAAACTCTGTTGTTCCTCTAACAGAATTTGCAGCATTCTTCAGATCTTGGAGCATTTCGGATGTAAATTTTTTCTTGTTGGTGATGTTCATTTTTGTTATCCTCCTTAACTGATTATATATTTATTATATATTAACAGTTAAGAAATTACAACTGTTTTCTTAAATAATTCCCAATGTATCTGCAATATGCCCAACTTTGAGGAGGTTTAAAGAAAGGCTGTACAACTAAATCATCAAAAGGAAAGTTACAGTCATCTTCAACATTATACCCATCTCCATGTTCAGAATACATACAAAATTCGCAATTTGAGTATCCAAATTTATTATGAGTAGGTATATCGCAACAACTTCTTGAACCATCAACATTATGTATAAATTCTTGCAACAGAATAGGTTTATCAAAGATTGTTAGGGAAGAAATCTCCCATGCATATGCAGCAGTTTTTGATTTAAGATAATCAAGCATTTCTCCTCTGCTAACACAACTACGTTTTGCAATATCATTTGTTAATGCTCGATCATTATCAACTGTAAAATCTCCTGAATTATTTGTGATATTATGAATCTTATTACAAATGAAACTTGCTATAACCTTTCCTTGATAAAAACCGGGCTCTGTAGTACTGTCTACCCAATAATCACCATCTTTATATAAGTTAGAGTCCATTGTACAATAGATATATACTTTGAATGGAGGATCCAACTTTGGTTTTGTTTTTCTTATCTCAATTGTTTTCTCCTTGTTCAATATTTTTGAACACCATTTAGGTTTAATGGAAATTAGAATGTTATCAAGCATAATTTACCTCATCTAAAAAATAAAGGGCAGGAAATCCTGCCCTTATTCTGTAACTCTGTTGTAGACTGCATCGAGCAGAGGGTGACCAAGCATAATCTTAGCCCAGTTATTCTGCGCGTAGTTAGAAGTTACACGAGAAGGAGCCATGTGACCTGCCATATCAGAAGCAGCATTTACTAGACCATATGCTGTGTTACGATACTGAGCGATGTCAGGCATCATGTAGCAAGTCATGAAATCGTTTCTCATTTTATTTGTATTTTCGATCTTCCGCTTAGTATCCTTGATATAATCAATGGGGAAGATAAAAGACACAATAGACTCAATTTCAGCATCGCTGAGCTTTGTGTTAGCCAGACGATCTGCATCCTCATCCAGCTTCTTCATATACTCCTGAGCAAGACCCAGAGTTTCCTTAGCCTGATGAAGCTTACCTGCAAGATCACCAATGTGACGAGTAGACCAAGAACGCTGTGCATTAGACAATGCCAGGTTTAAAGTATTTTGGCAAACCACGCGCGTTGGGCAAAGGAAAACTCTTATTGCACCACTGCCATCAAACGTGTTAGAAAAGCAAATATAATTTGAGAAGTCTTCTCCGAGAACCTTTGTAGAAGGAAGTTCGCCCAGTAGCCAGATTTGCTTGCCGTCTCTCAAACTTCCGGCGGTTTCGTACCGCATCCCTTCGCCTACAAGGGAATCGGTGAAAGCAAATGCTTCCTTATTCTGTACCACAGAATATCTTCCTGACACAATGCCCAAGACGGAATTATCACTGTCTCGAGTATTAGCAAAATAGCCAGCAATAACGTTACCTGTAGAGTCATAAATTGGCATCTTATTAACTTCCCAGTTCAGACCTGCAAGCTCAATAGCCTCTTTACTAGTCTGTGTGCCCTCAACACTGACACCCAAACCATGCCAAGGTACTCCTCTGAAGGAATTGTAAAACATGCTCTCCACTTCGTGACTCATAACTTTTACTCCTTTATCATTTATTGTACTATTATTATATATTCTTAAGTTAGATATTCCAACTGTTTGTTTCTTTTTAATCTGCCTTTTATAAAACCTTCTGATATATATTTTTGAATCTCTTCTGGTTTAACATGTTTTTCGATTTCTCCGTTATTCATGAAAACTCTACCGATATGTGCTTCTCTATTTTTTTGATTGGCTTCCTATGTGTGATGCTTTCCTAAGAATGTGCCCGGATGAGTTTTATAATATTCTTTCAGGGTTTGCTTCTACTTAGCAATTTGCTCTGGCGTGTGTATTTGATTTGTAGCTGAAATCCTCATCTTTTCTCTAAATTCATCAGTTATTATACGAGTCCTACCGTATTCTCCAATGCGCTTTTTTGTTTCTTCCGAATGTTTATATTTTCGTCCCAAAACATATCCTTCGTCTTCATATATGAAAAGGTCCTAAGGGTATATCATTCTATCTTCTTCGCCATTATTAACCCATATTCTGCCTCTAGAAGGACTGGGACGATTACGACGGGCTTCTGACATTTTACGTAATGTCTCTTCAGAGCATTTCGTTCCTTTTCGATGATTTGGTGCAGCTTTTATAGCTTCTTCATAAAGTCTGTCAAATTCAGTAGCATCTATGCGCTACTTCATCTCTTCTATGTCATAAAATGTTTCTTTACCTGACATATAGAAAATTGAATAAAGGTTCCAGTAACGATGCCTGCCCTCTGTGCACCCAGACAGATAAAGGTGACACAACATGTGGTCCTTGTAGTTTAATATGACTATATTTTGTGCGCTATTGTCTACAGGCAGATCTTTTTCTGTAAAATAATGTCGAGGTATTATATGATGCTATTGTGTAATGTGTTTCACAATCTGTTGCTATTCACTTGTTACAAGTAATTCAACATATTTATCAAAATACTCATTATTTAAATAATACCCTGTGCCTAAAAGATATTCTTTGTTATACATAATTATTTTCTCCTAAAAATTTTTATGTATAATTTAGCTCTTTTATGACTCTTTTTTGAGTAGTATGTACTTATTATATAATATGATATGTAATATTTCAACTGTTTGAATAAAAATTATTCTAAAGAATCTACAATTACAGATTCAAAATCCCAAGGTTTCCTAACTTTACGTTTCATAGTTTTTACAATGTCAGCAAGATCCGGTTCGCCATCAAGAAAATCTTTGACAGCATCATTAAGTATGTTTTCATACATACATGTAAGACGATATACAGGCTTCTTATTTCGATACAGATATTTTACATACAATGTATATTCAGGTTCTTGAACAAAATTGTTTGCATCATTCTTATCTGTTGACACATTTCTAATAATAGGCTGAAGTTTCATAAGTATGTCTCCTTTATTTTATGTTAATGCTCTTAGATTGTTTCTTCATATACGGATAGATATCCATTATACATATACCAATCCATAAGATCTTCAAAGAACCATTTTGAATGGTATCCAGGAGAAGTTACTTTATAAGAATGTCCTTTCTCATCGTAAGTCAACTTACAAGTAGTCTTAACTTCATCGCATCTGCGTGCTAACCGTCGAGGAACTGTTTCCGGAACCATTGGCATGATATACGTCAAGGAAGTATCTAACACTTTATGTGTAGACTGATTAGATTTCTTTGCCATATTAAACCTCCTTGTAGAAATGTAAAAACTCTTGCGTTTCAACCCACTCTGTGACATTAGAAGAAATATCTCTTACCAGAATTCTTTCGGAATATGTAGCCAGTACTTCATATATTCTACCATTATATACATACTTTCTATTCTTGATTGCAATCATGATAGTTAATCCTCCACTTCTGTATGATATTTTTTCTTTCTGGAATACTTCTTCTTGTTAGGCACTGTATACCCACGCTTCTTAAATTGAAGATACTTTTGTAATTCTTCTTTGTCTTTCTTATTGTATTTTTTATTCCATATCATCGAACATTACCTCATCCCCTATACAAATAACACACGGGATACCCAACTTTTGATATTGTTTATGCTCAAGAATAGCCAGATCTTCGGCGTCACCAATGTGCAAAGTAAAAAATTCTCTGCAGCAGTATGTATTTGTAATAGCGTCGAGGAAATGGATAGTCACCATGTAAGGCATATTATACTGGTGAAGAAGTTCTTCTATCTTGTTTGCAATATCAGACCCGAATTCATGACTTGAAATAAAAGTACTACCCCAAGTGTAAATAGGCTTATTTGACATAATGACTACCTCCATTTATTATTGTTAATATAATTATATAGAGTTTTTAGATAAAATACAACTGTTAAATTATAAATTTACAAAAAAATAAAGCTCCTCAACAGAGCTTTATTCATTATCAGAAGCTAAACCTTGAATCATATCTACAACAGAATCCATAGTAGCATCTTGATTGATAAAACCACCAATTAAGATTTTATCCCCTACAGTGCAGTTGTAGTAATATGTATCAATTGAATTTCCTCTTATTGCTGCTACTGCCAACCCTTCTATTGGAGTTTCAGATTCAACGATGGTTTTTACAAGTTGTTCAAGAAATTTCAACAACTCAGGATTTTTATCTGTTAGTTCCATTTGTTCTCCTTAAAGTATTTTACATCATTTATTGTGCAAATATATGTTTGAGATTCATGAAATGTACTTATCCCGCCATGCTTTGGATTATACATAACAGTAGCATCTTCCACTGTTTCAAAGAACTCTTCTTCAATGAAAACAGTTATAAAAGCTGTTTTTGCATCTTGAACATAATTTTTAGATGGTTGAGTATATTGATATTCTCTACAGATTTCTTCTGGCGTGTATACCCAATCATTAAATTTACATGCATTATAGATGCATTGTGCAATAGCTAAACATTGTTCTAAACCATCGCCTCCAGCTTCAGCATTGATTACTTTAATTACGTATGTAGCATCATATCCAAATTTTTCTTTCTCTTTACTTGTTCCAATATAACATTCAAGAGGTTTTTCTTCACCTGTTGAACTACATTTAACATATTCAGGAATAGTAAAAGGTTCTATCATCATTGATGATATATCAATCTGTTGTGTTCTTGTGATGTTTACATTATTAATTGCGTATGCATAGAATGTATTTAAAACTATTGTTAAATTAATAAGAAAAAAATAGTATTGCTTCTTTTGCGGTTTTAATCTTCAAAGGTTACTCCGCATGCTTCGCAAAATGTATCTTCGGGTTTTACATCACATCCACAATAACTGCATCTAAGAACGCCATTATTATCGTAAGTACTCGCACATGGAACATCTACATAAATGATACGTCCTTTTTCAAGAACATCTTTTACATAACTCTGTGCCACAGGAACTTTTGCTTCTATGTACCATCCATCGTTTTCATTGTAATGCAACGATGCAAAATACTCAGCTCTGTTTCTCATAAAATACCTCCATAAGTATAACTTTGGCTAATTTTAGAAATAATTACTGTGTAAAGTTTACAGTGATATTTTTCCAGTCATGTATAGTTATGAATTTATCTTGATACTACAAATTCCAAGGTTGTGCTTTTAATATAGATTGTGTTTCTGATAAATGTTTTAAGTTTTCTTCGTAATCATCAAATAATAAATCACACTATACTAGCCATTTGTGTTTGCATAATATTAGGTTATGTGGTTTATACCAATCAAAATACTTATTTAATAACAAATGACGACCCTATGCAGTATAAGGATGTCCTGCTGTTAAAAAGTATATTTGAGCACCTCTACTATGCAGTGTATTTATAAAATCTACCACACCAGGAAAAGGACATAAGGAGCAGAAAAATTCTGTTGTACATAAACTAAAGAAATTATGGGGTGGTATCTTTATAAACTATTCAATACTATATTCAGTTATCTAATCAAGAGTCAAGGTGTCATTATATGTTTTATTATATATAGATAACAAAGGCTGCATAAAATTAAACACAGTGTCATCCATATCAAAACATATTATAGGGTTACTTCCCGGTACTTCCAAAACCACCGGTTCCACGTTCTGTATCATCAAGTTCATCGCATTCAATAAATACTGTTGGTTCAATCTTGTGCAACATGAACTGAGCAATTCTACTTCCGTGAGGAATAATTTGAAGTTCATCACTATCATTGTGAAGTGCAACAATGATTTCTCCTCTATAAGAAGGATCAATTACACCAACTGCGTTTGCAGGTCGAATGCCTTGTTTAGTAGCAATACCACTCCTTGCATAAATAGCTCCCCAATAGCCATCAGGAATGGCCATTGAAATTCCTGTATGACAAATGTATGTGGTATGTGGGAGGATCTTCACACCAATAGCTGATTTTGTGCAACCACTTTCCCATGTATGATAAGTATCATTAGGGCAATATGCATACAAATCAAAAGCAGCGTCACTATCAAACTTCTTTGATGGAATACATGCATCTGGATACAATTTCTTAATTTTGATATTTATTTTTTCCATGATTACCTCCATTATCTGTATTTACATAGTAATTATATTATATGTTGTGTAATAATACAACCGATAAAATAAAAACCGCCTAAATAAATTAGGCGGTTGGAAGTGTTTTTATATTGAGAATATACGCATACAGTTAAATAACAATTTAATGTATAAATAACACATCCTACAAGAAGTAACTGTATACTATGCATCAATATGTCAGTGTAATTTTTAACGAGAATAATGCTACAACATAAACTTAGTAAATAATTCCCAATATCATTTGAAGTAAGTCATAGCGTGCTTCGTTAATATATAAATTGTATGAACGAGAATAAGTAGAGCAAGTAAAAAATATTTATATTGATTATTAACTAAAATAATATGTATTAATATTTGCTTTTATCATCATACAACTTGATTGAAGTAACTCACTCAAGTGCTTCGTTCATATATATTATACAATATAATATTTAAGAATTCGCGTTCTTTTCAGCTTCATCCCAAATTTTTGTTGTTTCATACAACAAAGTTGTTTCTTTACCTGTCCAACCAGCTGTTACAATCCCTCTGTAAATGTTTTCAGGAATTACAACATTATCATAACCCGCAGTTTGAACTGTCATAACATTTACTTTAGGATTAACTTGTTTACGATACTCATTAATGAGATCCATAACATTGATAAAGAAACCACCACAAGAATATCCAAGTTTTTGATAGATATTTCTTGATTCGTTTGTTCCATACAATCCTCCATGTCCAGCTTGCTGATCAGAGAAGATTACAATGTTATCATAATGTTTCTTGTTCTTGATTGCATCATCAAAGAACAACCAAACACCATTTTCAGTGCTCATTCCGATATCTTTGCCAGCATTGTTGATCACCTTTGTATCATTCAATACACCGTTTCTTTTACCGATAGAATGAATATCAAGATTGTCTCCAAAGATTCCAACATAGCCTTCTTCGGAGCGTTTTGCCATAATAACAGCGGACAAGTTGTCAATGTTAGCAATGCAAACTTTGCCGTATTCACTATTAATAGTTCCCCATGCAGAACCAGAGTTATCAGTCAAGCAGATCGTCTTGCCTTTCAACATAGGAAGGTTATTTAGTGAAATGTCCATACATTCCTCAAGAGCATCAAGGATCATCTGGGAATGATTTACATTGTTTGCGCTTCCAATTGCTTGATAGGCAGACCAGTAACGGAAAGGAAACTGCTTACCATTTTTAACGCCCTTTTTCAACTTTTCAAGGTACTTCTTACAAAACTCAGAATCATTGACTTCTGTGAATACACCTCTAAGGTTTCTCAAAAGAGCCATATGACCCATATTTACGGTGTTGAAAATATCGACCCAAGATTTACCTTCTGAACGAAGATTTTCCCATGTCTTTTGATTATCTTCAACAGAAACATTTCCTGTTTTAATCAATTCGTCAATCGAATCAGAGTATGCATGTGTCAGAAACACTGCATTCTTGATTCCCATATCAGAATTCTTATACTTAGCTACTTCGTAAGGGGTCAGAGAACTCAACTTTCCTGCAATACTACGCTTCAAGATAGAAGGCATATTATTCTTTTTTCCGTTAGCATATACATAGTAAGAAAGCTGAGACATAGGATCATCTGCTCTAAACATGACTTTACTATTAATTTCGTCGAACTTACCAGGGTTCTTTGAGGTAAAGTCCTTACGCTTAGGATGCATAGATGCTCTTACCATGATTACTTGAGGATTAAGACGCATATTAAACTCATTACGGAGAGTAACAGCCCAATTTAAAGTTTCTTCAAAATCATAGTCAAGAGCGTTATCAATAGCCTTTTCCATGATATTAGAAGTAGTTTCCTTTTCCCATTCAACCGGGAAGATAGAATATTTTTTCACATATCTATCACATTTATATTTACCATCTTTCATACCGCTATCACGATAATAAGAAGGTTCTCCATAGATAGAGGAAGCTGTAACAAGCTTCAAAGTTGTGATAGGATTACAGATATAAGAATCACCATCCATGAAATTCTTCACAATTTCATCAGAATGACGACTTTTATTAAACTTTTCCTTTGAGTATTCTCTCTTGTTCGCATCAGTAATCTTAGACATATGTATGTTCCTTTCTGAGATTATATGTAATTTATATTCATGTGGTTTAGGGTTAATGTCGCGACGAACTCCACAAAACTTCGACATTGGCACCGGCACCCTCGACTCGAACGGGGACCAGAGGGGTTAGAGCCCTCTGCGCTAACCTTTACGCCATGCCGGGATGTATATCCGACTATAACGGTACCTCTAAAAAGGAGGGGAAAAGAGGTGTTTGAATTTCACAAGCAGTTTTTATTCTGACAAGGATGGCACCGGTGGCTGGATTTGAACCAACGAATGGATGAGTCAAAGTCATCTGCCTTACCCCTTGGCTACACCGGTATATATGTTAAATTAAACATTGAGGTAAAGGTCTTTCACCTTTACGACTTACTCTGAATAATGTTCGCGACCACTACTCAACGACGGTCTAGAATTAATAACAACCAGAATTACCTTTAATCCCGTCTAAGCAAGTTTTTCATTAAAGTTTTTCCTACAAGTTTTCTTTTTGGGCGGCACATGATGGGACTCGAACCCTCATCTCCGGACTACTGACGCCCGGCGTCTTACCCATTAGACCAATGAACCTAACTTGTGACTTCCTATCCAACAGGTTGTACGGTCCTTTATATGGATAGCTTGTACGTGAAGTCTATAACCTTAATGGCTTTTTACTCACTACTCAATGTTTAATTGTTATACATTTATTATAAAGTATAAATATAAGAATTTCAACTGTTTTACATATAATTTACAGAAGAAATAAAACTAATATCTTTATAGGGAAGATATTGGAATGAAGATGACCAATTATCAGCTATGATGAACCTTTCATTTGCTTTATCATAGCCAACAATAGTTACTGTATGGTTATGATACCGAGTACTTGAAAGAAGAGACAATATTACTGGATTTCCTCTGTCAATTTCTTTACAAATATACAAGAAATTATAACCAAAACCTTTGAATAAACGAAGCTGTGTTCGTTTAGTGTATAGTTTATAAGACTTTAACACTTCTTCAAAGATACTTCTGATAGTAATAGCAAGTGTTCCATTTTTATCCGTGTAGCAATATTTCTTTGAAACTCTAAGAACATTACTATAGATAATTTCAGGAGAAACTTTCTTATGTAACAAATGATATACTATAGCAGTGATTGATGTTAAAGTACAATCATTATCCCCACCATAATCATTTTGTTTTAAACAAGGAAAATCTTTGATGAGTATATTCATTATATTTTCTCCATTGCTTAGTAGTCTAGATGGAAGGAATCGAACCTTCGACCATTATTTCTCTACCACTGAGTTACATCTAGATATCTTGGTCCGAGTGGAGAGGCTCAAACTCTCGGCCTCGCGGTCCCAAACCGCGCGTTCTATCAGCTGAACTACACCCGGATATATAATATGGCTATGTGGTCGGTACTTCCTAATCTATCTTGAAGTTTACTCACATACTTTCGCTATACTTCCATTCCCACCAAGTATAGGCCTTATTTGTAAATTTAGAAATTACTCAGGAATTTAAATCCTTTTTCAACAGAAAAATCATTTTCATTGATAAAAAGTACACCGTTGTCGTTAAGCATACATCCACTCATAGGAGCTAAGACATACATCTTCTTATTCTTCTCTTTAAAATATGTACCTTCACCAACTAATTTGTAAATGTTGCCGTCCTTATCCGAATAACGACCCCAAAATACAATGTTCATAATGTGTACCTCCTTTAAATTTTACATCTATATTATAGGATATAAGATCAAGAAATACAACTTTTTAACGAAATTTTGGCAAAAAGAAAGTCCCACGTTGTGTACAGTCGACTAACTCTGTGCTAAGCAGGACTTTGGGTCGTGGCGTAGCTGGAAGGATTCGAACCTTCGGAGGACTTAGAGCCCTCAACAGATTAGCAATCTGTCGCAATCGACCAACTCTGCCACAGCTACAAATAATGGTTGCGGGGACAGGATTCGAACCTGTGACACACGGCTTATGAGGCCGCTGAGCTACCGCTGCTCTACCCCGCAATATATACCAGCTACACATAAAAACCAAGAAAGGAGAAGGGGTATTGGAAAGGAGGTGTTTTATGTAGCTATATGTATAGCTGGTATTCAAATAGGAAAGAAGGGAGGTGGCGACGCATACGGGACTTGAACCCGTGACCTCCAGCGTGACAGGCTGGCGTTCTACTCTTCTGAACTAATACGCCATATTGGCGCCTCTTTCAGGACTCGAACCTGAGACTCTCTGGTTAACAGCCAGATGCTCTAACCAACTGAGCTAAAGAGGCATATATTTTGAGCAGTCTTTCTGAATCTAGTGTGCGACTTGCGCCTTCATCGCTCTCCGTAACTGCTCGGGATACGTGAACCTATCCACGTGGTTGCCCCAGGAACAACTTATTAGTAATAGTGATAATTGTTGTTGTGCCTCGAAGAAGGCTGTGTAGAATCAAAGCTTCGATATTTTGACAGTTCCAATTATTACTATTTGGTACTCTCGGCGGGGATTGAACCCGCGTCTGCGGCTTGAAAGGCCACCAACTTAGCCAACTTGTCCACGAGAGCATAGCAAGCATCTAAAGCATATTGGCAGATCGGTGAGGATTTGAACCTCAATAAATAGTTTTGGAGACTATTGTCCTAGCCGTTGAACGACCGACCCATACTGTAACGTATATATTTATATACGTTATCTTGTTTTGGCGCGGAGGGTAGGATTCGAACCCACGGACGGTTTCCCGCCTCCGGTTTTCAAGACCGGTGCTATCGACCACTCAGCCACCTCCGCATATTATTGGTGGGACAGGTAGGTGTCGAGCCTACTACCCCCGAAGGGAACGGGTTTACAGCCCGCCGCGTTTGCCGATTCGCTACTGACCCATGTATGTGTAATTATACAATTATTATATGATAAATATTGCAAATTACAACTGTTTTGAAAAATTGTTGGTGGACCTGACGTGACTCGAACACGCAACCTCGTCCTTGCAAGGGACGCTTTCTCCCATTGAAATACAGGCCCAAATGGAGCTGGATGGGGATTCCGAGACCCCGACCTACGCATTACAAGTGCGTCGCTCTGCCGCTGAGCTAATCCAGCATATTAAATATATTCTCCAGTTAAAACATTAATGACTTTTTTATTTCCGAATTCATTACGGATTTCTTGACGTTCTTCATCACTAATCTTGTGATTCTTCTTATATTCTTTGATTAATCTAATATCTTCCATATTCCTGTATGCACGAGTCAACTCAACATTGACATCAGGATTAACAAAATGTGCAATCTCAAGAAGGTCGTCCATCAAATAACGGCCAATACAGTTACGAGCAAGTCCAAATTCATCTACAGTAACTTCACCGGACTTCAAGTCTTCTTCCATACGAGCTACTTGTTTTTCGGCTTCTTTCTGCCAATAAGAACCATACTCTCCCAAAAGTTCAGACATGAATCTAGTCATTGTTGTAACCTCCATCCTTTATTATATGTATATTATAAAGGATAATAGTTAATAAAACAACTGTATCATTTATATTTCTTAAAAAGATTTAAAAACCAGTTAACAATTTTATATACAATATTTGTAAATTTGTTTACCTTCGGAATAATAAGAGATTCTTCTTCTGGGTTATATTCATCAACCAATGCTCTTGCATCTGCAATTTCATAAGTAAAAGGAAGGATAAAATATCCATTATGTCCCCAAGATTTACCGAATGAATTTTGGCAATATAAACCTCTTTCATCCCATCCATAAATCATTATACAATGATATGTATAATTTTTCGTTTTGTCATAAATAAATGTACCATCAGATTTTGCATAACAGTCATCATACCATTTAATGCAAGCAACTACTGGTCCATATTTCTGAATAGCTAATTGAATATCATCTACTGTTTCACATTGGAAGTAACTATTTATACGGAATGTATATGCTCTACTCAATTTTTCAGGATTAGAAAAAGCTTCATCCGCTTTATAAAAGCAATATGGAACTTCATCATTTCCAGAACAGTCAGATTCTAACATGTCACCATATGTAGATACAACTTTACATGCATCACTTAGGTACATTCCTTGACTACGATCATTAAATAATTGTTTCTTTACACCATAAATGAAATTTGTAGATAACTTGTTCTTTCCTTTATTGTGATATTCAAGAACAGAAGATACTGCATGAGGAACACATGAACCTACTATACCTTGATTCTTTACTTTATCAGGATATATTTCACATGAATACTTAGCAGGAATTTCTTTAACATCCTAAGAAGTAGCACGTATTTTATAATTTCTTATGTCATGTTTAGGGCAACGACATCCGGAATTATGGTTCATAATTACCACCTTTTGCAGTATATTGGTGCGCCTTTAATTATATCAGGCTGAATGTAGTAAAACAACTATTTTCATATAGTTGGTAATTTCTAAATTTTTTCTTTCAAAGCCATTATCAAATTCTATTTTTGTATTTTAGATAACCGTTGATATCTTGCCCATCTTATACGAATAACAGTCCATCCCAGATTCCTTAGATATTCGTTTCTTTCTGAATCACTTTTACATATACGACAGTCTAAATAATGTTGTTCACCGTCTATCTCAACATCTATCATTTTTTCAATGTTGTAGAAATCTAATTCATACTTATTTACTTGTAAATGATACTTTAAATCTATATTTTCTTTACCGAATACATCTTCAAAATATCTTTCAGGATAACTCTACTTTGAACTGTGGTTTAAAACGTAAGGTACCATGTTAGGGTTGTTTAGTAAATATTCTTTTCTATAAATTGATAATTTTTCTTTGGTCTGCGGTGTATGATGTTTTCCATAAAATGGAGCATCTTTTCCTGAATGAAGCTTGCTAAATGTGATGCTACGCTCTTTCAGCCTTTCGTCTGAATCTTTCGTTAAGCCTTTATTCCACGCCTATCTTCCAACAGTATTAAACCCTTCTATGTATACGTTTATTCTGTTGAGGTTTTTAGGACAACGTAATTCATGCTAAATTAGCGAGTTTCTATTTTTGCAAATTTTACCACAAAACTAACAGTTTAATTCATTTATGTTTGGAATATTCATTTTTTTTAATTCTCCTTAATAGAATTATTTATAATAAAATAAGCTTGTTGATTAAGGCAACATTACCTCATAAGTTAATTACTCTTATGCTCCCTTATTTTATATTGGTGCTCCAGGCGGGACTCGAACCCACGACCCATCGCTTAAAAGGCGATTGCTACTACCTACTGAGCTACTGGAGCATATTATATGCTATAAATCTTCTATAAATTTACAGCATATTTAATATAGCGATAAAATATTTCTTTATTCAATTAAAGTTTTCATTTTCATGTATTTTACTTTACTTCTACCCACCCATTCCTTTGAATAATCCTTCTCATATTTTCAACTCCAACAGGATTCATGCTATGAATACGAATAGGATAATTGCGACCAGTTTCTTCGAGCCAGTCAAGCAATCTGACATAATCACCGCCGAATCGGCTATAGTCTCCTGCATCGTGATCGATGTCGATGATTTCGATATTATTGCCGCTATAAGGACGAAGTTCTGCGGAAACTCTTGAAAGTTGTCCTTCCAGAAATTCAATACATTCTTTTGCTTCGTCAACACTTTTTAGCCACACATATAGGTTTGGAGCAGGGCGTACATCATCAATCCATAACTTCATAACAAATACCTCATTTAGTATGTTTGGTGCCGGGGAGGGGATTCGAACCCCCAATCTCTCTCGAGCGGCGGATTTTAAGTCCGCTGCATATACCAATTCTGCCACCCCGGCATATTTTCTAGCTTACATATATATTATATATAAGCTAGATAAGAAATACAACTATTTATGGATATTTTTTTATGAAATTTTTATTAAATAAACATGGAAGCAAACAGACTTCCGAAGAAGATAATAATCAGAACAGACACACCAGAAATAACTGTACCAACAATGCTACAGATAAATCCAGCCTGAAGAATGCTTTCTGTGTTACCTGCTTCCTTAGCTTTCTTTGCTAACACAATGCCTACAATGCCACAAGCCAGTCCGATAAATGCTCCCCAGCCAAAGAATGCAAACACAGCTGCAATAATTCCAAGGACAAAGGTAGCAACAGCCTTATTATGAGTATTAGAGTCCATTCTTACTTACCTCCACTCAGCTTAGTTTCTTTGATTGTTTCAACAGACATAACATCAGAGTAATCAATGTCATGCTTCGCCAAGTAATGTTCAGTTCTGGCAACCAGCTCACGAGCATCTGCAAGGAATGTCAGAAGCTTCTTGTTCAGCTGTCTATGATACTTTTCCAACACACGCTCCTGAGCAAGATCCTTACCGTGTTCCATATCATAAACATCGCCTTCTGCTACATTCAACTTACTCTTTGCGGTAAACACATCATCCATAACATATCGATCACAAACCCACATAGTACAAGCATGTGTCATATTGTCACAGATCTTATTGATGATTTTATATGCATCTCCAGAACAATCTTCCAAACGTGCAGTAGTTCTTCCAACAAAGTATGTACTGGAACCATCCTTAGACTTTACGTCCTTGACGATATTGTACTGCAAGTTACTCCGCCGAGTGTCATACATAATAATTTTCTCCTTTAGTTATCAACATTTATAGTATTTATCATGAATGTATCATGATTGGAGCGGCAAACGGGACTCGAACCCGCAACAGCCAGATTGGAAATCTGGAACTCTACCAATTGAGCTACTGCCGCATATAATGTAAACCTGCACCTTGTATCTATTATATAATATAAACAAGTTAAACCTCTACTTAACGCTTCGTCACTTTTAGTTGGACGACGTTGCCACATACAGGTATTCCTCTCCTCAAGTTTTAACTTGGTCAATGTCCGGTTAGTCGTCTGAGCCCTTTACCTCGTCATTGACTGCGTATGCCCTTACGCTATTACTACTGCTACCCGGCTTAGATATTCTCACCGTTTGAAAGTGGTAAAACAATAGTAAGACAGCTACTATTAACGTGGGCAGCTTCTCAGTAGCCTATTATACGATAGCCCCGCTTTCGTCTAGTTTTACGGTCCCTGCCCTCATAGAAACTAGCAAAGAGAATGGTACGGGTTACTGGATTTGAACCAGTGACCCCATCCTTGTAAGGGATGTGCTCTAACCAGCTGAGCTAAACCCGCAAAGTTTAATACTAAAAAGTGAAAGAGGTGCACCTCTAACCGGCCAGGTACTTTTCAGTATTCCTACTATATTAACAGCAAATATATTGCTGATGTGTTAAATTAATGTCCGTAATGAATTACCACAATGTTATCACTAAACTCTTTCCACATTTCTAATGACTTTTTCAAGGCAGCCATTCTCCAGAACAATTCCCCTTCTTCTTTCTCTTTACGATTACACCAACCAATAACTTTATCCAAAGAAGCAAACTTCAACGGCTCATCGTAGCTATCTACATAGCAATAAGCATCTTCAGATTCATTCCATAAAGGTGAAGAAGGGCAGCCACAACCATACATATCAACAGTATATTCAGAGTCTGTATCATTTACCTTATGAGTAAACAAACTACGAAAACCATCAATTGAAGTGGTTTTACCAACTTCCAGTACTGAAACTACTTCGAACACATTATGTAGTGTATTAGCATTGGAATAATGCATTGCAATGTAGACTCTAGATTCGTAACCCATAAGTTGTTCCTCCATATCCTTTATTACATGTATAATTATAAGATATGAATTATGGGAAAACAACTACTTCATGAATTATTTTTTAATCTTTTCCAACAGAATCGTAAATAATCAAGCTTCCATCTTCATTGTACATAGGGGTTAATGATTTAATTCCATTATCCCACACTGCAAGGTACATAACATTTGTTACTCTATCAACCATCACATAAAATGTTGTATTATCAACAACATCTTTATCAACATATATGAACCTCGGTCTATCCGAAAAGAAGAAAGTATTTGGTTGAGATAGATGTGGGTCAAATACTGCAAATGAACATGATTTAATCACAGCAACAAGAATAATAATTGCAGTAACAATTAGTGGAAGTAGCCACTGTTTAAATCTGTTTTTGAAAAAATCAGATTGCATATATACACCTTTCATTTTCTCTTATAAATAGCATAATACCAGTTTTTTGCGTCTTTTCTGTCTTTTGGAAAATACCTTCCATCACTAGGGTAAGAAACATCAATACACTTCTGTTCATACTTAGATAAATATTGATTTAAACTTCCCTCAATATCAACATAATCACATATTTCCCAAGGGTTAACAAAGAACTTATAATATCTACGATATAGAGGAGAATCCCAATTTTTATTATTCCGTCGAATCAGCCGATTGCTACGTTTTTTGTTAAACCGATCAGGCGGCTCTTTACTACAAGGTGTCTTTTTATAAGATCTACTCATATGTAATTCTCCTGCTATGAAATTTTATTTGGTCCTCCCGGCTGGAATCGAACCAGCAACCCTCCGATTATAAGTCAGAAGCTCTAACCTATTGAGCCTACGGGAGGATATTATTGGCTTATCGTACCTTATTAGGTCACCTACGAGTCATGCATCTCTCAGTGACACGATGGACTTATAGTACCATTGGATGATGCAGCATCCAGCTCTAAGATTCGTCAACTCTAACCGTCATCTTGACACGGAAACTTTAATGCTTGACTTAACATTGATGGTTACTTTATATATATGTTGACAACTCCCCAACCAACAAGCATAAGCTGTCAAAATGGTACTCCGTGAGGGATTCGAACCCCCGGCACTTGGATTAGAAATCCAATGCTCTATCCATCTGAGCTAACGGAGCATAATAGAGATCTATATAATGTTGTATATAAACCTCAAAGGTCTTACTGTGATGATTATATGGTGCCGGTAGTGGGACTCGAACCCACACGTCATTATGACAACGGATTTTGAATCCGCCCCGTCTGCCGATTTCAGCATACCGGCAAAGGATCATCAGAGATATAAATATCTCCTGAATATTCTTCTTCGTGTAAAATATTACTACTTGCAGCTTCAATGAATTTCTTTACTGCTTTATATTCTTCATCTGTGAGATCTACATAAAAAACAGTGGTTCCTTCTGCACGTCTATATGCAGTATATCTTTTCAACTTTTCCATTAATTATCCTCCTCTTTTATATATACAATTATAGCATATATAAAGTTAGATTACAACTGTTTCGCTAAGGATCTCAAAAGAATTTTTTAACCTATTAAGTTATATTGTGTACATATACCCCGTTGTCATCCTCCCTAAAATTTAGGGAGGTGTGCAACGAGATCTAACTTGTTATGTCTTTATATATAAACCACAATGGCACATTCCGGATTCTTGTAATCTAAACTCTTTACACATACATTTAGTGTCAGGAGTCTTTACAAGACTACAAGGACAATATCCATCATTTTCTTTAAGTTTTTCCTTTATCTCACTTACAATTATAGTATCTGGATTAAGAGAAATCAACTTGTTTTTCCTTCTTTTCTAAATTTTTCTACAAATTCTTTTGTTATGTTTGCAGCAAACTGATTATTAGAAGCCAAAGTAACTCCTAAAATATCATCATATCTTCCATCACAATTAGGTACGTATCTTCCAAACTTAACAATGATATTATCATATGTTGTAAGCCATCTTAACTGATAATCTAACTCCTATGGATTATACCCTGTATAGATTACAATATCATCGTCAGTTTTTGATCTAAATTCTTGAATTAATTCTTTTAATTCATCCCACTGCTCAAAAGGCTCCAACCCACCTATTACAATTGATTGTGTTATTGGATTTTTTAGGTATCGATTAACAATGTCAGAATTCTTGATGTTTATGATAGGAAGTGTTCTCCAAACGTCATTTTGGCAAGAGTACAGAGGCATATTAGCCTCTGTACAACACTTCCCACCGCAAAAACATGTACCTATAAACATAGAAGGCAAGTGATAATTCACAAAATCTTCGTCAACAATGTTCTTAATTCTCATTCCATGCAAGCCTCTGCGTAACTATACCATCTACGAGTATTGAATTCACGGAAACGGTCTTTTGAGTATGCTCTTGAAGGGACAAGGTATCCAACAATCCTCTGGTATGTGTCATACACAGGTTCTCCACATACCGGGCATTTATCTGTCCCAACAAATCCGTGATGATTCTTACATTCATTAATTCTTGTATTGAATGCAAAATAGATAACTCCTGATTCAGCAATCTTGTTTAGCATATTCCATGCAACATCAGTATTCGGGAAATTAGCTTCAAGATTAATGTGAGCGATACTTCCTCCGGAACATTTGGCATCAAGAATAGAACTCAGACGTAGCTTCTCTTGAATTGTACATTTTTCAGAAAGGGGTACCCATTGGTTTGAATAAATAAAATTATCCTTTATATCATATAATACATTATCTTTCTGGCAAAGAATAATTGCTGCACGTTCTGCAGGAACACTTTCAATATTAAATGAGTATTCATCAGTGAAATTATCTTTAACGTCATTCAATACTTCAAAAATCTTACTGGCAAATTCAATTCCTTCATCAGTGTAACTAACATAACCAAATTCATCAGTTTTAGTATATCCGAATGCTTTAATCACTTCATACAATCCTAATATACCCATAGTGCAGTATTGCTTGTCCATTTCAACAGCACCCTCTTGGTAGTTAGGAAGCAACCCTTTTTCAACATTACGTTTAATAATATGACGTATTACATCTAATGTTTTACAACATAATAGAGCACGTTTACGAAGTAACTGTAAATATTTCTTTTCATCACACTCAGTTTCATAAGCAATACGCATCAAGTTAATTGTATTAACTTTAACTGAACCAATAGAAAGTGCAGTTCCACCAATCGAATTGATAAATGCATTCAACTTTGAAGTATCTGACAACAATCTACAACAATTACTTAGTGTGTTAACATCCCCGCTAACAAAAAAGTTACTATCATTCCATTTGGTATTGTGGTCAGAACACCATCTAGCAAATTCTTTATCAACAAATTCTCCGTTTCTGTATAACAGACTATATGTCAGAACAGGAAATGTAAACATGTTTTCACTACGGATATCAGAAACAACATCCATAAATAATTTTTGATGTTCAATCAATTCCTCAACATAATCAATTACATATGTACCATCTGGATATTCAACACCACCAAACAATGCTTCAATATAATTATGGTCGAAAATGGAAACATTTACAAATGCTGTTTGGTCAATCCTCATAAAAGGTTGATTTAAACGATAGATGAGTTTTTGAAAACATTGCTTGATATAATAATCAGGATCTTTGATATAATAACCATTTTCACAATCCTTTTTCCAGAAATAAAATGTCCAGATAAGTACGTTAGGAATACCTACAGCCCCAGAGCTACGATTACTCATATAGCTAATATACTCAATAACGTCATCAATAAATGTTGTAAGATGTTTCGGAGCTTGGTTATTATAATGCTTCAAGAAGAATAAACCTTCTTTAGCAAGTCTTGTTAAATCATATGCATAACAATAAGGAAGATATGTAGATGTGCAAGCATCGTGTAGATAAAATGCACCATTATATTCATCTTCAAGCCATTCTTTTGCAGTACGAAGATTGTATTTCTTCTTTAGTTCATAAAAGATCTTATTGAATGCAAATAGCTTATCATGTGATTTTCCTTTTTCTGCTAACAAACTTCTAATATCTTTATTTGAAGCATTAGCATTTGCATCAATAGTTACATCTGCAACATTTTTATCAACGAATCCATCAATAAAATCAGAAAAATTTAACTGTGATTCATGAAATCCATTCAAATATTCAAAATCTTCACCGTACTTTTCTGTTAAAGAAGTAATACTTTTCTCAAAATCTTTATTTACTTTGATGGGAATGTTCATTCAATTAGCTCCTTTGATTATTTACCCATGTATTTGCTTCAGCAAAGTTTAACAACTTATCATCAACTCGTAGCATAGGAACTTGCGTAATCCCTAAAGCAAGCATATCATCAACTGAAGTTTCAACTTCAAATTTTATCCCTTTAGCTTCTAGCTTCTTCTCTAACACTGTACAACGAGGACAATGTGTAGAATACAGTATAATATTCATATAAATCTCCTTCTATGTTAGTACATTTATCTTTATACAATAACATAAAACGATACTCATCTATAGAAACTACTATAAACGAGTATCGTAATAGCTTTATGTAGTTCACTATTTACTCATCGTCTCTATGGATATGCTGCCAGCATTCAACAATCCACTTTCCTCCAACAAGCATTCCACAAATAAAGAAAACTACTGCAGAAATAAGAACGATATCCATAAATAGTACCTCCGATTAATTTATATACTAATTATAATATATAAATTATAAAAATACAACTTATTTGTATAAAAATCCAATTACTGAATTACCATAAGTTGTAACTCTTCCATAGAAATCCCTAGTTAAATCAGATCTTTTATCATAGTAACCAAGTATCTTACCAGAAAAATCCCTTGCTGTTTGATTACCTTCTTGATCTGTTTCTACGTATCCTAATATTATTCCATTAGGTTTTCTGATGATTTGTTTATCTACAATTCTCATAGAATATCTCCTTTAATCTTGAAATTGCTTCATCTCTATCAATTTCTGTTGCTTGACTTACAAATTTTTTTCCATCATTTAGAAGTTTTTCTATTTGTTTACAGATCTTATTTTCATTGTAATCAAATGTGTCTCTATAAAATGAAAATGTTTTCTAAATCTAATTCCCTTCTAGATATAAAGGACCAAATGTAGTTAGATTTGTAACTCCAAGCTGTGTGTCAACAATTAAATACCATGTATCACCAAAATCATTTACTGCTTTAATACATGTATTTCCTATTGAATCTAACTACAACTATGCAGTAGCAACATAATCATATGCATAATCAAAGTCTTGCTTCATAATCTAACAATTCAAGACCTACGCCTTCATGCGCAGTCAATATTTGCAATTCTCCATCTTCTTGAACTTTCTTATAAGTACGAGAATGCAACTAACCTCTTAATGTTATCTTATCGCTAACATGCATTTCTGAAATCTATTTTGCTAGATTTCCCCAACAAACAACAGGAATATAATTATTGATCTTTGATTTTCCATCACTTGAAATGATGTTATTTGCTAATACAAAATGGATATTCTACTTACCAGATGCTGTTGTATGTAAATCGTCCAATTTACAGATACGACCATCAAGTATGAATTCATTTACAATATCAGTTTCATCATCAGGAACATCAAAATATGTAAATACATAGATACTTACTTTATTCTTCCCATTTTCTAAATGTTGAGAATAAGACCGTACATTTCCAATTAATTCAACAACTTTATCTTCATTGTCAGAAAAGGGGTTTGAAAATTGTTTAAATCTTAATGATAATACATCGTCATCACCATCAGGACGTTTTACCACAAGTTCTGCTTTTTGATAATCCGTCCCGTTGATAGTATGTGAATATTCGATGTTTCTTAATACACCTTTTAATTTTATCTAATTCATTCTATCATTTATCCTTCTGATAATTTTAATAACATCTCATATTCATCTTCACCAACAATCTATATAGCGTCTTCTTTTGGCAACCACATTTTAAAATGTTTATCTTCATTATTTTGTTTATAAAGTTTGTTCCAATAATACACATTGGCTAAAGAACGAGCTTTATGCATCCAACATATACGAGTAGATCTATGTCCTAATTTACCGCCAGCTTCTTGATAATTCCAAGCTTCGCATTCTGCGCATCCTTCACCTACTGGGCAATAGAAACACTCATCTGTACTTTTATTTCTTCTGTTTAGATTACACAAATCCTAAAATGTTTTAGAGCATTCTTCCGTTTTAAAAAGTCCTTTTGTGGAACCTATAACAAGAGGTTCAATATCATTTCCTAATGACGTTGGATTAAATCTAGTACAAGGATAAGCAGTACCATCCCAGTCAAAAGATAACATCTTCCCAGAACCGCCACACCAGCATTGAACAAAGTTAGGATCCATCGGATGGAAGAAATTTTCAATAAAAAATGCAATATAAATATCCGAAGATAAAGTTAAATAATAATCAGCTAATGATTTAAGTTCTTTATAAAATTTCTGTGCATCTTCTAACTGCCAGTCTTCTTCAAATACACAGTTAGCATTTAACCATACGACGCCTTTATCTAAGAAGAATTTAACAATTTCTTGCAAGTTATCTAGATTACCTCTAGCAATAGTAACTTTTGTTCCTGCAAGCTATCCATAATTCTACGCATAATGTTCAAATGCCTTATATGCAATATCAAAGCTTCCTTTACCATCAGGATAAACTCGGCACCTATCGTGTATGTGTTTAGGTCCATCAATAGAGATTCCTAAACTAACTTTTCTTGGAAACAACTTTAGATACTCTTGAAACTTAGGATCAAAATATGCTTGTCCGTTTGTAGAAATGCAGAATTTTGATGTCAATGCCCATATATGATGCTCACGGATACATCTATCTAAGAAGTATTTTGATGTATCCATGACTACATCCATATTTAAGAGAGGTTCTCCTCCAATAAATTCAATTATTAAAGAAATAGTTTTCTTATTAATAAATGGATTATCATCTGCATAATACATATCAAACAAAAGATCAACAGCTTCATGTGCTGTTTCTTTAGTCATTTTATGTACCGATTTGTTTATCTCATAACAATATGTGCATCTTAACTGACATTCATCTGTAACTACAAATGTCACTGTTCTACATGCAGCTTCTGCATCACTTAGCCCTATCCCTTCATCACTAATTCCTTTAGGATAGTATAAAGCATGCATATATTCTGCATAATTTTCATAAAAAATTTTATCCATTAATCAAATTGAATAGAGCATTCAGGGAACAAGAACTTATATGTTTTATAGGAATCAGGAGCATATTTAGCTACAACTTGTTCTTTTGCTAACTCCAGCTTACTATACATTGTCCCAAGTTTCTCAAGGTAGTAATCTTTATCTTCTTCTCTAACGTCAGAATCTTTTGACATATAAACAATAAGATCCTTTAATGCGTTATATTCAAAAAATAATTTTTCAACATAATCACTATGTTCTGGACTAATTTTTACAACCATAAATTTTCCTTTCTTAAATTGCTGTTCCTGTATTACCACAAGAAGAACTGCAGTTGTTTGAAGCACAAGATCTGGTACAAGTTCCTTGACAGCCGCTCTTACAGCTACCATAACATCCTCCACGGCATGTGAGATTACAGGTTCCTTTGCACCCACTGCAGCCCCCACTGCAGCTCCCAGTGCAGCTCGTACATGTTCCTTTACAAGTACCAGTACATGTGCCACCACACCCTTGGAAGCAGCTGCCGGAGCATGTTCCACTACATCCCGAACATGTTCCTTCACAAGAACCACTACAGCCATCACAACTTCCTTTACATGAACCTCTGCAAGAACCAGAGCATGAACCACTACAAGATCCTGAACAAGTAGTTTTACATGAAGTGGAGCAGTTATCAGCGCATACAGCTTCGCAAGTACCTGCACACCCATCACGGCATGCTCCTACGCAAGATGTAGCACACAAACCACTACAATACGCTGCACAGTCATTATGTTCGCTTGTTACTGATGTTGTAGACCATTGTGTTATCTTTTCTTCAATGATTGATAATGATGACATAATGTCATTACTTTCAATAACATCAATAACTTCATTTACAGCATTAGTAGGCTCAATAATTTTATTGGCTTGTTCTTTTGTAGGAAGTTCATCTGACTGTGGCATATCACTTTCTGTATACAACCATGGGTCTTTTGAATATTTTTCTAATGAACCGCCAGTAGAATCACCAACAGTTATATCATAGCAACGACGTGCCATTTCAGATGTTACTAGATCTTTTAGAGCTCTTAAATCGGCAGCAGATTGTAATTGATCTTTTGTTAACCCATTAATTGACATAATACACCATCCTTAGAACCAAGTATTATGTACAAAATTCCAAGTATTATTATACCAATATTGCATAACACCGTTAGTACTATTTATCCATAAATCTCCATTATTATAGTTATTTCCTGATGGAGCAGAAGATTGTACATAACAATGACACTTTAAGTTAACAACACGAGGTGTCTATGCTGTAGTTGTAGATGTTGAGTATTCAGTGTCATTCAACATGACAGAACCCGCAGTTGTAGTTGTTGCTTTTGCTTCTTTATTTACAACATAATTTGTTCCATCATATATAACATCTATAATTGTAGATGCTGGCCAACTTGTATAAGGTTCACCCTGTGCACTTACAAGAGGTTTTGCACCAGTACCATTAATATTTAATGTAGGATTACTCGCTGAATTTGAATTTGTAAACAGAACCTTTATGTTTGAACCATACTTCAAAACAAAAGTCTAATCAGTTACAGTAGTAACTTTAGCAGTTGTTGATGCTGCACTTGTGCACTTTGCAAAGTGACAAATGTCTTGACTACCATCAAATGCAATACCATCAATTGATCTTGCATTTGTCAATCGGTCTGCTGTATTTGCATGATCAGAATTCTTAACTTTTCCTGGAAGATATTCAGCAATTTCCCACTCAATAGTTTTATCTGATAATGTACCGTCTGACCAATGTGCTATAGGTTCACCATTAACCGCATTCAGCTTAAATTGAACAGAATATTTACCAATAGCAGAAGCAGTTATTGTTCCTGACATGGTACACAAGTTTGAATAATAGTTTACAATTTGAGGTGTAATATTCTCTCCTGTGTAACAAAATACTGTAGTAGGCATCTATGGGATTGGAACATCTGTTGCAACATATGCTTTTAAACTATCAATAGTAGATGTACCATCACCAATTACTGTGCATCCGTAATTGGTAGCAAATGGTTCACCAAATTTTAACTATGTGCTCTTTGGTATATCATTTGTTAATGACTTTTTTGTTCTTTTTAACTAAATTTGTCGAATTGATTCGGCCATAAAACTTTCCTCCAATATAAACTTTGGAAAGCATTACGTAATTTCAATTTCTCCTCTTGCAACGCCTTCCATAAACTTAATACCATCGGAAAGCTTCTTTGACTCGGGGTCAGACTCAATAGCTTCATCGATGTTCTTCTTTTGTAAATCTAATGAATCTAAATACATATTTATGATGTCATTTTTTTCATCATCTGATGCATTATCAAATTCTTCATCAACTTCTAAACTTACATCAGACAATAACATACCATCAAGATGATCAATTTCATGTTGAAGAACATAAGCAGCCAACCCTGCTACCTGGCGTGTTTCAATCTATCCCAAAGGCCTTTGATACATAATAGTAACGTCTGTGTTACGAGGTCTAATAAATGATTTACCAGGAATTGATTGACAACACTCTCTAGAAAGACCCAAACCTTTCATTTGTACAAGAATTGGATTAATAAAGGTCTTAATTTCTGAATCCTTGAAATCAACACAAAAGATACGCTTATTGTACCCAATAGCAGGCGCTGACAACGCTGTTAAATTATTTTCTTTAATTGTCTTTTTCAATTCAGAAATGATCTAACGCATTAGATTAGACTCTTTAACAGTGTCAATTTCAACACTGTGCTGTGTTAAAATATCAATATTTTGTTCTTCATCAACTGTCAAAATCTTTTTACATTCAGCCATAATTCCTCCATCAGTTTTCTCTGATTGTCAATTTGTAAGTATCTTGGTCAAAATCAGAAAGTAATGTAATTGTAAAATCATCATTTACATACTAAATACTTCCTATATCTTCTGTGACCTAAGAACTTTCTGTGTCTTCTTCTACCTCAGTACTTCTATCTAATTTACTTAGATATTTACCATATGTATTTGAATCTGGAATGTCAATAACATATGAACCATCTTCTGTTGTAGAACCTTTTTCAGTTATTCCTAATCCTCTTAAAAATTCTTCCATGTACTTGCTCCTTGTTTATAATTTAGCAATCAAATGAACTTTTTACCTAATAAAACAAAAATGGTTGGACCTTTATTGATCCAACCATGCTGTTTACTCTTGACGTAAGTCATTAATAATTCTCTAGTTTTCTGCAACAACACCGGAAGGCGATCTTTTAAAATCAAGTTTTGATAACTTTTTCTTATTCGATTCAACATACCGTTTTTCTTTTTTATCTCTGTTTGGTTTATTCAATAAAAATGCTACATAACTTAATGTCATATAATTATTTTTTAGAGGCTCTATCTGACGTTTAATATTATCTAAACGATCAGGTCCTATCATCTGCTGCATTGTAAGCTCTTCTACTTCATGTAGAGCTTCAAGCATTTCAGAATATTGATTACATACTGTTTTGTAGTATTCGTCAAAATGTTTTTTACTCATAATTTAAAACCCCGCATACATCAACTAACCTTCGTCTTGGCTCTTATCCTTACAATCAACTACTACAGCAGTTAAAAATTCATTGTTATCATTATGGTCTATGAAATCATCATCAATAACAATACAATTAACTTTACCTGAATATGCTGTGCATGCATCAATTGCTATAACACTTTTGTATTGGAAAGGAGAGAAATCCGCATTAGGACCCCATTCGTCTTCACCATAACGTTGGTTTCTTCCCCATGAAGTATGCCAATGACCACACACTATTATTTTCCCAGGTTCAAAAATATCTTTGAAACCAACATTAATACCATTCAACCAACGAGAAGATCTCCAAGCATCTGTGGTAGCATTTCTCCAATCTTCCCTATATTCAAAACCATTAACAAACTGCCATACAGGAATATATCCATGAACAAATATATAATGTTGTGTTTCAAAATAATCCACCATCCTGTCTAAAAATGGTGAAATTGTTAGAGAACATTTATTAATATTTTGCACACGCTTATCGTCTAGATACCATTCATCATCTCCGCACATGTCTCCAATAGTTTTAACAGTTCCGTTATGTACATCATGCATACCTATTTTATAAGTTGTAAAAATGTTATCTAACAAATCCTCATGATTCCCTCGAATCATAACTGCTCTGGGACAATTCATAAAAAAGTCCATTACTTCTTTTGGTTTAGATCCTCTGTCAAAAAAGTCGCCACAACCAATAACCCAATGAGTTTCATTATTTGAGTCATATCCTTTTTCAGTTAATGCTTCTATAAATTCATCATAAAATCCATGAATATCAGAAACTACGAACATCTTCGGCATACTATTCACACCTCTAAATAATTTCATCTAAAGTTCTCGGAGTATAATTCATATATGGGATCATTACACCAACATTATACATTTCACAAGGCTTATCATAAAGTTCTTTCATCTAGCGTTTAATATTTTCCATCATACCCCATTCAAAACTATTATGAACATGACCATATAAATGATACCAGTTATAATAATGATTTTTAAAACAAGGTATTGGATAATGACACAAAACAACTTTACGACCGTTGTCATCAACTTCTAAATAGTCAGTCACTTTTGCAAATTTTTTAATAAATTGACTACTATTACACTTGTCATGATTACCTCTAATTAGAAATTTCTGACCTTTTAACTGGTTTAAAATCTCTATGCTTTCATCTTGTTTACACCAGAACATATCACCTAAAACATATACAATATCCTCATTTGAAACTACATTATTCCAGTTGTTTATTAGATCCTAATTCATCTCTCTTATGGATTTATAAGGTCTATTATCAAAAGCTATAATGTTGCAGTGAGAAAAGTGCATATCAGCAATATAAAACTTCTTCATTTTATATCTCCTTCTATGGTACGGGTAGTGGGATTTGAACCCACACGCCGAAGCACGAGAACCTAAATCTCGCATGTCTTCCAATTCCATCATACCCGCATAAATGCTTGAATATACAGGCATAATTAATTATTATTAGAAAAACCAATTCAAGAAATCTTCAGCATTACCATACAAATATTTCTTAAAAAGTTCTGTAACACCTGGAAGATCCGAAGACACAGAATTACTTACTTCTACTTTTCTTACACTTTCTCCATCTTTATCTCCATTAAGCGTATAAGTGCTCGTATATGCTCCATATTTAGCACAATAGTCTTTTAAAGTATTAAAGTATTCCTTTTCTGCCGCCTCTTTTTTTGAAGATGCTTCTTGAGAAAGTTCTTCAATATGTTTCTTCGCTGAATCCAATGTGTTCCTTGCTGCTTCAACAGCATTAGCCCAAATTTCTTCACAACAAGATTTAACTTCCTTATAATCAGAACATGCTTTATGGAAAGCTACTTCTGCCGCTTTCATCTTTTCCCTATCAACAGGGTCTACATCATCATGTACTGAATTAGTTTGTGTAGCTTGAGTTTCAAGCTTTTCTGCAGTCTTTGCATTATATTCTGGTTTGTCCAATTCTGCAATCTTTGCATCATATTCTGCTTTGACCAATTCCTCAGTGCTATCAAATAACTGGTTAAGAATTTCAGAATAGTACTTCATATTATAAAACCTTCTTCTATAAATATTATACATTATAATTATATAATGTAGTGTTAATTAATCCAACTCCAACAAGATACGATGTATTGATTCAGCAACATTATTTTTTGTTACAATAATCATATTCTATGATGGTTTTGCACTTAAACGCAACTTAGCAGCATAATCATCTGTACCCATAAGGGAACTATTTGAAACAACTAACACCTCATTCTTTTCATCACAAGAAAAATGATGTAAGTGCGATGTAAGTATCAACTCATAATCTTGTTTTGTCATTAAGATAAGGTTATCAACAACTTTTTCTGGTTTATCTTTATGCCCATGTACTCCTGCCACAGAATGTCCTAGAACATCAAATGTTATAATATCAGGAGAGTACACATTCTTCTTAATATAAACAGGAAATTCTTGTTTAGATGCATCCAATCTTGCTTGTAAATACCAAGATGTCAAACAAGCTAAAGATTCAAGCTCTAAAGAATTTTCTCTTATAGGCTCAATTCTAGAATGGTTATCTAATGTGTCATAATAATAAATCTTACAATAATTACTTAAATCAACAAGTAATTCTGTTAACAACTCGCTAACATCCATAATCTGTTTAATCACATTAATCCTGCTATTTAAGCGTATTGTTAAATGTATATTACCTGCAATCAGATCTCCTAAGTTAACTACATGTAGTACAGAAATATTTTCTTTCTTAATTAGACTAACTACTTCATCTCTAAGCTTCTATATACGCTATCTTGCAATATCTGTATCATATTTATTCCAATATGAATCAACTACAATTCCGTAATGCCAATCTGACAATTGAAGAATAGCTTCTTTATCTTCATTTAAAACACGACATACTGGCTAAAACTTTAATGGAATAAAGTTTTGCATAGTACTAGCATAATCAGCTGCAATTTCTTTTAAAGTTTCTTCTCTTGCTATACGACGTAACAAAGCATTATTCTGTACTCTTTCGTCGCTTATCTTCATCCTTTCTTTAACAAGCTGGTTATATTTATTATCAACTGAATTACTGTTTTCAAATAAAGTCAACTGCTCAGCATTGTCATACGTGTTAGAACCTTCCTCAACAGTTATACTTATATTACCTGAAGAGTATGTAGGTTCATCTATAAAGTTAAACTTTTGGTCTCTAGTACGCTTTCGGTAGTAGGAGGCGGAGTGTAATAAACCAGTTTCCTCATACACAATCTCAGCAACATCGTTCCAAGTTAAAGAAAAGTCATCTTTATTTAAACATATTCGTCGAACATACTGATTTATAGTTTCAAAATCAGTTTTTCTTAATAAATTATCTCTATCCTGACTCACTATTTCTTGTATCCTCCTATGAATCTTGGACAACACAGGTACTTTCAATGATGTCTTGAGATGGCTATGAATACTTTGCTAACAATTCTTTTACTTTATCCATAACCTTATCTTTAGATTCTTTATTAAGCGATGTTTCACCAACAGTAATATTTAAATTCTATTGGTTAATCTGAATCGCAGGCATATTTTCAGGTGTAATTAAAGTGTCAGATTTACTGAGTGTATCTTGAATAGTTTTAAAATAATCAAGTAAATCTTTGTTACTAAATTCATCAGCATGCTCTTCTACACGAGCTTGCATCTAATCTGAAATTTTATCTTGTAGATTACTTAATTTACGCGCCCGCAATATATCCTTCTTGCGTATATTTAAGTTAAATAAATCTACAATCTATTGTAATTCCTGTGTGTCTTGTTCAGCAATAAGTTTTTGTTCAAGGTCTGATAAAGATGTAGTTAGAGATAATTCATCCTTCCTATCTTCCATCAATACAGCTCCTTATAAACATTCATAACTTTATTCTTTAGCCCATTTTCTACTTCTGTTTGTATCGGTAAATATTTACCTTCTATAGTATTAACAAGTTGTTTTTCAAACGTTGCAGAAGGAAGGAACTTGTATGCAATGGTGTCAGATTCAACTTTTATCAAGAGTGTTCCTATACCGACATCTAATTCAGTAATGGTTTCTCCTGATAATAGAGACTCTTTAACCGCATATAAAATTGCATCTTCAAACTTTTTAGACAATCTTCTTAACACATTTACAGGGATAGTAGTTAATGTAGCTGTATCATTAATTATATCAATCATGAATCAACCTCATTTAACCTATTTAATGTTCTTCGTCTATCCTGATATGAATTATAAGCAAGATAATGACTGCTCTTCTGCAGTTTATCATAGTAAGATGATAAAGATTTTTGGAGTCTCTCTTGCGTATACATTATCCGTAATTCATCTTTATTTCGTTTATGATTCTAAATATCAGTTAATATTTCTGCAAGAGTGTCTTTAAGCATTTTCACACCTCTTGTTAAAATCATATTTATCAAGAATAGATACTAACTTAACATATGCAGACTTTACTGTTCTTAAATCACAAGATTTCTTCCCTAAAAGCTATACAGCATCATTGTACTCCATACCATCAATGTTAACATATTGATATAGAACAAGGGAATATACAATTGATTCTAATTCTTGCATGGTAGGAATAGTGATAGTCATCCCGCCAAAAAATTCACATAATTTTAACAAATTTTCTTTGTCCAAAATATACGCTAGTTCACTTAAAGCTGAATACTCGGGTAAATCTTTCAATTTAAACAAAGCAAACAAAATAAGTGAATAAATATCTTTTGTTCTTAGATTATCTAATTCAGTTTTTGGTCTTGACATAATTAATTATCTTCTACACCCCTTCCTCCTGTTAATTCGGAATCTATCAACATTCTCATACCTGAATTACCTGGTATGTATTGAGAGAAAGATAATGATAAATCCTTAGCTATAACATGTTTTAATTCTTTAGTTAAAACTGTTATGTAGTCTTTCATGTTTTCATCTAAATGATAGAGAATTGTTCCGTCTCTAGTTTGCTAATCATATAGATTATCTAGATAATGCTCCCTATTGTCTAACCCAAATTTAAGATTTTTAATTCTTGTAATATCTTTATTACTAAGAGTTACATGATTCAAAAATGTCAACATAACACTTGTATAAATATTATTCCACATAGCTTTGTCTGTGTGGTAAGGTATAGTGCTAAGAAATGCTCTTGCTGTTTTTATTATGTCACCTAAACATAAATTAAATTCTACCATGCTTAATTCATCAATTGAATCAGAAAGCATATCAGAAAACGAATATTCACAATCATATACAACATCTTCATATGAAGTGTTTGAATATATTTGTGTATAAAATTGCTATTGAAAATCTACCCTACGAGGATCAATGGTCTTCTTTATATAATTTAGAACACTCTTAACACGTTTTAATTTTGGGTTTCCTTCTTCGTCATATTCAAACTATTTTGGATTTCTTAGACGAAGAAAAACATTAGTAGCACAATAGATAGCAAAATCATCATAGTATTCTGCTTTTGCAAAAAATTTGGCTTTTGATGCTAACATATATGAAACAAAATACAAATACTAAAAGATAGTATTCTATTCTTCTTCTGTTAAATTTTCTTTATATGCGGTATTGTCAATATAGATACACATATCGACATACCGCATATCAGGCATTTCATATATCATGATGGTTACCGTATTCTACTGATTTTATTCGAATCCTTTACTACAATTATTTCGTCATCAGTTGGTATGGCAACACTTGAATGATGTGTAATAATATACACTGTTCCTACATCTGTCAAATTATTTGCAATCAAACCTAAAATTTGTTCACAACCTTTTGCGTCAAGTCCATCAATAAACTCATCTAATACGATAATATTACTTGAAAATCCCATAAATTTACACAGCATATCACGTATAGATAATTGAATAATCAAATCAACACGCTGTTTTTCTCCGCCACTAAGATTTGAATATTCTTTATTATCAAATGAAATTTCAATTGCATTACCAGCCAACTGAAAACCAATGTTATCATTACCAAATACTTGTATTGAATAAAACTTTGCTCTATCTGAAATATAATTAATAACATTAGTTAAAAGATACCCTCGAAAATCTCTAGACAAAATCGTATTCATCTTTGAAATGATTTCTGAACGTCTGTTCAAAGGACCTTGTTCATTTGTATAATACAATATTTCTTTTTCAATTTCATTTAATTGATCACATATAGATGTTAATTCTTGATTATATCTGACTGCATTTTCTTCTAATGCATCCATCTATCCTACTAAAGACGCAACTCTATATTTGCATTGTTCAATTGATTTTTGTAACTCTTCAATCGAACGTTTTAATTCTGATTGAGCCTTTGACTTTTCTAAAATCTGATTTCCAAGTTGCTGTATTTCATTATCTAACTCCTTTGATTTTTTCATATAAGAATCTTTTATAACATTCAACTCAGCGTCTCGTTTAGCTGAGATGTCAAACAAAGAAGTTTCAACTTCACCTAATTCTTGACGTTCTTTATCAACATTAGGTTTTTCAACACCAATTAATTTCTGACCACATGTAGGACATACATCTCTTATATTTTCATTTGTTCTAATATATGATCTAAGAGACTGTTTTCTTTCAGAAAGTTCATTTATCTAGTCACTGTATTCTGATTTCTTCTATTCTAATTCAGAATACATACTAGAATTTAAAGAAGATAGTTGGAGTAACTTACATTCTTTTTCTTTTGATAATTCTGTAATACTTTCAGATTCTAACCTTTGTTTCTTACCTTCAACTTCTTCAACCAGTTCTTCAACTTTACGATTGTATGTATCAATCTTCTCTTGCAACTCATGTTTATCTGGTAATTCCTGCAGATAACGATCTATACTTTCTTTTTGTTTCAACATTCTAGACTTTGAAGTCGTAGCTGCAAGTAACTTGTCTTCGTTTTCTCGTATAAGTTTCTAAATCTGTGTTTTTCTGTCTGAAACTTTCTGCTTCAAATCGTCAATCATAAAATCAGATTTTGATAGCTTTTCCAGAACATCTTTACGACCTGAGGGTGTATTATTACTAAATCGTTGTGGCAATCCTTGTCCCAGAATAATTACAGAACCTAAAAATGATGATGTTAAATCGGGTAGATATTCACTTAATAACTTTTCGCTATCTCGAATTCCTTTACCAGAAACATCTTCTCCATTACGAATGATCTTCAACGTACTTCCTAATGGTTTATAATCTTTAGTCCTTGTTACTTCATATTCACAATCATCTACATTGAAATATAAAGTAACTTTGGCTCCATTATCAGAATTAATGTTGCTTACATTCTTACACTCTCTTGTTGTTGTCCCTGTCAATGCCCAGACGATAGCATCAAAGATTGCAGATTTACCACTACCGTTACTTTCAGCATTATCTACTGGATTTTCATTTTCACCTTTAACTAAAACATAATTTCCACGATCTAGTAACAAATCAGCAGTACCAAAACTGAGGAAATTTTCAATATGTATATTCTTAAATGTAAGTATCATATTTTACCCTCTTGAAAATAAAGCTGACAATTCTGACTTAACAATATCATCATCGCCAATATTATTCAAAACATATGTTTTAAACTCTGATATATGATCTAAAGATAATGATGAAGTATCTTCAACTTTTACATGTGATGGAGAATTTCCAATAACTAATCTGTATTCAACAACTTTATCGGATTTTTCTAACGCAGATTTACAAGCATCAACAGTGTCCTCATTAACTTGAATTGTTACAACAGAATTATACTTTAATGTATTAAAGTCAAAAGGATACGAAATTTTGTAAAAATTAAATGCATAAGGATTTTCATAAACATCACATTGCATTGTAAGTGTATCAAAAATGATGGCAACATGGTCATATTTAAATGCATCTTCGCTAAAATTTTGTCCTGTTAGATTGCCTACATTTATAATTTTACTTGTAACTTGAGATCCATTATGTAAATGACCATTAAAGAAAAAATCACAATTTCCTTCTATTTCATCAATTTTGAATCCTTCAACAGATTCAAATTTTCCCATTTGAATTCCTTTTATATCATTATGACTGATGATGATTCTCTTATTATTAAGGCAATTCAAGGGCTTGATATATTCTTGTAACGGTTTACGATCACTTTCCAAAATATAAGGGAGTAAAACAATATCAAGTTCAGGTAATTGAATAAGACAAGATTTATCAATAACTGATGCATTCTGAATATTTCCAAACACATGTGCAGAACTATATCGTAGATCACTCCTCCCCATTTCATGATTTCCAACAAGAAACATATGAGGAAGGTTATTCCACTTAATATCTTCTAATGCAGTCAATTCTTCTGCTTTTAAAACAGCTGCATCAAAGAAATCACCGGTGCATACAACAAAAGAGCATCCTTGAGACGTTGCAAGATTTTCTACCCAATTCAAGGATGCTATACTATTTTCAAGTCTAACGGAATATTTATCCCCTCGTTTACGAAGTATAGAAGAATATTGTGACCAATGGTTATCTCCCCATATACATATTTTTGACATCTTCAACACTCCTTGTTACTGAGTAAACGTTTTGTTGCAGCTTCTCTCTGCTCTTGAGTCAATGTATTTTTCTTCCGATATGGGTTCTTCCCAAAACGAAATGGATGAAGTGCGCACTCCGTAATAGTGCACAATTCTACTTCGGATTGCTATCCACAAACACAATCCAAACATTTAGCTTTAATTGCCTCTAAAGGAGACTTGATATCATTATTCATTATAAATATTCCTCTTCATTAAATCCTAAACGTTGCGGCACGCCTTTCTTTACAAGCCATTTTTCAACACTTTCACTAAATTCCTTGCTACAATCGCTACACATACGGATAGTATCTGGTATGCTTCTCCACCAATAAGCACGGCCAGTAAATGCTGTTAACTGAGCTGTACAACCATTAGCTATGATTGGCTGTTTACACAACATGCATTTAGGATATTTATCATAACTTACTTGTTTTGTAGGCTTATTTTCTGCTTCAGGTTTTTCTTGTATTTCAACTGTAGTAGATTCAATATTTTCTTCTACTACAGGATTAGTAAACAAAGGTTCTTTTCCTAAAATTTTCTTGTTCTTTGACCCTGGAGGTCTCCCTCTCGGCATAAACTTCACCACCAAATAGTATTTACATACTTATTATATGTGTTATCAAGTAAGAAATCAACTGTCCTTCTGGTATATCACCAAAGTTAATTGATGTCAAAAATTCATATATCTTGATTAGTTGAGATTTTGTATATACTCCACAAGAATACTTAATCGCCCAAAATTTACTTTTCTTCCAACCAAATACTTTTTCAAAATATTCAGGTTGTGGATCCTTTGCTAACTGAACAGCAATAATGTCTCTGAAATTATCAGTTAACACTTTTTGTAATCCAATAGGTTCAATATCAATATTATCAAGATCTGTTAAAACTGACTTTATTGTATTAAAGTCTTTCTTAAGTATTGCTGTTGATAGATCAAAAATAGTAAATTCACTCAAGTCAGAAAAGATACCATCTGAAATGAATTCATCAAATACATGAGGCTTTTCAATATCGGAAAAAATAACTAGTTTTTTCAACTCTTGGTCCAAACGATATATGTCACCGTTACAAACTTTGATTAATCTATCTAACTTCTACGTATCAACACCGGTTGCGATAGAATATACATAATCTTGTATTTGCCAACTTTCTAACTTAGGAACTTTAACAATATATGAAGAACACTCAGTTGAAATCGAATCTTTTACCTTCTTACATATGATAAATGTATTTTCCAATTCATTAGCTTTTGAGGAAAAACATTCAAGTGTATCACAGTCAAAAAATCGGTAGAGCTTGTCATCAACCTCCCTAAAAAATAGGGAAGGTTGAACATTGAAAATTTCATCAATAGAAGATATTGGAATAAGTTCCTTCCCGCTCTCCATAGCGATGCGCCTGAGATATTGGTGTGGTATAAAGGCGGAATCATCACACTGAAAAATAATAAGTGGATAATCTAATACTCCGTTTTCAATTGAAGTTTTCAAATCTTCTAGTGTCATACCTAAGCTCCTTGTAAAATACCTTTTAGCTTAAACAGATAATTTTCAAATTTCAACTTTTTATTCACATTATTATTTGAAGCTATAGAAATAAGGAAATGATTCGTTAACATCCAAGCATTAAAATATATAGGATTTGTTAACTTTCCTACCATCGCATTGAATAATTCATCAATCAATAACGACAAGAAAACATCAAAAGGAAATTTATCCAAAGTCTGTGGAAAAAACCTTTCAGAAATTGTTAAGATATTTGAATAATTTGCATTTTGTATCTGTGTAAATATCGTTGTACACAGTTTTCTATTTTCTTGAATTGAATTTGCTCCTAAACTGCATAAACGTTGCACCTGACCTGGTGTAGATGCAAATTTACATGTAATACCATCAGGAAATAATTCAGAATATACATCTTTATCAGTAACAAACAAACTTAGTTGTTGATCTGTATACTCATTCATATATAAAACACGAGTTCTATTACGGATAGTTTCAATAACACATTCTGTATTTTCCCCAATAATAACAACAAAAATATTGGATGGGGGCTCCTCTAAAAATTTCAACAGAACCGGATATTCTCGATTGTTAATATCATTTGAGTCGATTACAAGTAAACGAATATCAATTGTTGTATAGCAACTATCAATGAATTTTCTCAAATCATCAACTGTATATGATTTAGTTACCAACCTATTATCACCAATGATTGATGCAACATCACAATATATCATACCTTTTGTTTCAGCAATATATTGACACATAAGGTGACGACCAGACCCTTGTTGCCCACACAATAAAATTGCATGAGGAAATACATCAATAGATGTATTATTGATGTAAGATTTTAACTTATCCTGTCCGATAATATTTACTGGCATCTTGCAATCCTCAATAACATAATAATACTTGTGTTTAAAGGAGAAACACTGTCCTTCAACATGTTAAACAAATTCAAAACACTTGTTGTTACATAATCATAGTATTTGATTGCGTTATCAAAAGCTGTAGCATGTTTAATATCTTTCTCCATACTTGAAGGCAACTTTGTAACTTGATATGTTCCACAAATTAAATACTTACTAATATCTAAACAGAAATCCAAAAATTGTTGAATAAACAACTTAACGTCACTACCATCATTGTACACATCTTGCATAGTAGTAATTACAGCTTGTTCATCGCTATCAATCAAAGCATTTATCAATTTAAAAAATGTTGTATATGAAAAATTTCCAAGAGCATTCAAACAATTTTCAAGATTAACGTCAGTACTATACGATGCGCATTTTTCAAGCAAACTAATTCCATCACGCATTCCACCACCACAAATACGACTAATATAGTCACAAGTGTCTACGTAATTTGTAAATCCTTCTTGCTCACAAATGTACATCAAGCGTTCCTTAATCTTGTTAGCTGGTATACGAGTGAAGTTGAAACGCATACAACGGTTTAAGATGGTAGCAGGAATCTTCTGTGGGTCTGTTGTGCAGAAAATAAAAATTGTATATGTTGGAGGTTCTTCAATACACTTCAAAAATGCTTGCCAACTTTGGTTTGTCAAAGCATGACATTCATCAACAATATATACTTTATACTTGCTTTGGATTGAACGTTCAGTTGCTCCTTTAACAATTTCTCTAACATTGTCAACACCATTATTAGATGCTGCATCAAGTTCAATAACACCTGCCATGTTTTTTGAGCAAGGAACATTGTTAACCATAGAAGCAAAAATACGACCAATCGTAGTTTTACCACATCCACTGGCACCACAAAATAGGTATGTATTATGGACATCACCTGTTTGTACCTGTCTTGTGAGAATCTTTACAATACTTGATTGAGATACAACATCTTCTAATGTCTTTGGTCTATATTTTGTAGCTAATGACTCTGCCATAATTCCTCCTCAACAAACATGCTCTCTTACAACTGAGATTCCTTCTTTAGATACCCACATATCGCTATAACAATCATCTAACGCTATATTTTTTGACATATCCCATCCACACCCATCAAATTGGATCATCTTACCTACAACTTTTGTAGGTGTAACTAAAAGATATTTTGAATGTATCATTCTACCTTTATTCCAGTTTGTTCTAATTGTATCATTTTCAGGAGGGTTGAGTACCATGTCAGATACTTTTATAATATAATAATGATTGCGTACCAATTCAACTGATACACAATCATTATTATAAAGTGGTATAATCATTGATGTTGTATTTTCATCATAATAAGGTAGATTGCATACTTTGCATTTACTTAATTCATCAAATACTCGTTTGTTCATTATTCATATCCTTGAATGTTTGTTCGTCAAGATAAGTTGCCATCATATCGGCAAGATGAAGCATAGTAGCAAGAGGGTTACGATTGTAGATTTCCGTAATGTTATCTTTAGCACAATCAGTACTCATCCCGCCATGATGATGCAAAATAGCAATAGATTCATCAACAGAAAGAGGAACAAACTGTCTTACAAGAAACTCAGAAGTCATCTCATGATTTCCATACAGGAAACGTTTACTATCGTCTACAGTATATCCCATTACCGATTCCCAGTCATATCTACCACAAGAATCATATTTACTCCCAGTAGGAGAATATACCTTAACATTTTTTGCTGCTGCAATGTAGTAATTCGTTTTTGCAATATCATGTAGCAATGCAACAATACGAATACTATCATCCATAAGACCCGAAAACTGAGGATAAACACTCTGAAGTTTCCTCATGTTATCATATACATGAAGAGAATGGTCGCAAAGTCCTCCTGCAAAAGAATTGTGAAATCTAGTAGATGCAGGAGCTGTAAAGAAATCAGATTTAGCAGATAGGTACTCAATCAATTCATACTTACGAAACCCTTCCCTTGAAATCATATCAAGTTCATCGAGGAATCTATCCTTATTCAATTCTCTCTGTTCATCAGTGATGTAAGTACTCATTTTGTTTCCTCCTCATGTTTACGTAGACGTTTTTCTACCACATATACTTTACTGAACCTGAAAGGATTGTCATCAAGGTTAACTTCATAATCGTTAGTAAAACCAACAACCGTTCCAGGAATCCAAGTAATTTCACCTGTTAAATCCTTGAATCTAACATCAACACGATCTCCAACGTTAAACAAAACTTGCATATCCACTCTCCTATTTAAAAAATAAAAATCATGTACATACAGAATAAAAATGCTATATCATATGCAAAACATCCAACAACAAATGTTGAATTTTTTGAACTTTTATATGATTCAATCCCTAAAAATATTTGAAATCCAGAAATGACTGCAATAGCTAAAAACAATACCTTTTCAAGAATTTGCATACTGTTACCTCCTTTTATGTGTATATTATAATATATAACTTAAGAGATAACAACTGTTTTAGACAACGTCTTTTCTAACCCATGCAGCAAGAGCTAACATAGGATCTTCATAATCGGCTGTTCTTGTTTTACAATGAGGGCAGAATGCATAAAAATATTTATCTGAAGAATCAATATTAATCAAAGTATGTTCAAAGGTTACTTTCGATTTTTTACAATATGGACATAAAACAGCGTCTTTCATAGTTCACCTCAATGCGCTTCCAAATCAGCTCTATACAACATATCTATATCATTCTTTAGATATGTTGGCAAGTTTTTATAATATTTATTATTTGAAAAAAGACCCATGTGTGAACCAATCAACCAAGGAATATACAGCGTACGATTTTTATCAGAATCATTCTCAATATAAAAGTTTAACAACAATCCATAAGACAAGTAAGCACCTACATTTTCATGATTATAATAATGTGCTGTAGCAGTTTCTTCCTCTTTTTTATTCTTAAATGATTTAACATATGGTTTACCAATATCATGATATCTTGCTGCTAAACAAAGTTCTTCTTTTGATGAAATCATACGCATATTCTTTTCAGAAGCTTCCATATGTTCATAGATATTTAAACTATGATGTGGATTATCATGTTCTACCTTTGTATTCTCTATAACCGTTTCAAAGAAAGAATTTGAATCAAATCCTTCAGGATACATTACATTGATAACTTCAAATCCTTCATCATAATACGGAGCTTCAAATTGTCGAACCATCTTATCAATAACGAATTTGCCTACGGATCTAGAACGAAGACTGTCTCTTCTAATGCATTCCTCTACAGGAGCCCATGTAATAATACACCACTTAGATGCATAAGGAGGAATCTTTGATAAGATATTACTTCTATTTTTTCTATTTATATTTGTAGCATCATAAAGTACAACTGAGCCTTTATCCAATTCATCAAGAGTTCTTTCTTCCATTAAAGAAAACACTCTTGCAGGATCAGTCTAAATACTCTCATCTCCATAAAGCTCTTTACGGATAGCATCAGATGAAATGATTACTACTCTTTCATCATTTATTTCAGAAAGAAGCTAAGAACGAAATGTGTTTGCATAAGTGGACTTACCGCTACCAGGAAGCCCTACTAGCATAATAAACAAAGGACACATTCTATTACCACCTCACCCGTTATGCTTCAACAAATATTTTCTACTAACATTCTTGAAACTAAAATCATTTGTAGGATCTCTTAATACTACACCTTCACGATCAACATTCGGATTAACAACTGATTTAGCTTCAGCATACAATTTAAATTCTTCCATGTCAGAAGGAACATGATAATTTTCGTCCAAAATAGGTACCCATTTCATACCCCAGCTTTCAACAATACTCCTTCCGTCTACGGATGGAATACGTCCTTTATCAGATCTAATGAAGTTGAATACATACAAATCATCTTCTTTTAACTTTAACGGGTTACCTTGTACACTACCAACTGACTCACCTTGAATACAAACATAATCCAAATGGTTTTCATCCAAATAATCTTTCAAATGTTTTTCAATATCATACTTAAATGCCATATCCCAATAAATATTGTGGTCATGATAACAGTCTTGTTTTTCGTCTTTCTAACGAACGTTTCTTGACAAAACATAGAATTCATATTTTCTGCCTGACTTTTCCAAGATATAGGTTGAACTTGTTCCATCAAGTTTTTCTGTTACAACCAACGGGCGTTCATATCCTAACACCCAAGGCATATTTTCGCATCTTTCTTCATCTGTTTTATGGATAAAAGGAAACTTTGTGGGGAAAGCTAATGGCTTATCTTTCTTTTTACCAAAAAAGACAAACATAACTTTACGACCCCAGCTTCTACGCATCATCCAGCGAGCCCATGGCTTCTTAAAAATATTCTTATGACGAGCAGTCATAGATTTATATTTGGCGTCAGGGTCAAAATTCTTCCGTGCATTGTCTTCCTCAACTGCATAAGTAACCTTTAACTTATCAGTAACATCTGTGTGTACATCCAAACCTTCAAATTCAGGGAAGGCACTCAACGGCATAATTAAACCTTGAGAATATACTTTGCACATTTTCAAAGTCTTAATTTTATAGTTACGATTTTCCAGAAATGCAAAACGAGAGTCGGAAGAAGGTACTTTTGAATCTACTTCAAAGTACACACACTTATCACCAACATTGAAGTTATCATTTTTAGAAACAATAACCCACCACCCTGCACCAATACGTGCATGTTCCACTCTATCATACCCTGGAATTTCTTTAATTTCTTCAATTACTGCAATATATGCTAATGCTCTTTTATCATTAATAATCATGTATTCACCTCATTTACCATGTTTCTTGTTTATTCCAATATGTCATCTTATATTCTTTTTTTATAATTTTACCTTCGAACTGATCATACATAGGCTCATACCGTATCATTTCCACCTTGTATGGGTCTTTTTGCTACGCTGTTTGCTGACACAATTTTAAAAACTGTATTGCAATAATCTAATCCGGGGCACTTAACCTCTACGACTACACAAGCTAATTACCTACGTATATATTCAATATTACCTCAAGAAAATCATCCATTTCTGGCATGTGTATAAACATGTATTCTTCTCCTTAATAATTCCAAAGTGTTCTGTGAGCTTCACGGAGCTGTTCCTGAGTCATGTAACAGGCATAATCCTCATAAACCTTCACCGCCATTAGATACTTACCAGCAGCTCGATAGTTACGAATAATTCTGCAAAGGCTTTCAAAAGCAGTGGTAGAAAGAGTAGGCATGTTAAATAACCCCCTGTTCTTTGTTATTATATTTATTATATAGGTAAATGATTGAAAAAACAACTGCTTATAACTTAAAAGGACGGTGAGCATTAACCCGCCGTCCTTTAATAATCATCCGTTTTCCTCTCTAAGTTTTTCCACTAAAAACTTCATAAGACGTTCATTTATAACATAATAATTTTCTGTACCAGGACCAAAATTGACACAAACTGCTTGATTATAATAGCCTGTAGCAAACCCTTCATCTTTGTTTTTATCTATCCATTCCTTTTTAATTGAAACAGACTTCTTCTCAGTCATACAACACTTTGCTTCTATGAGTAAACTCGCAGGCTTTATAACAACATCTCCCTTAGCAAAATGGCCTGCACCGCTATTAGAGTTCTGATACCCCCCAAGTGCCTTACATATACTCTTTTCATGGGCATCGCTGTAAGTCCTAGTTGCGTCTTGGTTCTTCATTCTTCTTTCTCGTCCTTAACACCTGTAATAAATTCAGAATGTGGAAGATTTGATCTCATCCACTCACAGAACTCTCTCCATTCAGGAAGCCTATGATTTTTACGCTGATTATAGATAGTTTTCAGCTGCCTATAGTTGGTTGTCATTCTGGCTGTTAGCCTACATCCAGCAGGGTTATTCATAAGAATATCAATGTACATATCAGCAAGATCTGCAAGTGCTTCCTTCTGTTCATTTTCAGGTAGCTTCTTAAAATCTTCATGCTCTGTTAACTTAAGCATTCGATTGTATGCATCGACCTTTTCTTTTACCACATGAACAATCCTGCTATCCACATGACTATCGTAAACTTCGTCAAAATCGAACTTTGTAATCTTGTGCATTGTACTCTGAGAACTTACAAAATCAAAGAAATGATAGCGTTCAGCTTCTGCCCATGCTTTATTGCTCAATGTCAAATCAAATTGAACAATACATCCTGTAAGCCACTGGTCGTGGCCCTCACCTCTACGAGATAAAGCTAAAGCTTCAATACCAGGAGTAAGTTCAAAGTTTAACGTTGAAATATTCACGGCTTTTGGGAACTTAGCTCCTCTAATACTTTCTCTAAGGCCATATACTCTTGCTCTATGAACATTTTTACCATCAGGAACAAAAAATACATCTGCGTCTGCTAATGCATCGCTATAACCACGCTTATATTCAATAGTATCCTTATAATCTTTATTAACCATTTTCAATCCTCCTGTTAAGGTCCGTTATGGTTTATTTTAGGTAATACTGCAGAAAATTAGTGCTTTCATGGCCGATACCACCCAATATACTGATGTTCTCTGAAAATAAATCTTTTCCCAAATACACAAACATATACTATTGTCGGATCTTCACAACTTCTTTTAAACATAAAAATTATCCTCTCTGTTCTTCTGTTTCAATTATTGCATGTATGGTATGAACACTATCTAAAATATTAGTAGTGTTCATAACTACACAATCTGCTATATTATAAAGTTCTTTAAACACTTCTTTGTCTAATTCGAGCCTTTTTTCAACTTTATCAATTGAGTCTCCTCGAAGTATCATTCGTTTTCTGCATTCTGTTTCAGGGCAATCAATACCAATAACATAAATTCCTTTGCACCCTACATAATGCTTTTTCATATACTCAACACCAGGGGGATCAATTACATAGACATCACACTTATCAATCAAAGAAGGAGTAACTCCGTATCTATATCCATTATATATAGTATACGCACACAATGTTCCAAGTCCATCAAATTCTTCTGACGTTACAAATACATGTCCCTTTTCCGTAGAACTTCTCGGAGGTCTTTCCGTATAAGAATACACTTGCTTATACCCGTATTCCTCCTGAAGTTTTTCAGCTATTGAACTCTTTCCAGAACCAGAAGGACCTACTAATAAATAGATATTTTTCATTAGAGGTCTCCTAACTGGTCCATATTTACACCATCTAGACCAAAATCTTCTTCCAAGCTCAACCCAAGCATCTCTTCAAAGCTCTTAACATAGGGACATTCTTTCTGACGAATCTTTTCATAAATCCTATCATAAAGTTTACGCCATTCATCAAGATGTTCATTAAAATATTTAGTTAAATTTGCTTTACCTCTTATTTTAATTTCATTTCCATCTTCATCATGAAGAAGCTCACCAGTATCAGGATCAACCAGTTTAAATGTTCCTTGAGTACTATTATCAATGAACCCAAAATGCAATGCTACTTCAAGTGTGTCGGATAACACATCAACACCTTTGGTATAGTTTAATCTATAAGATCCAACTTTTCTATCCCACTTACTTGTTTTTGTCTTTAAAACAGCAACATTAACAATATGCCCAGCAGGAGATTCAGCACTCGTGCTTAGTTTATTACCATCTTCATCAAAAAAGTCTCCACGCTTAAACATAAGACGTGAGGAACATGCGTGTTTCCATGCTCTACCCCCAGGAGTAGTAAGAGGATTTCCATACATAGACATATTTTCTCTTACCTGGTTAATTGCAATCAATGTCGCTTTATATTTCCTGAGTAACCCTAATGCAGTATTAGCAAAACGAGTCAATGATTTAGCAATACCTCCCATTTGGTACTGTTCCATTGAAGCATCAGAAATTTGTGCTGGAACAAGTGTTGCAATACTGTCAAAAATAAGCAGTCCAACTTCCCCTGTTCTAAGCATATCAAGAGCCATATCAAAAATCACTTCAGCACTCTGCCCCTCGGGTCGAAGTACAATCGTAGGTACTACAGCATCTTCACTCAAATCATAATTAAAAACAGATGCCCATGTTGGATCTAATGTACCTTCATTATCTAAGAATACAATCTTTCTTGGATTTTCAGGATTACGTTTCAACTCCTCCTTCTGATAGGAAGCAGCCACTAAGAATGCTGTAGTGGTTTTACCACCGCCTTCAGCTCCACTAAATTCAATAATACGACCCTCTGGGATTCCTCCATACAAACAGAAATCAACAGTAGGAGAACCTAATGACAAAATACCATCACACTCAAGAGCTTCTGCTCCTTGACGAACAATATTTTCTCCATACTTCTTTGAAATGGATTTCATTACTTCTGCTAGAGACTTTGTTTCAGCCATTTAAACACCTCTTAATAACCTTGATCCTGCCAACTTTCATTCAATATTTTTCTTCCGGATGTATATACACCTGACAGCTGCATTTCTGACATTCTTCTACTAATAGACTTACTAATAGCAGAAATCATTAATTGTGCGTAAGTTAACTTATTCTTAACAATTGAATATGCTGTTGAATAAACATCTGTAATTGCACTTTCATAAATGGTAGCTTTTTCAGCTACAGCTTGGTTTTCAGCTACAGTTGTTTTATTTTTCTTTTCAGCATCCTTAACTTGATTTCCAAGATAAGCATCATTATATGCTTCTTTATATGCAGCCTTACTCATAGCGGCATACATTGATAATGTATCAACTTTTGCTCCAACAAAATATGCAGCATTAGTCAATTCAAGGAGATACTTTTCTAACGTTTCTGTAGCAGGATCTTCCACAGAAACAATATTTATTTTAATAGCATTTAAAATTGAATCCAACTCCGAAGTGTATTCTTCAACAACTTTTGAAGTAACATCTTCAAAGTTTCTTACATTCTGCTCTGTTTCATCAACTAAGTTTTTAATCTTTGCAGGTTCAATTCCTTCTTTAAAACTCATTTATTCACCTTCCTATAAATCACGAATAAATCTATAATCGCTTTTCATAAAAACTTTCATCTTTGTTGACGGTACAATCTTAATATTATATCCTTCCTACAAAGATTTAATACCTACAGATTTCTTACCGTCTTTTACCATCTATACAATAGTCTAAACAGGAACATATAATACCACATCTTTATCATATAACCACACTACAACACCAACCCTAATTCCTTTAAATCCAACATATGAAGAAAGTATTTTATATTGCGATATATCAGAGAATGGTATTGAAGCTCCTGAATGACTTTTACATTCAATTAAAAATAAAATCCCATCAAAGTAAGCAATAAAATCACATAAGTTACGAGAACCATAGAATCCAGATGTTTGGTCAGGCAATCGTAACAGAAATGTATTAGGGAAAGACTGTTTCCAGTCTTTCCTAAATACATCCTCAAACTGTTTTCCTCTATTAACAGCCATTATACTTCACTTACTTCTGGGATAACATTAACAATGTTCTGACGACAAACAAGCAAAGCCTGCCCATCACCAAATTTAATTGTTACATACTGTTCAGAACAATTTTCAAGAACACCTTTCAAATCGTTCAAATCAAGCATCAAAGAATAAGTATCTTGAATATTAGTTGTATCATTACTATAATAGATACTTTCTTTGTTGTCCTGCTTATTATCATAAACAATAACAGATTCCGGACCGAATTCAAACGAGCTATAAGAACTTGTTGAACTTCCGTCAGAAAACAGCAACAGTCTCTTAATTGTTTCCAGCATTGCTGCAGTATTAATATTTACATTATAGGGATAGTCTTTCTTTGCTCTTCCTCTGATTGCTGATACAGGAACAGAAGAAACCATAGAATCATCTGCGGAAAGAATTGCAACAATTGTTATGTCATCAGAGGAAAAACTTGCCTTAGTTTGAATGATGCCAGATGCAATTTCATCATGCCCAACATTCACATGAACAATTTTACCTTTAAACAACTTAAACAACTTCACCAATCTAGCATTCAATAACAGCTTAACATCTGCTCCCAATGTAAAGTTGTTAACACAAGCACCACTTGTAAATGTAATAGCACCCTCATTATCAACATAGTACATACGTTGTACGGGCTTTGAAATAGCTCCAACAGACAACTGTTTACTATTATATTGGAGAATACTATTCAGAACTTCACTTCTAACATCAAAACTTGATGTTACATTATCAATGTTAATAATAGGAAGTTCCAACAACTTATCATCATCAAAAATAAGAGGAAGTTTATAAGTACCATTACCTTTAATTGTCAATGAAGTTTCATTAACTTCAAACTGTACAGTATCAGTTGTCATTAATGCAATCAACTTCAAAAATTGTGTTGCATTAACAGTTGCATGAAATGGTTCGTATTCACCAATATTCATACGAACTTGAGCATAGTACTCTCGATTAGTTACACTCATATAGAGGTATTTATCATTTGTTTTCAACTCAAGAGTTTCTGTTACTGCAGAAAGTTCATTACTATCAACTGCTGCCAAAATATCATTACAACAAGATTTAATATCTTCAATTCTCAAAATCATATTAAATCGTCCTCCTTACCACAAATCGTTTTTTATTACACCTTGATAGGTGCACTTATAATTTTCTTCCCAACGCTTTAATTCTCGAATTGTCATTACCTGTCTTAAATACGGGTCTTCTTGAAGTTCTTTTAGTGTAAGCCCATTTTCCTTAATTCGATCTTCAACTGCCTGTCGATGTGCAGCAGATTTATTTACAATATTTGTTGATTGATTAATCTTCCTATCACTTACAACAACTGTTTTATCACCGATACGAACATTACCAAAAGCAGCAGAAATAGCCCACGTAGCTGAATCAGCAGAAGTCACAGGAAACTCTTCCAACAGCCTTAGAATTGTACATCCAAAAGCATGTGTCTTAACATCAGGATTAGAACTACGCTTAATGTGTTTAAATGCTTCGGTTAACCAAGCATGTCTAACAGAATAATTACCAAAACGAGGAGCCAACCCAATATAAGGAATATGTTTACCGGTATCCGGATGCTTATATTCAAGCATCCGGTCCAGAGCACTAAACTCCTCATTATAGTGGAAAATAGGTATTACTTTATCTCTATATTCAAGTTTTACACCTTTAATCATATAAAGGTAATTTTCCCAGCTTCTATCAGCAGAATCTTCAACTACACTTCCATCCTCGTTATCATGAATTACATCAAGTTCTGCATAAATGTCACAAACATCACCTGTGTCATTTATAAACTTAATATATTCATCCATATAAGGTTTTTCATCAACTTGAATAACACCAGTTGAAATAGAATGTGCACCGGAATCAATAAACAACTTTGCTTTTGTATGAGTTTCTCGTTTATATTCAATCCACTTCAAAGCTTCTGATTTGTTTATGCCATAGGATAAAAGCTGATTACACTCTAAACGTTTTATTTCTTCTTGTCCAGGTTTGCTACCTCCGCCAGCAAAATAAAGATCCATATGTACACCTCAAATTATTCTTTTGCAATCAGGTTTAGATATTCAGAACTAACACCTTCTGCTATATTTATACAATATTTATTATATTATAAAGTTAGGAAATTTTTCAACTGTTCTTCGGAACATTCTGAATATTTCTCTAACAATTCATGAAATGCTTGGTCCTCCGATTTACTTTTTAAAAGTTCTTGATATTCTTCCTTTAAAATATCACTGTAGTCATCTTCATACCAGCAATGAACAATAGATGGGTCGCACTTAAAAGGAACTGTTACAACATCACTAACAGCATCTTTCATAACATCGCATAAGATTTGAGCGCACTTTTCTGCATTTACTTTCGGGCATTCACCAATAATCTCATCGTGTATTTGAAGAACAATCTTAAACCCTAAGTCACGCAATTCTTGACAACGAAATACTTTTGCCATAGCAATCTTAGACATTGAAGCTGCTCCGCCTTGAACACGAGCATTAACACATTGTCTTTGTGCTTGAGATATAAAAGCACTGTTATCAATAATTCGAACGTTTTCTTTTAATGCTTCATCTCTAATTTTATTATAAGTACGATAATCTACTCCATTACCAATAAGTTTCTTGTACTTATTTACAGCTGTTGCTGTTCCGTTGTCAACAATACCTTTTGATCCAAGTAAAGGATTAAAAGATGATGTTTCACCAATATACTTTATTGTATAAGCAGGAAGTTGAATGTCTGGAAGTCTACGTCTACGACCCCAAAGATCTTCAACATATCCATTCTTACGAGCATCAGATTCTGTTTTATCAACCCACTGTTTAACTTTTGGAAACCCTTTATAGAAATCATCTACAATCTTCTATGCTTCTTGTGGAGTACAGTGAATCTGTTCTGCAATTGATGCAGCACCACGTCCATACATTATCATTTTACCCCTGTATTTCTACAGGCATAGACTATCTCTTACTCCTGTTTTAAGACAGGAGTTTGTGCGCTTCGCTCCGTAGCAACATCGGAGCTACTGTCTTTCGACATAGTCGTTACACTTTCCTATAATTTCCAAACAAAATCATATACCTAAAAGAAGAATACCTTTGGAAATTATAAACTTAGCACGGTATTGCCTTCAACTTAATGGTAAGGTTTCACCGTTAGCAAGCATAATGCTCACACCAGGTTGCAATCCCTGTTCACACAATTATTCGATATACATTACTGTATAAAGGGGCATAACGTACGTCTACCCAACAATAAACTCTTGCAATTACTACGGCGTTTCTTTCCTTCTGGATTTGGTGAACCATCCTCATGATGCTCCATATTATCCCAATAAGAATTATTATATACACCAGTAGCAATTGTAGCATACAAATCTTTTCCTGCTCTATAAGCACCTATCATATCCGAGTCTTGTGAATACATTGAGAGAAGTCGAGGTTCCTATTGTGAATAGTCGCTACCAACAAAGACATGATCATCGGATGCTTTGAACATTAATCGTATAGACTTTAAGTGAGACGGGATATTCTACATTTGTGTTAACGTGAAGCTCTTTATCTTCACCTCTATGAGTATACAACTTTCCTCATAGTTTAGACTATATCATTAACTTGTTTATATTTTTGAAATTTACGTTCCAACTTGAAAGATACAGGCGCAGAATACATCCAATCCTCTATTTGCTTTGCTTTATTGCCTGAAAAACATATAGTAGGATAATAATATACGCCGTCACGTTTTTCCTTATACACACAGGTTTCAAGTCCTAAATAATCCTGTATAATGGACTAAATCCCTCTTACCAGTTTTTCAGAAGCGGTAGTTAATGAACCTGCATACTCTGTTCTGCTTATATAGCCATCGCCATCAAAACATCCTAATATATATGCTTTAGCACAATCTTCATTAGGAAAACTTTTAGGGACATCTGCGGTATATGTTTTCGGACCACTTGGTATGTTGAAGACTTTTTCAAAAAAATCTTCTACTCCTTCGTAAGATATACGAAGTACATGAAAATTTCCTTCGTAATCATATCTCGACACAGCATTGTAATACAGTGAAATTGAGTCTAGAAGTTCCTTTTCTGAATCCCCTACTAACCCTATTTCGATGGCATTAAACCCTTTTGGTACATATCCGTCAGTCACAATAAGCCCAGCTAGATACCATATATTCGGGTCCTGAGTATCAAAGAACCTTTTAACATTTAAAGGAGTCCGGTAAGTCTTTTTGAGGTTGAATTTCTCTCTACACGCATCAAAGACTCCTTCAGATATTCCAGTCTCTTGAGACAACTGTCTCATGCTCTTACCTGTATTAACCCAATTTTCGACCATCCACTCTTTTGTTATCTCAGGATGACAGTAGTAAACCTTATCCCCAAGTCTGTTTGCTCTAGGATAGGTCATGCCATACTTCTTTAGGGCTTTGTCGACATAATAAACAGATACACCTAAGCTATCGGCCGCCTAATATTTAAACGGGTAAGTATGTATTAAGTTTTCAAGTTGTTCTTTAGTAATTTCCATAACAAAAATTCCTTCTTAAATAAAATTCACTGTAATTTAGCTCTTTTTTACGAAGGAATTTTTTAACAAGTTATCGCGCGCTCGTGGCAGCATTATTGACATTAGCTCTCAGCTGCTAGTCGTTGCACCTTCATATCAATTTCTGATATGCTTGGCTCAGGATTGGGACAATTAGTATGTTGTATCCTTTCCCTGAATTCACGCGATTTTCACTTACATATCACTATGTAAGGCCTCTAGAATATTAAAGGTTCGGCTCACTGCTACTGAATCTTCCTGTACCAGCACCATATTGATTAAAATGCGCGTGTAACCTTCCATCTTTTTTACAAACACATTGGGGTATCTTATCAATATAAGTGTTAATTAACTTTTCAAGTCCACGCTTTTCTAAAATTAATTTACACAAAGGATACTTGTCTTGAATCTTAACAAGAATATCTTCTCCGGTTCCTCTGGGATTCTTTTTATCAATAACCCCAACTTTCAACACATCGTAAAATAATATTGCTAATTGTGTAGGTGATGTTAACTAAGGAGGTGATGCAAGCTGTTCGCTCTTTGATTTAGCAAATCCATCACCTTGTTTCTTAGGTGGTCGATATGTTGCTTCATCTGTTAACCTCCACTTTGCAATAATATCTTTATACTTATCAAGTTCTTTAGCAATAACTACATCCAGATCATCCAGTATCTTATGGTACTTAATCGACAATCTATTTGCATATTCTGTGTCAATTTCAATACCGGTTAACTCCATTTCTGCAGCAACTTGTACAACAGGCATTTCAACATTCATAAACAAAGAATACAGTCTCTCATTACCTGGCTTATTAAACTGCTCCTTTTGCCACAAATAAAGTTTATATGTCATGTATGAGTCTGTAGCTGCATACAATGCAAATACCTCAGGAGGAACAATTTCATACTTAATGTGTTCAAAAAGGTTTTCAATATCATATTTTTCTTGCGTAGAATCAATTTTACTTATGTATTGTTCCTTTAAACCTGCAAGCTCATTTTCATTGAGGACTTTAGCTGCAATTAAAGTGTCCCAATAAATATTCAACTCACAATTACATGTACATTTAATAACTTCGTAATCGAATTTACCATTATGCATGATTATTTTAGTGTTGCACAATCGATCAAATTCTGTTTTAATATCCTGTTCAGTTACCTGGCCTTGTAACTTATTCCCCTGTTTATCTACATGATTTACAGGGATATAAGCATTATATTTCCCCGGAGTGTAAATACACGCTCCCATTAGTTTACATGTTACCGGTTCCAAACTGTTATTTGTTTCAGTATCTATTGATATGACTCCATTACGGATGGAAGCGTCAACATAATCATGCAATTCTTGTACTGTTGTTATTACTTGTGTTTTATCTTTATATGACCCAAGTATTCTATATACCTCTGGTATAATTAAAGCCAATTTATCATCATCAGACAAATTCTTTGATTTAGATATTTTCTTTGTTTGAACGATTGGCTTTTTAGGATTTGAAGCTTTTTGTAAAATCTTAGATGCTTTTTTCTAAGTAGGTTCAATTACAAAATCTGAACCCCACAATGATGCAGCCAATGTATCACCTACCTTACAAAAATACCCCTCCTCTTAACTAAAGAAGAGGGGTTAAACATGTTACTGATAACGACGGATTGGTCTATCAACAGGTGGTACACTCATATTAGGATCATTCATAGGATACCCTGCATTCACCACCGGTGCAGAAGGTGCTACTGGAGTTGTTGGTGTATTACCCCATGCAGCTTGAGTTACTGATGCAGTGTAAGTAGGATTGTATTGATGTGAAGGCATTCCAGTTTCAGAATTCTGCATATACTGCGGAGGAGTAACATTCCCATATGGAGGAACTGCTTTCACAGGAGTAGGTTCATTATATGTAAACGGGACATTTGCATCTGCAGTTACTGTATTCTGTGAAGAGTTATTCTGCTTAGGAAGTTCAGGAAATGCACCTGTTTGCAAGAACACACGCATATCTTCGGCAGACTTATCCATAACAGCATTACCAACAATCGTGTAGCCATCAAACAACTCAGGCATCAAAGGATACAAGTCATCTCTATAAATTTGCTTATTCAAATTGGGGATGATTTCATACTCAGTTTGCAAACCGGTACCATGACGAACAATCTTGCACATAATATCCGACAAAGGTCCATAGTTATCAATATAACCTTTCAGCTTTGTTGCAAATGCCGTGCTACGTTCCCAGACCTTAGGAGAAACAACAATGTTCCCATTTTCATCCTTACTATACTGCAGAAGATGGATATAAAAAGACTGCTTCAAGTTAATATTTGATGCACAGAAAGGGCAAGCATCAATCGGATCCCGAGGTGTTCTCAAACAGTTGACGGTACGATACTGCTTACCTTGTCCTACATCATGGCGAGTCAAAATCACAAAATCACTTACATCATTATGTAGAAATCTTACAATTGCTTCATCCCCGTCCTTAGGCAAGGAAAAGAAACTTACTCTACTAGAATCTCCTGCATTAAATTCAAGACTTTCATTGTAGCTAATCTGAGCCATACTAAATCTCCTTTATATAGAATATGATATATTATATATGAATATTATGTTAAATACAACTTTTATCTCTTAAACAATTTAAAACATTATATTGTCTTAAAATCTATTCAAACTATTCTTTGTTTAAATCATTTATATCTTTACCTTCTGGCAAAGTAATAATATCAACAATAACATCATCTCTTATGTTATTGATAAATTTTTTTGCACCATTACGCCCAGCTGGGTCTCCGTCAAACATTAAAACATAATGCCTGATAGGAGAAGAATTTAAAATCTTATATTGTTCATCTCCTCCTGTACCAATCATCGCACATGCAACATATCCGTATGAAAAACATGTTAATGCATCTATCTAAGATTCGCATATAATAGTAGAAGTATAACCTCTACGAATTACTTCGTCAAGAAGATAAACTGGTTTTTCAATATCTTGTGGAATATAAAAATATTTTGTGCTAACTGATCTTTCAGAAACTCCTAACAAATTACCTTTAATATCTCTTAATGGAAATGTTACTGAATTTGTATCAAAGTCATAACCTATTTTAAATCTATTCATGACTTCAACAGAAATATTACGATGTAACAAATATGGATGAATATATGCATATTTATTGAGGTAACTTTCTGGTAGATATGATTTTTGAGGTTTATCCAAAATTATCTCAGGTAAGATTTCTTGACGTTCAACAAATATATTTGCAAAACGTTCAATTAACCATTCCTTACCCCATTCTTCATCTTCACCAAAACATCTTGCAATCCATGCATAAATAGGAAGTTTCGTACCACATGTAAAACAATGGCATACTCCTGGAGAAATATCTTCATTAGCATAACTTGCATAGATTGAACAAGATGGGTGCTTTTCATGACCGTCAGAATGAAATGGACAAGTAACTCTGATATATTCTTTTCTGTCTTGAATTGTTCTAAAAACATCCCAAGGACATTCTCTCTTTACTTGTTCAACAATTTCAAGAATAGGAGTTGTTATCTTTTTATTGTTTATAACTAACTCCATTAGAAAACATTTCCTTCCTCACATGAGTATTCAAATTCATCTCTCAGTTCTGTAGACCCCGCTCCCTCAAGAGCGTTCCCTTCTTCAGGAACATAATTAAAAATTCCTTTATTCAAATCAATAGCATAACTAATCTTTTTAGATGCTTCAGAGTCTCTGGACTTTGCTATATTCAATGTTAAAACATTATCCTTCTACTCAAGAAAGATAATAATTGTACTATCTTGTGAAATCCTATCACTCTGCGCGATATTCTGCGTACCAGCCCCGCCATCTGAGATTTCACGATTCTGCTGAGAAACAGCAATAATTGGTATTTTTAGCATAACTTGCAAGTTCTTCAAGTCTCTAGAAATATTAGAAGCTCTATCCACCGGATTACGAGCATGACGATCATCTTCAAGTAATGAATGTTGGTCAACAAACAATATATCAATAGACTCTTTTTCAACAAATGCTCTTAATGCTGAAACTCCAGCAGGGCCATTTATCATTGAAGGAGTAATAACTTTCATACATCCAGAATATGTATTAGGAAGTGAATCAATATACCGTTTATAGTTATTCTAAACGTCAGCAATACCACGGGTAATTGCATAGTTAGAAATGTGAGAAACAAGAGTATCAAAACGATACCCAACTTTTCTCTCACTCATTTCTCCAGAATATATACCAACATTTAATCCTTGTTCCAATGCAGCTACTGCACACTTTAACAACACCCAGCTCTTACCAACACCGGGTCTAGCTGCAATAGTTGCTAGTTCTTCTTGTCTATCCCATCCGCCAATAAGTTCATCAAGTTCTTTAAACCCAGTTCTTACATAATACTTTGAATAATCTTCACAACGTTCTACATAAGCATCATAACGAGAAATATCTTTCGTGATATCTACGCATTCAAGATGTTTTGCTTTAACAGCTAAATCAGCAGCCGCAGTATACAAATCCAAGGCTTCTTGAACTTTGCCATCATTCAAGAACTTACGTACTTCATTAAATGTTTTTGCCAAAGAACGTTTATTACGGTCTTTGCATAATTCATCAATTAGATACGCTACGGGTTCATTAACTTCTATTACATCAAAATTAGGAAATTGGTTTAAAAATGATACAATATCGGGGACAGAACCATAGCTACGTATATGGTCTTGTATAAAATGAAATTCTGTAATATAATCAGAAAAATAAGTTTCATCAAGATTATTGTAAGTGATAAATTGTGAATCTTTTTTCGCTAGTATATAATTCAATGCTTGTAACTGAATCAACTATTATTCACACTCCTCAATGAACGTTTATCTCTTCCAACAAACATAATATCATAAGAAAAATTTACAATACGACTGGTTAAACGACTTCCCATGCAGTTATTCATATCAGTAACATTTAAGTTGGAAGTAAATATATTACTTTTCTGTTCATTCATTCTTGTATCTACTAAACTAAGTAAATTTTCAGCTTCAAAAGGAGTTGCAGTTTTTGTTGCAATATCATCCCAAACAACCAAATCTGCTTTCAAAACATTAGCATTAATATATTTTGCATATTCATTCGCATTTGATATGTTATCTTTTAATGCTAACAAATACCGAGGAACACTTATAAACAATGCTTTACATGACAAATCACACTTCCACCAAATGGAATTAAGATATGCTTGAATAATGCGTGTCGCCCATGCTGTTTTACCATTACCGCATGTTTCAGAATGGATATACAAATTATCCCCATTTTCAACAAATTTTTCAACAGATTGTTCAACTGATCTCAAATATAGGAAAGCTGATCTGTCACTCCCATCAGAGTCTAAACTTAAAGTCAAATGCTTTCTGAGTGCTAGTGGCATTAAAGCCATGTCAAACAACTTTTCCATCTTAAACAACTTAACACAATATTCTGATTTAGTTAAACAATTATCAGTTTCTGGCATTTTCTGAAATTTTTTACAAGTATCAGTCATCCAGCACTCATTACATAGAAGCAAAATAACACCTCACATTAAAACTTATCAGGAGAAAGTTCAACAGGAGAAGTCTGTACGGGTTTTATATGATATTGGATATTATAATCTTTCTTATATGTGTTTACTGCCCACGACATATCTCTATACCCGTTAATTGCTGCAATATCTACTACTTTCAAAGCAATATCTAAATCATGTTGACTAAATTCATCAACAACAGCTTGTGCAGAAACAACAGCTTTTTTAGACATCCATCCTTCTTTTGCGTATACACTGTCAATCCATTCAGAATAAGCTTCCCTTAACTCTTCATTTGTAGTTACAATATTTTCTTTTAAGTTATCTCTGATTACTTGAGACTTAGTCCGCTTTGGAGAAGATTTTGCTTTTACAATCTTACTAATATCTTTCAACAATGTTTCATCTTGAGACATCAATATACTAGTTAAAGCTGTTACATTAAGAGACAAATCATTGTCATTACCTTGTGTTTTTTCAAGAATACCTAAACTTAATAGATTTTCCTCCAAAGCTAACTGAGTAGGTTCATCTAAAGTTGTACGTTCCTGTATGTATTTTCTATCAACTGTAAAATACTCACCTCTAACTTTATTCTTATGCATTGCTTTATCTTTAATATTCAAAAGTTCAGAAATGTATATTGCAGTGTTCAGCCCTAATATGTTAGCTAACTTGACATTATAACTAACATAGTTTGACATACTCAAAAGATCGATTAACATTTAATCTCCTTTCAAGACTTTGATAAAAGATTTATCTCTTCGTAATTCTTGAAGAAACTTTGTCAACTTCCTGTTTATCTGATCGTATGAATAATTATATAAGTAAGTAGCAGCTTTTTCAACTACATCAACGTCAAAACCATAAATAGAAGAAAAATACACACATTCAGTATGATCCCATTTACGCAAAAATTTCTTCAACTCTGTGTAGTTAAATGATTGATATTTTACGCCATTTTCTTCCGTTGTTAAAATAAAATCGTATGTAATAATACAATGTAAAGTAAAAGCCTCAAAATATTGTTTTTGATGGAAATATGTCTTTACCTTATTAATTAGATAATCTTTTAATAAATCTGTTTTATCATAATAAGGTAAGAAATAAGCATCGGATAATTCGTCAGTTAGTTTATCAAGGCTAACTGATTCAAGTGCAACTTTCCGTTTGTTTCTATTTTGTGCAACATAAAAATTTGCTCGTGTAGAAACAATACAAACATTAATCGACTTTTCCGGAGCATTAGGGTCTCCATACAATGCATTATTCGGATCGGTCCACACATGTTTATCTAATGCATATAGTATTGAATCAACAACCCATTCGTAACAATCCCAAGGTGTAGCAATCTTACCTTGTTGAGAATGGTAGTTATGATTAATAACATTCCAAAAATGACAAATTATAGCACTTAAATAATTTTCAGCTTTTGAACTTCCTATATCTTTACAATAAAGATATCTTCTGCATAGTTCACTTCTACCAATTTTACGCCAACCAGGAATTATTGAAGCGTTTTCTTCGTAAATCTACTTTATTTCCTCTAACACAGGGGGATACCTCCGTAGGATTAATTAAGTATATTATAATATATACAAAGAGAAAAATCAACTTAATATTACTTTAGATCTAGTATATATTTCCTCAGAGCTTCAATAGATTGTTCTGTAATAGTTGAATCAACAACATAGTTAGAAATAGCTTCTTTAGACCAAACAATTTCTTTAACTCTTAAATCTACAGTATCATTGGTCCATAAGTAATATATGAATACAGGATTCTTACTTCCGATTCTATATATACGATCTTCTGCTTGTAGATTCTACGCTGAAGTCCATGCACAATCTATGAAGATAGCATAACTAGAAGCAGTTAAAGTTATCCCTGTTCCCATCTTCTGCCAAGTAGCTAACATAACCATGTATGAAGGGTCTGTTTGGAACAATTCAACATTATCAGCGATTACAGAATCTTTGACGTCTCCTGTACATAACAGTACACCTAAGTCAGAAAGTTTTTCATATAATACATTTAATGTCTCTTTAAATGTAGAATATATAACAACCTTTTCACCGTTATCTACTAACTATTTTGCCAAATCAACAGCACGGTCAATCTTTGCTGATGGTATATTATTTGTTGTGAGTATATTGGGACAAGCAGTTGCTTGACGTAATCTAGCTACCATAGCCAACAAGTTAGTAGTCGACATCTACACTTTGTCAACTTCATCAATGATACCTTGTTTAATGTCATCGTAGAACTTTGCTTGTGCATCGTTCATATCAACATACTCGTGTATTATTGTTTTGGGTGGCAAATCAAGAAGGTCTTTCTTACGACGCAATGAGCATTTAGATAAGCAGTCCTACAAAACATCAAGATGACGATAACCTTGAAGTTCGTTTCCAAACATACCACCAAACTTACAATAGTAATGTGTAAATAACGATTGAGTAGACTTTTCTTCTCCAATCCATTTTAAAGGAACATATGCATCTTGTGGGCTATTCATCAAAACAGTTCCTGTCATCCCTAACTAATAAGGTGCAGAAAGTTTTAATAAATTTTTACCTTGCTGAGATTGAGAACTTTTAGCAGCATGTATTTCATCTACAATGATAAAATCAAACTTGTTTTTACCTTTCTAAATCAATTTGATAATATCTGGATTTCGTAGAGTTTCAATGTTTGTTATAACAAAAAATTCATCAATATCTTTGTTTAAATCTTCTAACCTTTCTTTAATCCCACCATATGTAATTTTGCCAGAAAGTTTACCAACTCTTTCACCTAATATCTTACAAGAAAGATTACTAAAGTTTGATATTTCTTTCTTCCAGTTTGTTTTCAAAGTATTTATTCCACATATAATTAAACAATGTGAAATATTGTGTAATGTTTTTAACTGTTCTGCCAAACGAATGGCAGTAAGCGTCTTACCGAGTCCGGGCGCATCTAATAGCAGCCACCGGGGATGTTGCAACCCATATAGTATACCCTCTATTTGATGGGGGTACAAATCCTCCCTAAAATTTAGGGGCTAATCGCACGACGCTGGTATGTTTTCAATATTATCTTCCAATAAATCTAACTGGACCTAATCAAACAAACAAAATTTATCCAGTAATTCATGAAGTGACGTTAAAGGAACTTCCCATGTATATATCTTTTTATGATAATAATATATATCACACTATTTTACAACTTCAAGTATCTCTGGTTTTGGTGTAAACGTCAAATATAATGATGTTTCACCAGGCATTTTTGTTGATAATTTTTCTTGAATATGTATCAAATTAATCTTCCTTCATGAATAATGTTGTTTTCTTCAAAGGTGTTGAATAGTCGGATGTAAAATCATGCACTGTATCTGGCTATGATACAAATGACACTTTAGCAAATACTTTAAATGGTGCATTACATTTGTCACATGTATAAGATTCATCCAAACACATATCGGAATCATTAAATATGATCTTTCCTTGTATATCTTTTTCAATAAACTTAGATTTACCTAAGAATGAATCCGGCATAAAAATCTCACATGGAGCATACTCCGCTCCACAATTCGGGCATGTAATATACTTCATATTTCCTCCATAAATAAAAAAATAACCATACAGCTTATTACTGTATGGTTATATATACATTAAAATTTATACGATATAAAGGGTTTTATAAAATTTATTAAATTTCTCCACCATCAACAATGAAGTCAAGAGAACTACTTTCAAACTTATAATAAGAATTCAAAACTAACTTCCAAGGGCTACTTGAAGAATCTCTTGTGAATAGATGCAGATTATAATACCCTTCGTCCGTTATAGGTGTACTTGTAAAACTTATTCCATAGTAAATACCTTCATCATCAGGAATCGATGCATGAGTGTCATCCTAACCAACTAACTCTGTATAATCCGTTCCTTCAATTGTATCTAGCTTTATATTTGCATAGATATTATTTCCTGTAGTTATACTATTTTGTATTACCTATGCGGATGAACATTTAAAATAATATCCTTTTAAGTTGAATTCAAACGGAGATTCCGGAGAATAATCATCTTCTGTTGTTATAATAAAGCCTTCCTTATCAATCAACTGATTAATTAAACCGGAGATTCTCAACTCAGAAAGCTGACGTGCAGATAATTGGTAGGTCCCTCTTCTTGTTGATGGAAATACTGTAATTTGATTACTTGCAACATTGCTCATAATTTATATCCTCCTTCTTTTACTCCGGGTTCTTTACTTGCATAACCCATTCAATAATAGCCTGTGTTCCAGGAACAATTCTTGCTAAATCCTTTGCACTTATATTTAGATATGCTATATCATGATAATGCTCATTAGAATCACTTGAATCATACCCACTATATAGATAAATACGATATTTTTCCAATGAGTCTTCCAAGATAGTATCTTTTAATACAGAATGGTTTATAACACCCGTAAACTTTGCAATCCAATTTGGTGGAGATTGTTTTTCGTTATATTCAAAAAGCCTGCCACTCAATGGGACACGTTGATTTAAATACGTTTCCCATTCTTGTGTACCTTCATTATCAACAAATTTCCTTAAATCTAAAAATTGTGGTATGTCTGATTCTCCTGAATAATTCCCAGTAACAAATTTTGCAAATGCCTTCATCAAATAAGGAAGACCAAGGTTGTGGTCATTAATTTCCACAACCTTGTCATTTATCAGAAGCTTTACAGAAACATTTCCAGTATAACTTAAATTTGTTTCATTGCTCATAGTATCTCTCCCACTCAACTATCATGTTGTGTTGAATCATCAATAATAGAAACGTTAAATTGATTGCCTGTTTCTGGCAAATCATTCTTAACTTCTACGGTATCTACAGCACCAATAAGTTCATCTACTGCACTAACAACAGTGATTGTGTCATTAGCAGAAGGTGTACCAGATACATTTAATCCATATTCTTCTGGATCAGCTACCTTACCAAACAAGTTCCAAGAAGATCCATCATAATCAAACACTAGTTTCAAATACCTATCAGAAAGATATTCAGGAACCTCTGCTACTTTATTACGATAAATATCCCAACGAATAGTAACATTCATTGCAGAATTAGAGCAAAGAACAGCTTTAGTAGCCCAATCTTCTTTTTCTATACTATCTCCAACTTGTACTCCAACATACTCATTATCAATAACTGTACGTACATTAGAATTAATATCGTCGCTCACATAGACCAAAACAGCTTCGTTTGTATCAATCAAAGTTGTAACATCTTCCAAAGATTGATAGAAATAAATATACAAACCGTAACCTGTAGGGAGTATATAGCGTAACATATCCTCCAATGCATATACACCGCCACGCAAAGCTGCATTCAACCCAACAATTATTGTATGATCCGGAACTTCAACATTATAAACCGTTGTAGAATTTTCAGTATAGTATACAACAATAGTTGTCCTAACATCATACATTTTTAAAAATGTATTAACTGCTTGTTGTACACCTTTTAAAGAACCTTTATTCTTTACCATTACCGGGAATGCTTGTAAAATATAACGAAGTTTATCATCTTCATATTCCCTTGTTGTAAAAAATCCTAATTTTGTTTGTAATAAAGATAGCATTTCAGTTTTACATTTAGAACTATCAGTCAGAAATCTGATGCTATCAATATCAAATTTAACACCATTTACAATAGCTGTATATAAACGACACAAGAGCTAAAAATCTCTTGAGTCGTTACAATATACAAATGGCACATTTCTTTCAACTCTTAAAATATCCATCAACGTTTACCAATTACTCCTATGTCAGAATCATATACAGGAAGCATTTCACAAATAACATAAGGATTATAGATGTGATTAACATTCAAGAATTCATTCGGATCTAAAGGATTAGCTATAGAAATGTCATCATCTACTTGATACGTATAATCATACAAGTTATCAGGGTCAAACTAAGACAAAAGTATCTACAAGTTTTTGAAAATTTGTAGGGGCTCTGTAGGCGCATCAGAATAATTATTTAACAACTCCGGATAAGTATACCTATATAAATTATTTAAAACAATTATAACATCTGTTCCTGCAGTAGTTTTAACAGATAATGTTAACCTATGTTCATTTTGTCCCTCAGGAAGTGCCTAACTGTTATCAATATGCATATAAAAATAATACATGCCTTTATCGTTAAAAGATGTCTTTGTTTTATCATAGATGTAGGATAATTTAACTCCATCAAGAAGCATTTCTGATGTTTCAATAGAAGTGTAAGCATTATACAATCCTACAATATAATCCCCATCAGGAACATAAAAATCTAGATACTTTGTAACTACCGAAGTGGACCCAGGGAATGTTATATTGACATCTCCGGAACTAGAATATTCAACATCATCAAACTTTTTACTAACATATTTTCCGTATTGATATATACGTTGATATTTCACAGACTCATCTTCAATCCAAGTGACAACAATCTATTCCGCACCGTTCAATGATAAAGGATGTTCTGATTTCAAACAAACAGCATATTTTCTATCATATAAATCAGAGCCGTTTATTGTTGTTGAAGTCCCTTCATGCGTATAATATGTGATACTTTGATTTGCTAATAATATCTGTTCAGTGTCTGCTGACATATTTAAGCCCAACAAAGAACGACCTTCCCAACCAGAATAACCATTCAATTCAAGCTAATCAACTGTTATCCAGTCTGCATCAGATGCATATTTCTTATATTGAATTATAAATGAACTTAATCTAGTAGGTCCACCAGTAAATGAAACACCTTCATGATCAAATGTAACCGACCAAGAAGAATATGTTGTAGTAGGTGTTAATTTGATAACACTCCCCGGAGAAATATTCAAATAATAAGTTTCAGTTACTGTGAAAGTACTATTTTTAGGCAAGTTAAACCAATATCCCTTTAATGCATCTGTTCCATTTTCTAAAACTTTAGATGCGTTAACTGCATTAACTACATAATCAATACTTGTGTCAGAAATAGTTATCTGTGTTCCCGCACCTAATATTACTAGATCAGTTGTAGCAGCATCAGTATAAATGAAATACTCTCCAACATTCAGCATATAAGTTTTAACAGTTGTTCCTTTTGTAAAAAGTGTATACTTATCATTTACTGAATTATTTAATATCCAATAACAATTATAACTCTAATCAAGACTGATACGGTTTACAAGTTTAGTTGCTATCTTATTTGTACCTGATAATATGTAATCTGCACCTAAAGATTGTATCGCTGTTGACATCGTATACGTCATATCACCACTGATATCACTTGATGCGACTAATATAGGATTAACAACAGTTCCTTTATTTATAAAATTATCTTTTAAAGAAGCCCCAATGATACCAACTTCTGTTGTTTTTCCAGGTAAACTGAAAGTAGGACAAATAACATTTCCTTCTCCATATATTGCATACTTATACATTGCAGCTTCATCATCGCTATCTTTCCAATAGAAAATTATATATTCATCCGCAGATAGCTGAACTGATTGATTAGCAGAAACATTATTATGAATAAAATATTCATACTTTACATAGTTGGAATAAACACTACTATCAGTCAAATTTGGACAATATAACTAAATTGTTTCATTATCACGTAAAGTATATTGTGAAGTATTATTATTCAAAACTATATTAACATTTGACGATACACTTTCAATATCATCATGTAAAATAGCTTTGTTATCACCACCTGTTGTATAGCTCTATTCAAACCCGTAATCAAACAATTCATCCTTTACAAAGAATTGTGTAACACCAGCTAAAACAGATTTTATATAGATTTCTTCTCTGAATTGTGCAGCAATAGATGGCTCAATAATAACTGTATCATCTTCTACAGGTGTTCCAACAATAGTGATTCCATAATCACTTAAATTTATATCTTCTCCATTTCTGGTCCAAGAACTGTTTGAAAAAACGAATGTTTGAGGAGAATAGTTACCTACACCAATCTTAGATTCAAAAACCCCTCTTAAAACAGATACTTTTAAGTTATCAGGTGAAGTTATATTAACCATATGGTCAGTATGTGTTATATCAACTTCATTAAAAGATTTTCCATCAAAATAAACTGCATAAGTAGTGTAATCAATATTATCTAATGATACAGTTTTAATTCGTTTGTCAGCGTTTAATATTGCATCGTAAACAACTTCAAAAGGTATTTCTTCTCCAAAATTAACTTCTTTTGCATTAACAGCATTATACAATGCTTGTTTAATGGCTGTTTTAACTTCTTGTGTTTCTACAGCATTCAATGAATATTGCGGAATAATCTTACAAGTAACAGGATACTTATTCTTAAAATAACAAATGTTGCTTCTTGATGAAGTTTTAGGCAGGATTGAGGTATAATCATGCTAAATAGATTTAACATCTGTTACGTAAGATTTAACATTAACAAGCTATTCATCAGTCATCATCATAAATGTTTTATCAAAAGATTGATAGTCACTGATATCTTCTAAGTACTATAACAAATACAATTTCAATGAAAATGCGGTTAAAACAGGAGAAGTTCCTTGCTTTTCAATATATGTTGTTGCTTGACTCAAATCGTTTACAGATGTCATAACTTTATATACAGATTGTATATCATTAGTTCTATCACAAACAAAACCATTTGAAACAAGACCGGATCTTAAGATGTAATTAATATAGTCTCTTAAAGTTACAAGTGTATTGAACGTTCCTGATACACGTTGATATTCTCTATAAGCGTCATCAATTGATTGTACATCTTGTCCATTTTTTGCACTTGCAGCGTTTGTAATATAAACATTCTCAGAATTCAACGTCATGGATTCTCCATCAGCATTCTTAACTGCAATATCATTATAGAATACTTGTAGAGTTTTAGCTGAAATATTACCTTCGCTTCCTGATGTCCTTATATATGTGATATAAATACCATTTCTAAAAATGGTTTCAACATCTTGAGGGAATTCAATATAACAAGATGAACCATCATCGCTAACACCAAAACGATAAAAAGTATTATTCAAACTTTCTGCAATCAGATTATCTTTTCTTATCCAACTTGAATAATTCTTAGTATCAGCATTAGTAATGAAGATACCATTCTCTGCAATGTCAAGAGTATCAAAATATAATCTATTCTAATCGTCAAGATAATTTGCAGTAATTAATTTTTCACCATTAATTGAATAATCAACAGCTATACCTTGTATTGCTTTAAAAGTTACAGCTGTTCCATCACATGGTAACGTCTAATCTCCAACATTAAACAATGTATTAGATGTTCCCAGCGTTGGACCAATCAAGGAATAAACAACTGATTTATCAGTATCAGAAACCATCGTAAAAGCTGGTATATTAAATGAATAATCTACAGTATCTTGAGACCATTTTAAAGTAACATCAGTACTTGCAGACCTATACCAATGCATATAATATCCAAGCTGTGCAAATAACTGACGAGCATTCTAATCCTATGTAACAGAAAGAGGAAAACATTCCAGTACATTCTTATCAGAATTATAATTACATTTATCAGCGATAATTGCATTAAGTTTTAATAGAATTACACCAGGGTCTGATTCGTTTGATATACTGGGATCCCATTTATAAGTTAAAACTTTTACAAGATCCAATAATTCAGGATAGATTGATTCAAAATCCTTGTTTGTATAACTAAGACCCTACATTTTTGAAAGTTTACTAGATAACATCTGTACGTCTCCTAAACTTCATATCAATATTTTTCTGTATCTGTTAATTTTATATCATACATGTCTGTAGTATAATCAATCAAGTTAGTAGAATTTAAAGTTGCATATAATTGATTATCCTTTGAAGTAACATTGATGTCATTTCTTTTTAAAACTACTTGAGGCATAAATGTTAGAACAGAAGTATATATAGCATCTACCACAAGATCTCTAACAACACTATCATTTTGTGCATAAATAGTTCTACGTAAAGGAGTCCCATAATAAGGGTCTCCTAACAAACTGTTTGTATCAGAAAGTAACAATAGTCTTAAATTCTGATATGATGCTTCATGATCTGCAACTAGATTTGTGGAAGAGCTTGTAAACATGTCTGGAAATCCAATAGAATACATCTTACATCTCCTACAATATTATACAATATTTTAACTATTATACTAAAGTTTTCTATAACAGTATTTCAAGATTACATACTTGCACCAAATGCTTTTATATTTAAGTTAGGTGAAGATGCAGCATTAGAAGATACTGTTGCTCCAGAATTATGTGAAGTTCTACTATTTCTAGACAAACTAGAAGAAGTATTTATGTTACTTGCACCAAATGCTTTTATATCCAAATTATAGGCAGATGATGTTCCTGTAACTTTTGTTGCAGTGATAATAGGTACATTACTAACAACATGCTGAGTTTTTCTAGTAATGTAATCCTCATCTCCAGCAATTCTTGTTAATGATAAAATAGTTCTATATCCAGTACTGTCTATTTTATCTTGTTGTTTTGTTATAATATATAAACCGCTGGAAACATGACGCTGTCCATAGAAGAATGCATTAACTCTTACATACGTCATAAGCATAGTTGGACGAACTAAACCTTTGATTTCCATTTCAGCTTTAACAGGAAACTATGTCATATCTGTCCACCAGCTTCTTTGTGCTTCTGTTGTGGTATGATATCTATTAGATGTTGAAAGATTTTTTGAATATTCAGTTATCATATATCCATCATTATCTAAACGGTAAACATAATCCTGTTCATGAACATTATTGCTATAATCATACAATAATGCCCAAGATTGATCATCAACTAACTGGAAACGGGTCACTAAATTTTCTCCAGGATAACCAATATCTACTTCATATGTATCAACACTATTAAAAGTTCCTGTAGACGATTTCACCTGTGTTATCTAGAAATAAGGACCCCCGAGTTCACCATAAGTATCATCAACAATAGACAAATAATAAGATGAATCTTTAATAGGACCTGTTCCAGTGTTTGTATTACTTGACATATAAGTAACAAGAAAATTTATATATGATAATGTGTCCATATTTTCTTTTGCAGGTATGTCAACAGCTTTATCATTTGTAGGGATCAAATTTCTAGCAATAACAGCTTGTTTATTTTTCATACCATAGAAAACATCTAACAAACCGCTATTTTTATTTGTGTATAGCAATTCAAAAATTAAATCACTGGGTTTAGCATGTCTTGCAGGATAATTACTTGATGTTCCCATCAAGTTAACTGCATTACTAGTACAATATAAAGTGTAAGTTATTCTAGAACTAGCAAAATCAACATTTGAAGATAACTTGGTAATTATTGCTTCTTCCTCTTTGTATACAAATGTTGGTGCAGACCAATCACCGTATGTTATATAAATAGTACCATAACCAACACTACTAAAAATACGATCTAACTTGTTAGGATCATCTCCAGGAGTTATCTAATAAACCATAGAAATTACATACTAGTTAACAGACCCGTTTACTTTAGTTATATTTATACCGGTCATATAATCCGGATAACGTACTTTACTCTTTGCATTCTAACGTTCAAGAGACCCTTGTGCTGTATATGAGCCAAATGTATAATCACCTATTTTCAATATGATAAACGGGCTTTCTACTAATGTAGGATAAGACAATAATGATGTAGCTTTAGTACGTTGTAAACCTGTTGTGTTTACATTTTCAATCGTATCCGATTCTACATCTACAGAAACCTACTAGTACCTAACCTGTGGGACTACTTGCTGAGTAGAAGTACTTTTAAATTCAATGCTTGCTTTTGAAGATGTAGAACTAGTTGATAATGCTCCTGCACTCGACTTTTTATCGAATTCTTCTTGCGATAAAGCTCCTCCTGTGGTAGAATCAACATAACCTTTATTTGAAGTAGTTGTTGACCCACTTAAACGAACACATCCTACAACATTACTCTTATTCCTAATCTTCTAATGGACTCCGTCACCCTCAGACTGACTCCCACCACCAGTATTACCGCCAATACAATTTAATCTTCCATCATCTCTATAACTAACAAATATTTCAACATGTTGAGCACTATATCCAGCATTAAATACAAATACCAAAACATCACCAGGCTAAAGAGCATCAACACTAACATTAGATGCAGAAAGCCAACTTGAACATCCTGGTCCTAATCCATTTTTTCTTACATCATAACCAGCTTTGGCATAACACCACATAATAAAATATGCACACCAAGGCTAATTATTTGCTCCAAAATATAAACCATACTTATTATCATTATTATAGCCCTCTATGTAGCCAACTTCCTAACGGGCTATTGAAACAACTCTATCTCCTAAACTAGACATATATACACCTCTTATATATCATATCTTATAGAAGACATAACAGGAACTTTTACATAAGTACCAGGAACAGGAGGGACAAATGGGTCTTGTATGTGATTAAAACTACAAATTATCCAATAATAAGTAGGATTATTATAATACTACAGAGCGATTGTATCATAATTATCATTCTACTACACTTTATGTAACAAATATTCTGTACTATCATCTAAATAAGCTGTAGTTGAAGATTCATATTTATCATCTAAAGTATTATAATAAATAGGAAATAAACTATATCTAGATAATCTGTTATACACTTTATACTGCTTATCTGTTAAAATATTCATATAACCACTCCTTATCTAGCAAGTTTATATACTCTTCTTTCTAAAGTTGTTGACAAACCTCTATAAGACCCAGCTTTTGCAACTTCTTCTGCACCATAAGGATCCACTTCAGCAATCGTAAACTATAATTTGATGCTTGCATACTTACCGCTTCTTAAAATTGGTAAATTATAAGTTACATTGACACTTCCAATTATAACACCTTTAATGAATATATCGTCACCCATCCTTAATGCTACAAGAGGAGGATCCACCATCTTGTCCGTGGAGCTATAACGAGGAAGAACTGCTGACTATATATTCCTTACTAGTTGATCAACATAATCATCGTCCATTGTTGTTTTTAAATTACTCACTTGATAATTTATTTGTTGCATCATATCCCTATGCAAATCAAGTGTAATTGTTAACTAACGAGGACCAGAACTGCTATAAGAATATATTGGAGCTGATCTAGCAAGAGGTGTTGTTTGAGAGAAAGAGGCTGACATAGTATCTGTAATTGAATCAGCATACGTTGGAAGAACAACAAGAGTATCAGTATGATACAAATAAATATAGTTATCAATCATATTAAATATATACTTAGTCATTATTCCACCCCTTTACATACATATTTTCAGCATCTTTATCCAAATATCCATTAACATCCAATTTTCTTACACGAGTAGTATTATTTACCGTGTCATAAATTTTCTTCCGTAATATATCATTCCAAACACCTTTCATAGGTGCATATGTATCAGGATAATTAATAGACTTCTAAATTCTATGAACATTTTTCCAATACGGATCTTCATCATTCACAACATTCCACAGTAGATATTCAATCAATCTGGGTGAATAAGGTGTCTACTATGTATCATTCATCTATAATAAATATAGCTGATTTAGCATCAAAGAATTTTGTTCTCTTTTTGAAATTTCAGATATATATTCTGCATTAAAAACTTTCTTGCTTCTTTGATTGGTATAATCTCCTTCTAATACAGTTAAAGAAGAATTATTGCTTGTTGGAATCTATATTACTAAATATAAAAAGTGTTCATATTGTTTAAACAAATTCAAATCTTCTTTTGAAATATATTCTACATTTATCTTGTATGAAATAGGAGATTTAAATGATAATGAAGAGTATTGTTTAGAGTTCTAATAATCATATGAACATATTCTTGCAGTTAAATCGTGTTCTTTTTCATCTTTCTTATAACTGACTAAAGTATTGCCATTGATAAATGCAGGAGCCATTGATATGTTAGCGGTAGAATCAATTGCTATTGTATATGTTTGGTTTAATTTAATTGGAATAAGTGCTACTTTATAAGCACTTGTAACAGTTGTTACAACAATCCCACTAACAATTCTCAACCCTGACATAAACGTATTTGGAAAACAGTTGTAATAAGGCATTAAGTCAATATCTGTTTGGTCACGCAAACATCTTAAATATTCCCCTAGAACAACATGGGTTTTTGTGTCATAGTACCCTTTATCAGACAAATACCGATATGTAAACTTACTGTAGTAATTTCCGAAGATATACTCCTATTGAGGAACATATCTTGCATTCTAACCAACATATCCTGACTTTGTACACAAAATAATCTATTTTCTTAAAATATACTAGAACCCTTCAATAATAAAATCTCCAACCCTTACTGTCTGCATAGTTGGTAAAGGTGTATTATACATTAAAGATTTTATAAATTTACTCTATGTAGTATTTGTAAAGTACTTTTGCATATATACACCTCTTATAATGATGCCTTTATATTAGACAATCTTTCAGCCAACGATGCAGATGCAGTAACATCAATAGAACCATTAACAACACGTTCTTTTGTTGCATGAACATCTTTTCTATTTTCTTCAACATCAAATGTTTCATACAGCTACTCAAGTGCTGTATCTTCAAAGTGTGTTAATTTAACACGGATAGGTGAAGTTTGTAAATCAAATAACTATGCATATATATCACTAGCACCACGTATTAATGTAGCTTTTGAATCACGAGAAACTGCTTCAGCAGTTGTTTGGTCGGAATACCGTTGCAATGTAATTATCTATGAGTCTCCTGAACTTGAATTTGAAACAACTGAACTATATGAAGTTCCTGTAGCTGATGTAGCTCCACCATACCCAGTCAACCCCATAAACATATCTCCTCTTGAGTTATATTGATCCCACCCAAAATCAAATAAACTTGGAGCACCATTATATGCAACAGAAAGATTGCTTAAATCAGGCAAACCAACTTTTATTAAAGTTTGAGCTAGTTTAACAACACCTAATGTATTAGAAATCATGTCTCCAATAAGAGGAATTTCAGAAGCTAAATCCTGAACAATCTACATACCTGTCTGAGTTAACTTCCAATTTTTATATCCTTCTTGATTAGCAACAAAATCTGAAGTCCAGGAAAACAATACATTGCTAATCATGTTATCAATCTTATCTTTAAAATATGTACGACTATTTATATATGATAACTGATTAGAAGCTTCAGATAATGCTAATGAATAATTCATTCCTTGATTATATATAGCATTAATATCACTTGTGGTTAAATTTGTTGCTGACCTGAAGTCAGACAACGTCATGTTAAAAATATCTCCCCAAGCTGCTTTTGTTACTTGATTTGAAGTATTATGAGAAATATCTTGTAATAACTCAACAATAGATTTCATCAAATTATTAACACCTTCAGCATTCAACCCTTGTGTTAACATTGAAGAATAACTCATACCTGAACGAGATGCTGCCAATCCGAATAATGTTGTTAACTGATTATTTGAATTAAGAGCACTTACATTACCTGTTGTCAAATAATTCAAACCTTGTGCTAACATGCCAATAGCAGATTCTGACATACCTCTTGAATACAACGCTCCTAACCACTTTTGAACTGCATAATTATAAGATGTTGCTTGATCAACATTAAGTTGAGAACTTGCATCCAGAATAGCAGCGGAAACTGAATCATACAAACTATTTAAATAACTTGTATCTTTAAATTGAGAGTTTAAAAATTGTGTTAATGCAGCTTCTGCGCCAAGTTGAGAAGCTGTCATATCCGATTGTTGTAATCTAATTAAACGAGTTAATGACGCATCTAATGCATCGAATGTTGTAACCATTCTATCTCTTAACTCTTGTAAATATGCTCGTTCTTCTAGATTATATGCAATACCCTAATCTGCTAGCTATCCAACTTGTTTAATCAAATCAGATTGTTTTACATAAGGACTACTATCAAGACTCTTAGCAATATTCTTATATATTTTATTGAATGAATTATCCGACCCTTGTATACGAGCATCTATCTTACCCATATATTCAGCATAAACAGATGCATTAGTATCAATAATATTTGTTATGCCATCGTTCACTTGGTTAGACAATTTGCCTAATGCATTTACAACTTTTAAGATAGTACCAACAATCGGATTAGCTTGCATAGCAAAATCGGTAATATCTCCTCCATTACCAGAACCTGTACCGGAGCTTCCACCAGATTCTCTAATAGTTCTAATATTACTGTCTGCCTCTTCATTAATCTGTGCTCTTTCAGCGTCATCTGCGGCAGCAGCTAAAGCAGCTCTTCTCTATTCATTTATCCTTGTTATTTCTTGTTCAATAGATTGCTAACGTTTTAGCTGCTCATTCCATCTTGCAATAGGACCTAAACCTTTTAACTTTTCAGAATTTAAAGATTTCTGCATTGCTATTAATCTAGATGTTGCCTATTCCTATGAAAGCGTTGCAGAATTTAATGCTTCTGTTATCTATTGTTGTATTTCCGAATTATTTTCAGCATACTGTCTTAGATCTTTAATTGAAGCAGTAATACTAGCTCTTCTGTTAATCTCATCCTGCAATGCAGCTTGTTTTGACATAAGATTAACATTTTTGTAATACTCTGAGAATATCTTTTGACCTTTCGTTGACATTTCTTGTATTACTTTCAAAGCTTCTTTTGCATATAATTCAGAATTTATCTTCTATACTTCCTGTAAATTCTCCATTTTTTCATTATATGCCGACATAATATTTTTATATCCAACATTATCTGAAAAACGAGCCATTTATATTCTCACCCCTTATTTTGATCAACTTGATCTTTCAGCTATTGTATTTTCTGGTAATCTGCAATAATACAACGTACAATAGCTTCTCTTTCAGTAGGCGTCATCTAATAAATATCAGTATATGATGTATGGGTATGCTTTGATATTATATAGCCTTCATTGACGACTTCTTTATAGCGTTGATGTCTATATGGCTTACCCTCAGGCGTCAAGGCGGGGTCGAAAAAATTCATTTGTTGTTACAAGTACAACATTATAATCTAACCCGCATACATCACAAGTCATATTTAGATTTATGTCAACACCAATACTAGAATTAAATTTATCTGCATAAGTTAATATGTAATTAACATCTTTCATAGGTAATTTTTTTACCCATTCTTCAATGTTTATTGGGTCAGGAACCTTACCATCAACCAATCTAATTAAGGAGCATAGCAGATAAATCATAGTTGGATCAATATCCGCTTTTTTATTACGTTTTTTAAACTCTTTTACTCTTTCTTGCACTTTATCTAACATACGAGGAGTTTGTACATTCAAACAAATATGTTTTCCAGTTACAGGTAAATCAAATTCCAAATAATCCATGCATGATTCTGTAAATTCATTTACTTGCAGCTAATCCAAATCAACAGTTTCTTGTGCTAAACATCCACAATATGAACATCTACAAGTCATAGGATAGTTCTTACCGTAAGTAACTACACGAAGTTTATGAATTAAAAATTGATAATCACCTACACACATATCATAACATGATATAGGTAGATCCTCTATAATACAATCATCAATGATAGAACACATATTCTTATATGTTAATTCAGACGGGGAAAGACGTTTCATTTCATCTGCAGTTGTCATTGAACGAATAGTGATATGAGGGTCAAATTCTTCTTCGTAGATCTTACCTAAACTTGGTAGTATATAATTCTCTGAGATTGTAAAATCTTTTTTCATATTTCCTCCATAAATCATCATAAAAAAATACCTAACACCTGAAAGAGAGGAACAAGTGTTAGGCAATAAGATAACATATATAACTCTCTTTACAATATTTTACATTAATATTATACAATAAAAAGTTATCTATGTAACAGTAAAGAGAATTTTTCAAAAATTTATGAATTATCTGAAATTAAACTATCAAAATCAAACTATTTCGGATCTTTTTTTCTAGTAAACTGAACTCCGCTTTGATTACCTTTCTAAAACTATGTCTTTGTACGAGCCCACCTATTTGAAACATCCAAAGTATCAGAGTCTGTTTTCATATTATCATCATCTGAATCAAGATCCAACTGAACAGGTTCTTGATATTCTTGCTGATAAATAGCTGGATAAATAATATCAGCATACAACTTTTGGTAATGTTTTTCCATATAATTTACATAGTTATGTATTACTGAACTTACTTTAACAAGCCAACTATTATTTGATAAAATCAACATTATATGTTTACAACCAGGACCTTTATCATCAAGTGGGTTAGTTATAGGAGAAGGTATATCCTATGCAGGTCCACTAGTTATATCATTTTTTGTTGCCCAGTATGAAAACCTATAATAAAAATCAGGACAGGAACAATGAATATAAACATCTTCTCGGTTAAAAGCGGCAATAAGTGCTTTTGTTACTACACGTAAATTAAATGTGTCATAAGTTTTTACAGCTTTTGAAAGTTCTTCTAAAAACCCTCCAAACTTGATTGTCACAACATAATCATCTGTTTCACCGTTAACATTGATATTAACATCAAGGATACCATCCTTAAAGAGTTTATTCATATCAAGCTAGTTATATGATTTAACAGATTTTGAAAATTTTGATTTTAATCTACGTTCATAACGATTTTTTCCTAAATATTGATTATTAGGTGCATAATTAGCTCCCTTTTTTGACTTATTTATAAGTTCTCTACGATTGTCCTCATAAATATGTTTCAAAAGATCACCTCTTATTTACACCTATCTTTAAATGTTATTTCATAAGATTCTTCTAATCTCTAAATAAGTTGTCCCCTTGACAAACATTCTAAAGATAACTTACTGGACAATGCAGAATTCATTGCATCTTTTAAACTCTATAAAAGACCTAAATTCCTAATATCTTTAAAAAGCTAATTACCTTTTCCATATTCACCATCAACAGCAATGGAATTAGTTCTCATAAGATAAAGGTTATTTATCGTATTAACAATTTCATCATAATCTCCTGATGAAATAACATTACTGATATGTTCTTTCCACTAACCTAATTCTTTTTCTGTATTGTGCTTAGTATAAGATTTAATTGGTTTAGGTTCTTTTATCCAAACATTATCGCATATTGAATATATTCCATTTGAAACTGTTGTGCTACGTATATCTTGTATATATAGCTCAATTTCAATACCATGTATCTTTATATCCATATCCTTATTAAAGGATGCTTTCTTTGCATTATAAAGCTATTGAAGTAATTCATCTGGAGCATCAATAATATCAAAGTTAGCTATTACATGTAAATCTAAATCGGATTTATCAGTATAATTGTAACTTGCGTTACTTCCACATACTTGAGCATCAACAATCTGTATTGGAACATCTATATACTATTCAAAGGAAGAAACTATCTCAATTAACTTTTCTCTAACATCAGGCAACATCATATGACTATTTGAATCCCAAATCTTCGGATTCAAATTATCATGCACCTATATATCCTCATATAGTTTTAGCATCAATAATCCTCATCCTCATCACCGAATTCATCTAGACGATCATCTTCAAACGCATTAAATAATCCATGAAAATCATAAATTAATTTACCGTAAGAATTTTTTATGCCATAGACACAGGGGAATCCAGCACCATCATCTATTGAATCTAAATAATCTGTATATCCAAATTTTCCTTGTCGTTCAATCAATTCCCACATCTCATAATCAGAATCGGATGTGATTTCTCCGTCAATATCGCCTACATACTCCTTAAACATTTCCCATGCTGCTTGACGAAGGACTTCAGTATCATTTGGTGCATAAATTGTTTTAGTATAAAAACTATCTTTGCCACCACCACGTGAGGCAGCTGCATAGTTGTCACAAATATAAACTGTATATTCCTTATCAACACTCTCATTTAATGCACTTAGATGCGGATTAAACTTCATAAAGTTTTTCCCTCCTGAGTTATAAAATACATTTTTAAACATATTTGACTATAAAAATAAATTTAAAAATAAACTTTATTATCAAAATAAATTTGTGTGCGGTAATCTATAATAGAAACAAATCATATATTGCTGTCCCGCACACATATTTATTATAAAGGAAACTTTCTTATTTTACAACTTTACAATTAATTAGATATCTTCAGAAGTATCAATTTCAGCTCTATCATATTCAATAGTAGCAGTTAACTTATGCTTATCATTTGAATCAGAATCATAAGAATCTTCTGAAATACTGGAAATCCAACAACCATGTAGCAACCATTTACGAACTAATTGATAATCTGGTGAATACTCCATCAGATAACAATCTTTCTTATAATCGCTTGCAAGGCCAACTTTTTCTGTACGAACATTGTATGACAAGTTCTGCCATGCCATCAATGCTTCCTTGCTCTGGATTCCAATGTAATCATTAATTACAATATTACCACTACCAAAGGAAGGAACACCTGCAAACTTAAATTCGTTATTTCCTCTACGAACTTTAATTGCATCTTGTGAGAAGTGTGGTACAGGAGCTGATGAACAAGACAGGCGCAACACTTCTTGAGCATTAGGAACTCTAGCATTTGTTTCCGTTCCAGTGTATCCAGGCTTTACAATGTTGTCAATATTTGTTACAACAAATTCAAAGTTATTACTACGTTGAATTTCATACAGATTTGGATTATCTGCTAGATGATATGTACCATGTGAAACAGGATCGGGAGTTGCCACAGTACTTGGATTATATTTAATAGCCATTATTTATTCCTCCTCCTGAATTATTCACCAGTTGTAACTTCCTCATCACTGAGGACAACACTAATTTCAAACTGATCTACAGCATAAATAGGATAAATTCTTATTGTTGCTGACAATTTTGCTTTATTGTCTGATTGGTTCTTAATCAACTTATAGCTTGAAATACCTCCACCAGACACTAACTGGTCTAACAGAGGAGTCATATATGACTTAAAATTAACCCACAAGATATCAGTATTCTGTTCGAACAAAAGGCGCTGAGCACTAATAAATGCAAGTTTCTTAATGTCACAAACCATGTTGCGTAAGTTTAGATATCCCATAGCACTTCCAACACGATTTTCAGTTGACAATCTCAAAGTACGATTACCCCACAAGCAATAACCATAACCATTAATATATGTAATAGCATTGATTGATGAACCATAATCATTGTTTCCATTTTCTGGTTGATAGTTATCAGCAATAGCATTCGTCAATTTATCGTCAGTGTTTAAACTTGACAGCAGAGGAACTTGGCCTCTTGAAACACCAGCAATAGCTAACCAACTTGGATTAGTTCTAATTGACTTTGCCAAAGAAAGGAAATAAGCATAAGAAGCAGGGAAACGTCTAGTACCATAAGTTGAATATCTATCTGTTGCATAGTTTGCCCAAGGAGTAAACATAACAGCAAACAAATCTTCATCACTACCGGCGGGGAATGCACCAGCATTATTAACTACAGAAAATACTGAATCTTTGCCAGTTAGAGGACGAGATGGATTATCGGTGTGGTCAATAAATGCAATACAATCACCACGAGCTTTTGCTAACTGTGCCATCAAACGAGCAATGCTACCAGGACTGTTACTGCTTAAAGGCATATTGTATTCAAATGTTGGATACGCACCACTTGTTAAATACTTGATGTCTAATCCTTTATCAATCAAGCTACCATTAACTGAATAGCAATCTCCTGCAAGATATTGATACATATTCTCAACAGTAACATCATAGGAAGCGCTTGCTGTTTCTGAAACTTCATTTACACGTTCATAGACAACACGAAGTCCTTGAGACAATAGCATAACTGCTTCTACATATGATGGATCAAAATCACCTTGCTGGAACATTATGATTTTATCACCACTTGTGGAAACAGGACCACTCGGTGTTGCAGTAGCAGAAAAACTTGCCGGGTAATACTGTTCTGTTTTGAATACAGGAGCATCATATCCAAAATACTTCCAGAAGTCAGCAAGTGAATTACATAGTGTAGGAACATGAGGTTTAGCAGATTGCTCACCCTCATCTAAACTTGCAATGGAGAATCCTGGAATATAAACAACGTCATGATTGTCAGTACCAAATATATTTGTGGTATTGTCAATTTCGTTTATTATAATTCTGTTCATTAAATTTCTCCTCTAAAATTATACAGAAATCTTTTCAATTATATAATCTTCATCATCTTTACGAACATCAACATATAGGCCGTCACCACTCATAGTAACAACACCTCTATCTCTAATATCCCAAAGATAAGCGTCATCTACAACAAAAGTTAAAGACATTCTATAAAATTGACCAGTAACCAATCTTTCAGGAATGTCAGAATTATCTTCAATATCAGAAGATAATATCATATTTGCATTGTGTTCAAGGTTTATTCCTTGATATGGAATAATCACTTTAAATGTTGGATGGTTTATAATGTTAAATACAATATCTCGCATAAAAGAGTCTGCTTCTTTTAAATAACGAGCATATACATCTATTTGGTAAGGTATACTAATAGGTATTGCATTGATTTGTATTGCAACTTTATCATTAGCATCTTTTGTAATACCGTCATAAGACATAACCCTTTTATTAGGATTACTTAATGAGTATCCTCCTCTACGAGACAAACAAATTATAGGCAACTGTATTGGTTTATCTTCTGTTTTATCAGCAATAGTTTGAAACATACGAGATGTTTCATTAGGCCCATACACCTGAATTTGTGTATTTTCAGTCCAAGACTTCAATTTACTAACTAATGCTTCATCATAAATATATACAGATATAACAGTCACCTCTCTAACATATAAACATCATAAAAATGTTTCTAATGTTTATTTATAGCATCAAAAACATCTGTAAATATATGAGAACCTCTAACATTTAATGTTCCAAAATTTATAAGTTTACATAAATCAATCAATCTAACATGTGTTCCTGCATAATGAACATTTGGATCAATTTCTATGACACATTTATTATCATAAAGATTATACACAAGATTATATGTTGCAGTCAACAATATCTCTCTACTTGAATATTTTTTCTTATATATGCTCTAGAACTCTGCAACAGAATTTAAAGCGTTATCAATAGATACGAACACTTTCTATTTTGACTACATGCGTATTTCAGACTGAACATATTTTATTATCCAAAAAATAAAATCTTTATCTGTGTTATAATTTAATACAATATTCATTATACATACATATTATCAGTTTCTTGACTAATTAAATTAAAACTACTATGTGAGTAATCATAGCTATCTTCAGGAATAAACGTGTCTTCATATTCAGGAACAATTTCACACGAAATGGACGATGGATAAATCATTGCAGTGCTCATACTTACAACTCTAAACAAACGCCCTTTAGAATTATCTATTGCTCCTGGAACAATAAATAAAGCTCCCTACTGAATGTTTGGTAAATCATAAGGCACATGTATAATTGATGAACCTTCTTGTAATTCAGAAATCCAACCTAATTTACGGAGTGTTTTCTAATCAGGATGTTCATCAAAAATACACCCTACAAGCATCGGCGGTTCATAACAACTTTCAATTTCAGCATATGTTGTATAATGCTTACCAGGATAAGGTGCTCGATATATTACTTGTATACCGAGCAACTTAACCATTTCATTGAAATATTGACGATGTAACTTTATATCAGGAGTTAATAATTTACCATATTTAGGTTGTTCCATATATTACATCCCCTTTATTTAAAGTACATCATTTATCAGATGAAACAACCTGATAATTACCTTTCTGGTCTTTAACAAGACCAAATCCAGCTTTCTTCAATAATTGTTGTGTACAATTTAATACTTTATGAGAATTAGCAATATCAAAGTCAATCCATTTTTGATAACGGCTTAATTCATCATCAAAACTTTCATGTACTTTATTGTTCTACTTACTATTGTCATTAGTTAACGAATCTTTTTTTTAGTTTTTCTTGAACTTCTTAGTGATTCGTTGACCCTACGACGTCTGAAAGATTCATATACATCAGTATTTGCATAAGAACCAACGAAGTGTTTAATGGCAGTTTCAATTTCTGCCCAGCTATGACCTTTCATTTTTTGGAAAAGGTTATCCATGAAGTCAGATTCAATACCAAAATCTACTCCACCTGCTTCTCTATCGCCATCTTTAGTATAGAAGAAGTCATAACCATTACCACCTTGAATTGATGGTTCAGACCACAAACCTAATTCATCTAAAGCATCATTGAAGATGTCTAAGAATGGATGAACATCACCATCTTCATACCAATCGTATTCACGATCTGGATTAAAGGTTCCACTGGCTGCTTCTTTCAGTTTACGTTTGCTTTCATAGATGTCGTTATTCATATACTTGTCATCTATTTGTATATTTCGAGGAATGTAGATAATGCCATAAGATTCCAAGTCTGCGAATATATCGATAACATCGTCTACGTCTACACCAACAGAAGCTGCAAAATCTTCAAAAACTTTAGTTCCACGATAATTCTTTACAAAACGCTTGATAGTATTAACTTGGTCATCCCAGTCCATGCTATACCAATCTGTATTGGCTTCTTTCAGTTTACGTTTGCTTTCATTAACCCTACGACTTCTGACAGATTCATTCTTAGAACGTTCTTTTGCCTTACCTGTCTTAATAGTTCCGAGATTATCACCTTTTAGAATGATGTTATAAATATACTGCAAAGCCTTAACATGATCCTTCATAGCACGCAAACGTCCATTAATCTCTGTCACCTTTGCATTACCTTCCAAAGGACTCAAAATATCTTCAACAACAGCTCTCAGATCTTGCAAAGATGTAGCACTATCAATACGATCTTTATTTGAAAGGATCATGCTGGAAATACTTCCTGCCTTCTTACTCATATCAGGATGAGCATGAGCAGCAGAAGCTTCTGTCAAAGGCTTCTTTGTGTTTGAATCATAACGCTTATCAAATGCTTCATTAATTGTTTTGTAAAAATTAACCATAAATTAACCTCTCTTTAATGTGCCATATAAACGAACAGATTTACCTGTTTGAGAATCTTTACCACGGTAATTATAATTGAATGATTCAACAACAAGTTGTTTATTATTCAAAGATCCAGAAATTGCAAAGGATTTCTTACCACGACTAATTTGAGCATTTTCACCAACAAATTTAAATGAATTATTTTTGTTGCTCTTTGCTTCAAAAATGAATTGTGTATTCTTTGTATTACCTGATTTAAATGTGATAAGTCCTTCAACAGTTAATTTCTTTCCAGAAGTTTTAACAGCTGTTGTTTTATACTTATCAACATTTTCATAAACTCTCTTTAGATAACCTTCACCAAGTTCATCAAATGATTGTTCATCAAAATCATCTATATCTAGATCAGCATTTTCAGAATTTAATTCAGCATCTTCGGAGTTTACATCGTCGGTATGTAACTCAATATCTTGTTGTGTTTCATCAGAAACAGGAACAATTGTTGTTTCAACAGGTGTAGAAGAAACAGTTACTTTACCATCATTATCTTGACTCATAGACAACACTTGATCGTCTGTTTCAACTTCAACTCTTTCTAAAGACTCATCAGTTTTACGTTTCAATAACTTATCAATTGTCTGCTGATTACGCTCTTTACTGTCACTGTAAGTCTTTCTACGCCATCTAGCGTCATTATCAATAGCTGCCATAGCATCATTATGACGATTTATCTCTTTCTGACGTCTGTCTTCAGCGTTTGCATCAATACTGTTCAATTCCTTATTTGCAAAGTTTCTTGAATGCAATGCATTTTTCATTTGCTGAACAGGTTCCTGCATGTTTGCAGAATTCGCGATGTTCCTCTAACGCTGATATGTCTAACGATATCTTCCACGAGCGTCATGACTGTCTGTTGTATCTGAACTACGAAATGCCAAGTACAAGTCCTTGTTGTTTTTTGCTCTAGGTCCCATCTTACGAGCCCTGTCTGCTAAGTTCACTTTATCCGAGTCTTGCCCACGTCTACGTTGAACTAATTTATTCCAGTCCTTATCAACTATATTCTTCGTACCGGAATCACGAGATAGACCATATTTAGCTAAAACTGCTTTTTCATCAGGTGTTAATGCAGCATTAGCTCTCTGTTGTGTTTTAGTATAAATATTTGCAAGAATAGCTGTATCTGCTTCATCTTCATCTGACATTTCTGCTTCATTCAAACGTTTCAAGCATTCTTGAATACGATTTCTCCATGATTCAAATTCAGAATCATCATCTTCATCTTCATCCTCGTCATAGTCATCATCTTCATCTTGATCGTCATCATCTTCGTCAGATTCATCAAAAGGTGCTACTTGTCCTACAACTTTAAAACCATCAGATGTATAGCAGAATGGGCATTCTTCACCAACGTTAGCCAGTTCTCCATCATCAATAACAACTTCATTGGGGTCTTTATATTGTTTTGAATGACAAACAACACAATCCAAGATAACTTTACCAACATAGCTATCTTCTAAATCATCTTCTGTTTCAGCATTAGGATCAATCACTTCAACAGAATCATCTACATCTATGCCCATGAAATCTTTCATGTCTTTGACGGCATCTTTATCATTCAAATTAAATTCCTCTTCATTCAGCATTTCTAGCTGCTTAAAGGCTTCATTCAAATAATTATTCATATAAATGTTTCTCCTAATTCATCATAGCATCAATCAACAGGGTACAACAAAGTTGCATTGTCTACAAGATGCTATCTAAGTTCACTAAGTTCAGAGTTTCCTTCATCGAGAAGCTACTATCCATCTTGCTGCCAAAGAGCATTAGACTATGTAAAACGAGAACGAATACGTCCTACTGCGATTTTAGCTAAAGCAACTGACATACGCATTAAAATATCAATCCAATAATCAGATTTAATATCTTCAATATTATCGTAACGACAAACATACTCAATAGTAATCATCTATGGAGCATTTGTTGCTACATTTACATACAACATATTCTATTCCTTGTTATACATGAATGATAAATCTGTTGTTGTAGTATTACGTATCTATAGAAGAGTATTATATGCCATATAGTTATATGCATAGTTCTAAAACTCTGCCATATTACCTGTACCAGACACCATCTACCACTAAGAAGCAAGCATGGGGTCTGTAGGAGTTAATGAATTTCCGCTACTAGAAGCAAATCCATCTGTACGATAAATACGAGAAACAGAACTTACTTTTATGGGGTTACCTTCATCATCTGTTACTTCTGACAAATTAATACAACTTTTATAAGGAATAGTTATTAGTTTTGTACTATCTATGTATCTACGTATTTCTCTTAAAGCACTATTTAATATGCTATCAAGAGTGCTATCACTTAACTCTAAATCTAATACTCCGCCAGTGAGTTTCAACCGTAGCTCTTCTCTATATGCACTCATATTCATGGAACCACGTCACTCCTCACTTATATAAAAATTTAACGTAGAAGTCTTGTATGACTCCTACGTTATCTTATACAATTTATTAAGTGCCTTGAGATGCAGCAACACTTACTTCCTTACCACCAACAGTAACATGGACGGTTTCACCATCTTTATACAACTGAACATCAGGAGTAGCATCTTCTGCTACAGGAATCTGGGTTGCTTGGAACATGATATTCAGCTTACCATCTTTTTCATAAATAAACATTGTTTTTAATCTCCTTTAAACCAAATATACGTCGATTGACCTGCATCAAAGATTTCAACAAAACCAGCTTCTAACATAAGGACTTCATTTGATGTACCTTTTCCATAATTAGTCCCAAATAACTGATCAAAACCTCTTTGACGAAGTAAATTATCGGTTATATGTTTACCTGTTTTCATGTTATACCAATGTTTACCAATAGAATAACCTTTGAAAGTAAATCTTAACTTAGTATACACATCACCATTAAATTTTGACCAATCACAATAACTAATTATAGATTGAGGATCATAATGCTTAACAAAGTAACAAAACAGCTTTTCAGCTCCACCTATAACATTATAAGAAGAACAGTATCTAATCAATTCATACTCATAGTTCTTATTATAACGAGGCTTTCCAAATGTCATAATAGAAACAAGTTCATCATCATAGTATAGACCTAATCTAATAGAATCTCTTGCATAACCTTGTAAATGGTATGTATTTAAATACTCACGTGTTGTACTTAAATCCACATCTCGTACTTCACATTTACGAGCATATACAGTTTCACGAGGTTTAAGCTGCATTATGATTTTGTCTATATCATCCCAATCCCAAACACAAATACATCTATAGCCATTTTCTCGAGCTAACTTTGACTTATTATAATGGTAATCTTTCGTTAACCCTTCATAATCACCATGAGTACCCCAAGTAGAATTATGCGTAGATGTAGGATTTATTTCAACAAGAGTATGATTAACAATGAAGTCATAACTTCTGTTACTTATAGGAAATTCTCTGCTGTATTCATTACAACCTATATCTGTATATGAATATGTAAATCCTTCAGAGCATAACAAATCTTCAAAAGCTTGGTTATGTTTAGAATTATTTCCTTTACATCTAGCTTCAGGCCTCATACAAGCAAAAGCATACCCATATTTTTTTAAACAAGTTTCACTACGAGCTTGATTAAGTTTATCTATTTCGGATTTACTTTTTTGATTCCAAGTCTACTTACAAGACTTACTTATTTGATCATAATAATCTTTCTCTGTAATACCTTTATTTGCAAGGTTACGCATCAGTGTTTCATGTACGTGTTTATAGTAGAGGTCTTTTCCTCCTGCTTTATCATACTTAGATTGTAAGACTAATGTACTAGCTTGTTCTTTAGACTTATGACAGTTGAATGATTCAATAACTCTATCCACCATGTGATCTGATAAATCATAATAATTCATCATAAATTCACGCGTTTGGTTTTGGTTTATGTATAATTCAATAAATTCATGCTTATCTATACGCTTTAACGCATTTTCTAACATACTTTGTCTATGAGCAGTTCTAGCAGCTGAAAGTAACTCAGGTGATTTTACCAAGTTAAATTCTGCAAGCTTATCGTATACCCATCTAGCAGGAACTTGAAGTTTTTTCGCTATATTATCCTTTGAAATATTCTATACAATATATAGATCATACAAAGTTTCATACGTCAATTTAGAAGCATCTGGGTTATCATATAATGTTTTCATTCTGTATCTCCCCCAACAAGATTACAAACTGTAGAGGTAACTTATTAGTTGAGGTAATAAGAACACTGGCCGGTGCTGTCCCTCTACAGCTCGTATATTTATTATAATGTAAGGCAGCCGAAAAATCAACTGCCTTGCACTAACATTACATGAAATTTAATTAGGCAATAACTTTACCCTTAACAATCAGATCCTTGTTCAGAACCTTCAAATCATATAGAGTAGACCAACCCTATGAAGTACCACCATCAGCATACTGCAGAAGTTGAGTAGGTACAATAGCCATATATGGAGCGTAAACAGCAACAGAGCTCATGAAGTCGTCACCATTAACACCGATCAGATATTCACCTGATGCAAGAGCAGGAGAAACATAAACACGCAGGCTATTCAGCGTACCTGCGAAGTAAGGACCATTAACGGTACCAGCAGGAGCTGCATTCCAACCTTTAATGAAGGTCAGTACAGGCAATACGCTAGAAGAAATGATCATATAGTTAGGTGCAAATTTCTTTGTACGATCATAGATCATTTGACGTGCAATTTCTACAACTTCGGTAAATCCTTCATAGTGTTCAGCCTTTGAAACACCAACAGGCAATGTTTTACTCCAGGTCAGTTCGGGTTGAACCATACCAGCTGTTTCGTCAAGCAGATTGATAATTTCGGTATCGATTTCATAGCTCAATTCACCAACAGCTTGTTCTGCCAGAGAATCGCCCAGGTCGAAACCATAGTCAGTCTTAGCTTGGAAAGCAGCAATCTGGCTGAAGTATACAGCGATTCTACGAGCTTTTGCTACCAGAGGAATGCTGTCCATTTCAGCTTTGATAGTAGGCAGTGAGTTTTGAGGAATAACGATGTTATCATAGACGTATGCTACTTTAACTTTCATGCCACTTGCAAGAGCAGTACCAGAAGCACCATTCTTCAGAGTCAATGTCTTACCATCTGCGCCAACAGTAACTGTTGCATCATCAGCAACAGCAACAGGACTACCACTATTGTCAATAGCAGTAATACGAGGCTTTGCATCAGCTGCATCACCGGAATAAACAGGGAACCAAGAGGCTGTTACAACACCAGTTTCATCAGATAGTGTAAATTCTTCCACCAAACGAGCAGAAGTATAGTTAGGAACAGCATCGCCCAGACGGAATGGGCTATTCAGTTCATGTCCAGAAGGAACATCACCTTTAGCAGTTCCGGTGGTGTACTTCAAATATGTAACCAAAAACGTTACGGATAATTCATTAGCTTTTCTTTGCTTTTAAACGACCTTTAGTAAAGCCTTCTGGTATTTCTTCGGAGTCTTTACGCATAATTTCTCTCTCACCATTATTATACCAGCATCTTCCAACAACTTTCTAACGAAATTTTTCAATAGAAAGTTCTGAAACCACTCTACCTTTTTGATCCGGAAATGGGTTCTTTAATCTACCTTTAATATAACCTTCAGGAACATTGCATAACTAAAACATGTGTTCTTCTACACCATTATTATACCAGCAAGATCCTGTTTTCAATTCTTTGTTTCTTTGGATGCATAAATCAGAAGGTGTTTTTCCTGTGTTTGCCAACCTGATTTTATCAACCCACTCTTTGGTGTGAACAACTTTCTTTAATGTTTCACTACGTTTCTGATTTGAACTTCTAGACTAAGTTTTTCCTGTCCAAAAAGCCATCTTTAAGCGTGTTTGTTCATCAGGATCTACAACACCATCTCCACCAGAAGTTAAATTATATCCGTTAGGAACTCTACAATTATAAAACCTTATATAATATTTTTCTAAGTTATTAAGGTCTTCATAAGAATCAGCTATATCTACTAACTCTCTTGTAAAGTTTTCTAATCCATATTTTTCAATACTTTTGTTAATTAAAGTACCACTAGTTATATATGATTCATCTAACTCTGGTTTCGAATATTTATGTTTTCCAACATACTATTTATTTGTTATATTATTAGTAATTAAATAAATATACCCATACATTATATAAATATTCCCTTCATGAACATTTATTATTTTAAAAGTAGTAATCTAAATAATGAAGGTATTTAGAAACACTGGCCGGTGCTGTCCTACATTTTAAGCCTCAAATTATCCTCTTTATATCACTATAAAGTTCAGACTATATCATCATCCAAATTCGTTTTAACCTACATTGGATGCCTCGCACTTCGAAAACATTTGTTTTCTACTCTACTCGTTTATTCTCATGAGTATTTCTCTCACGATATACTTTCGATAGTCGTTGAACCTTCTCGTCATAGACGAGCTTGGCTGCTGATTGTCTTTATTACTTTGAAGTCAATAATAAAGAGTTTCCAGCAATTCACGAGGTTTTTTCATGTATGTCACCATACACGGGATACATTACACTCTATATCCAGACATACTTGACATTGGATGTACCAAAACTAGATCGTGTGCAATCAAATTAGGACAATTATCTTACGAATAAATCGTTTCCATTTATTCTCTCTATGTCACCATAGAAGTTGAGACTATATCTTGATCCTTACTTGTTTTATCCTCATAAGGACCCACAGCACTTCGAACTCACTTGAGTCCTACTCTACTCGTTTACTCATACAAGTTTTTCTCTTGTACTACACTTTCGATAGTCGTTGAACCTTCCGCTGTAAGCAGCGGCTTGGCTGCTGATTGTCTTTTAATAATTGCACTATATTAAAAGAGTTTCCAGCAATTCACTGTGTTTTCTTTATTTATAACTTAATAATAAGTTATAAATAAATTACCATAAGTATTTAATACTTACAGCCCCTCATTAGTTAAGGGCAACATTTGTCAAGTTCAAGCAGAACTTCTTCCATAGGCCCATGTCACTACGCTGAGTACCAGAACTTGCATCAAAAGATTCGTTCATAAAACGCGTAATATTATCCATTTTATCTTACGAATAATTCGTTTCCAATTATTCTCTATATGTCACCATATAGATGAGACTATATCATCAACTTATATTGTGTTACCCTTTATAAGTTGCCAGACGCTTCCATCTCACTTAAGATGTACTCTACTCGCTTCTTCATGCAAGTGTTTCTCTTGCACTATGCTTTCGATAGTCGTTGCACCTTCCTTGTTATTATTTAACAAGGCTTGGCTCATGATTGTCTTATGCACCGCGTTTAATATACATAAGAGTTTCCATGAATTCATCTGGTTTTGTTACAATTTTTAATACGGTTATTTACCTTTAACATACCCTTGACTTAAATAATATTCAAGTTCATCAGGATTAATATATTTTAATTTTCCATCTTTGCTAACACCAATTTTTGAACAATTATATTGTGGAGCTTTTCTTACAAACTGCTTAAATTTTGATCTACCATATTTAAATCCTTGTTCTAAATATGTATTAACATTATCCTAAGCTACTAAAACAGACTTATCGTCTTTATACATCCAACGCCTATTTTCTTCCTTCTAATTAGGTCGTGTAGCTATCCTACCTTTACGATAACCTTTTTCAAGATAAACAGGAATATCTTCTTCCTTTACATAAATAACAACATTATCATCGGTCATCACTGTCAACTTTTTCTTAGCGTCACTCATATGCTATAGCTGCAATGAATTTCTCGGACGATTGCCTCTACGATAACCTTCAGCTTCAAAGCTAGATATCAAGCATTCCGGGACCATAATAACATCATCAGTGGTTTGATTATACATAAATTTCAAACCTCTATTATAAGGAAGTCCTGTAGATCCTTTAGATATGTTATAAAATTCTGAGCTGTTTACAGCATCATAAATATCAATCCAATATTCTTCAGCTTTATTCAGCTCTTCAGCAGTCATACATTCCTAAATAACTATACGTTTTACATCACATTTAGGTGTATTCTTAAAATCTTTTACGAACTATACTCCAGAACCATAATAAGTTTCATCAAATTGAGAAGCTTTATGTTGCCCAATATAAAATTTATCTGTTTGAGGTAAATACGTTAAATATACATAACCGTACATAATTTATGACTCCTTAGACTTGATAACTTAGTAGGTCGACCATTACCAAGCCTAAGTTATCACATGTAAATTGTAAACTCAGTATACATTACTGCATACTGCCTCTCAAATTAAAGGCATTTCGCGACAACCAACTTACGGTTGGTACTCATGGTTTCGCCGCCATTCTGACGAGCATAAACAGATTCTGCAATTTGCAGACGTTTCTTATAGTTTTCAAACAATTGATTTGCCATTATATATAAATCTCCTATCAAAAATCATTTTAGCTTTGCGATTGACAACAATTGACTATCAACATCATCTTCACTACAACTATTATCAACTACAGGAGGTTTTTCTGCGTTGCGTACCTTCATTACCAATCCTTCTTGTAATTTAGAATTAAATGGTAATCTACTCATACTTAAGCTATAGGATTGCAAATCTTCACAGACTTTATCAATATCTGTAAATGTATAACTTTCTGACAAACGACTTGTTATATCAGAAGTACTTACACCGAGTCTAACAGCTTGCGATTTTATATATTTATCAACAGCTGTTTGTGCAATCTTCTTATATTTTTCAACAAGATTATTTGCATTCTCTAGCTTCTTTGCATACTGTTTTCTACAAATATCTAAGTCTTTTGTTAGATTTGAAACATTTTCTTGCAATGTTTTTTCTTTTGCTGAAAATTGTGCTGTCAATCTGTTTCGTTCTTCAGTCAACTATGCTACGTTACGTCTTGTATTCTTTACATCTTCATTTAAAGAAACAACCTAACGTCTTACATTTGCTGAATTACGCTTACTTTCACTTAATTGTTCTTTTAATGATTGAATTAAATCATTTTTGCTATCTAACTGTGTTTTTGTTTTTTCGTAGAGCTCATTAAGTATAGGCACATTAGCAGCTTCACCATTTAACTTAACAATAGCTTTTTTATACCTACTAATTTGTTCTTCATTCTTAGCTTCCTTAGTATAACTAACCGACAACTTTTCTTGAAGTGTTAATATGGTGGATTCTAATGTTTTAACCTTCTTTAATGCCTCTTGAAGTTCCTTCACCACGGCCTCGGAATCTTCGACTGCCACAGTATCCGTACCTTCATCTATATCATCAACAGCAGATTGCTGTTCGTAACTAATATCTAAATCCTTTAAGCAAGTTTCCATTACTTTTCTTTCATCTGGAGTAGCTTTACTTAAAGACTCATTCAAAGCAGTTTTTAACGAAACATTTTGTAAATTTTCTTTTACTACATGCATTCTAGCATCTTTAACTGCTGGCAATAAAACAGCATCAAAACATACAAAATCATAAGTATCTGGATCTACTACTTCATCACCATTTGCATCGGTGTAAGTATCACCAGAACCACGACTACTGATACCAATCTTATATCCAAAATCAGCCAAAGTTTTTAAGATACGACCACAAGGAGTATCTAATATATAGAAACGAGCATAAAGTTTTCCATCGTCATGCTTTACAGGCTTTTCTTTTAAAGCAATAGCAATCTTTTCTGTATCAACTTCTTGACGATCAGTAGGATGTTGACTTTCTCCGAAAATCCCTCCTGATTCTAAAAGTTCATTTACAATCTCACTGTCAAAAACTTTTTGCCACAACTTGTCAGAGTACTTTCTACCATTACGTGTAGGATTTATAATATCAGCCACAGGTCCTTCTAACACACCTAATACAGCAGGGTTAGATGTATCTGCTTTATAAATAAAATCTTCTTGCTTATAATCCATGTGTTACAAACCTCTGTACTTCTAATAATATTACTTTACAGTATTAAAGTAGATCAATTGATTATAATTTAGCACTAAATGATTATAAATTTCTTTCAAAAATTTTTCAAAAACCCTTGAAAACCATACCTGTTTCATTGTATTAAATATCATATTTAATTATATTTAATATTCAAATAATTGAATATAAGTATAAGATAGATAGTAATTAAAATGAATAAGATATAATAAATATAATATTCAATAAATTATGAGGTATTTATATTGTATAGAGGTAACTTTAGTTAACTAAAGTTACCTTATAATCATGTATTATTTTTTATTTCTATAACATGTTTCAAGTACTTTTATATCTGCTTTAATCAACTAAAGTACTTTAATACACGGGATAAGATCAAATGTTTTTAGATAATATGCTAAACATTTATAAACTTCATCTAGACGTGTAAAATCATAAAACATCTATTTATCTTCTACATCTTTTGAAAACAGTAACACCTAAAGAGTATATGAATTTAATGTTGTTAAAACATCTTGTGGTTCTTCCAAATCTTTCATTATATTAATATATAATGATGATTTTTTACTGTTGTAACTTTTTCGTAATTTTTCATAGAAACGAGTTAAATCAAGTTCTCTATTTTCATTAATAAATTGTAATACTTCAACGGAAGGACCATTATCTTTGATTACTTGTTTTACATATTGTGTACAATCAATTCCTTTATCAGTTAATTCTGATAATAAAACTAAGCAATCATTCTTTGTTATAGCCATAAGTAATTCCTTTCGATATAATCGACTAGTTTATTAAAATTCTTGTGTATTATCTGTGAAATCCATATTTAATTGATCAGGTGTTGGTAGTATTTGTTCTGCGTTATTTTCTTCTTCCGCTTCCTCTTCAACATCTGGTTCATCCATCTGAGGATTATCTGATGTACTTGGAGGAGTCATAGGATTACGACTTGGCCCTAAATCAATATCAATATCATGATTATCAGGTCCTTCTTCATTGTTTACATTTTCAGGCGTGTTTTGCATATCATCAGCATATGTATTAATTAAATCTAACACTTCTGGATCATTAATAACATCATTCAACAAAGAAGAAAGTATTTTTAAGCGTAATCCAGGATCATCAATGTCATCAAGTAGATTCATTATATCACTTGTTATTTGAACTTTTGATGCTGTATTGTCACGACGATCAATTTCTTCTTGTGTTGTTGGTGGAACCATATGAAGTTCAAACTTATTAACATAGCTGTCTAAACCTTTATCTAACAGCATCAGATTAATAGCATCAGTTAATGCTTGTATATATGTATTTTGTATACGCTTCACAGCTTTGGCATATCTACTTGATATAATAGATAAAGATGTACCACCGTTAAATCCAGTAGAGTCATCTGTATCACCGAAATATTGTTTTGGCGTCCTTAATGAACCAAATAGCTTTGATTTAAAGTAATCAATATCAGCTAAACCTTTAACATCAACATCGCCGCCAATTTGATTTGTTGTAATTGCACCAACTCCATTTTTTGTTGGTACATATACATTATTTTCCATTGGTCCTGGATTTGTATATTCTGACATTGATTTTGCAGAATTAATTGCTGTCTTTTGCTCAATTAATTGTTTGATTGCCCTAAGTTTTGGTCCTACTTCTTCTTTTGGCATATCGCCAACTTCAACACCAACAATACGGACAATAGAAGATTTTGTGATTCTATTTAGAAGAAGTGAATTTTCAAGTAACATCATTTCTCTCCAAACCTTAAATGAGTTGTAGAGTAATGACTGGCCTCTTCTAACTGAATATTTTAATGTAGTATGTTCTCCGTTTACTTCACTGTCTTTTGAAAACAATTCTACTTCTTCAGGAACACGACTCCCATTATCCTCAAGACAGGCATGAACAAATGATGTTGCGTCATATATATCAACATCATTTTTTCTAAACTGATATTTATAATAGTTATTCTGGTAAGCAGTTTCTTGCTAAGTTTTTATAACAGGAGTTTTTGCTTGAATATAAGCATAACTTTTACCAAATTGTGTTAATTCAAACATTTCTGCAGGATTGTATACTTGTTGTATATAATGCACATATCTATCATCTGGTGCATACATAATAACATTAACATCTTCCTATAATGTTTGAGGCTCTTCCGGCTCTAAAATCTTGGTAAGTTGCTCGTTTAACTTATTTTTTTGTTTTTGTTCATCATCAAATAAATCTGGCTGTATATCTGATTGCCTATATAGTCTTAAATACAAGTCACCATATTTACACAGAGAATAAACCCATCTATATGAGTTTTTATCTACATTCATTGTGTCAAGCAAATATGTAATGTATTTAGCAATATTTATGTCGTTTGAAGTACACCATACAATACGACCGTCATCATTTGTTTCTGTTGCATCTTCTGCGTAAGTTTCAAGAACAGCTGCTATAGTTGGATCTTCAGCCATTGTATCAAGTAATTGATACATAGTTTCTCTCGATTGAGAAATTTGTAAGAAAGACTATAACTTTGTTATGTCTAACTAACTATTTTCTCCTTCGTAGATCAAATTGTCATAAAAAGTACCTGCTGTATCAATACCTACGTTTCTTTCTGGCTTTGGTACACTTGTTATTTTTTTACCATATATTGAAGCGTCTGCATTAAAAACAGAAGTACTTCTATCATCAGTCATATAGATACTCCTTTCGTAGAGTATATAATTTTCTTATCATATAATATATACAATATTAAATTATAATACCATCACTTAGATAAGACATGTTAAAAGCACTTGTAGCTTTTCCTAACCCAAAATCAACAAAATGCTATTTATCATTCTCTACATTCTTGTGTGTTACTTGTTGCATTGTATCAAATGTTTGTTTTAACATTTCTTCAAAATCAACAGTTATCTATTTCCTTTCATCATTAACATCCAGTTTATCTGTATCAATGATTGTATCTAATGTTTCTCCATATTCAAAGTTAAATTCATCTGCATGCTTAGAAGCATTCCATAAGGATCCACAAATAGCGTCAGCAGCGTCTTTTGAATTATGCACAAATATTCCTGCTGTTAAAGCAAAATTGTGATTATCCTCCACCTATATATCATACACGTCTTCTTTTTGATCTAAGGCTGTTATTTTTACCACTTTATGGTTGGTTATCTCTTGACACACTATTTTACGATATTTTGTGGTGAAAGGAGCTTTCTAGACACTTGGTAAGTCATCATACTGAATACCAAATATTTCATAAAATTTTTGTTTATCAACAGTAGGGCACATTTCTTTTAGTTTTTTACTCTACATATTAGATTTATTTAATGCTTCATATGCATTTAAGAATAGCCCTTCTTGGTGTCTTTTGCTTAATGTAGTAGAGATATTTACCAGTACCTAAGGATTAATTGAACGTGTATACATGTTGCCATATGCGTTCTTCTCTGAATGCGATAGACTCTCCCAGTTAACATCATAAAGTTTCTCAAGATCTTTAATACGTTCGTCGTAGATTCTACGCTATTCTTCTGCGTGTTCATGATGCTATTGTTGCACCTGTGCTCGCATAGCCGCTTCTTTAGCTCTAGCTTCTCGAACCTCTATCGGAGTTTTTGCTATTAGTGATTCCGATAATTTTTTGTTTCGTTTGGTATATGCATCAGTACCCCTAGCTTCTTCGTGCCATTTTACCAGCGATTGTGATCTCTTTAATTTAGCCTCAGGTGACTATGCTCCTGTTTGTATCTAAGCATGCATATTTTGATGAGCTTTCCTTGACATCCATATCAGGTTGTCAGGAGTGTTATCGTCTGGATTACAATTCTTGTGATGTACTAGATACCTTTCATCAAGTACCTCAGTCGCAAACTACCTATGTTCGTAGTGCCACTTGTTTTCTATAGGCTCATAGTACATACGATAATTAGACAACCCTTTCCCAGGATACTTTGTATATAACGGCATCAATGATTGCCCTTCTACAAGGTATTGTGCTTCTTGATACGAGCCGTCCCTTAACATAAACCTATGATTATAGGTGCAGCGTATTTTTTCTCCATTATCCAGCTCTACTTCTAATAAAGGTTGGTTATGAAGGGTACACCAAGCCTTTTCAATTCGTTTTGGCTCAATGCGTTTTGTTTTTTCATTAAACGAGTAGACCCAGTTTGTTTTACCTGAAGAATATTCATCGACAAGTTCTAAGAATGTTAAATCTCTTCCGTCTACTAATTTAACTTTAGTATCACCTGTAAAACATCCTACTCTACCGCCATCTGTATGGTCGATTTTACCTGTGTTAATATTTCTTTCCAGACCAACTAATTCCGTAGTTAATAGTGGGCAATCTTCTGGCAACAACATACGACCATCGTATAAAGCATTTTTGAAGAAGAAATATGGCTCACAAACATGCTCTGAATTAACTCTATCAACAGATATTACTTCATACTTAAATCCTTTTGAAATAAAATCTTGAGCTAAAGAAGCATTTTGGAATGTATCTGATGAAATACCTTTAATATTAAATCCTTGTTCTTTTAACCAATATACAAATTCTCTGTTCTTTGCAAAGGATACTTGCCAACCTTTAGGTGCCTATACCGCAACATAAAATGCTACCTAAAAATACAATTCTTTTGAATTAACATCTTGCGACAAACCTGGTTTTTTACCAATAATAAAAGTTCCACCAATACCAGTTCTGTCTCCAGTAATTGACATATCGAAATGTATATATAATGGTTTGTATCTGAGTTTTGAAGGTATTCTTGTTAAATCAAAGAAATCAGAATACTATGTTGTATCATTAGGATCATTTCCAACAGTTATGATATCTTTAACAAAAGGATTAACTATTTCTTTATGTTTTGCTTGTAGCAAACGAGGACCTGAAATATATTTTGTAATATCACTTGAAGATATACCAGCATAATCACATAAAGCACGTTCTATATCATCAGTAAAGTTAGCTTTATATTCAACTGGGACATCAACAATCTAATAACCTTTATTAATGTAGACATCTATATCTGATCCGTCTGGGATAACTTCGGAAACAAGGAACTTATTCCCTAATGCTATTTTAAATCTTTTACCAGAGTATTCAGAAGAAGGTCGTATATTCCAAACAGGCTCATCTACAATTAATGTATTTTCTCCTTCTGATTTTAACTTTTGCTTCATATGAGTTTCAAGGAATGATTTTTCACTCCTTTTAGATGAAGCAAGTATCATCAATGAAGGGTTTTTACCTCGATTTGTAAAACGAGTTTTCATACCACCTAAAGCGGTATCAATCATGTCAATAGCTTTTTCTTTCTGCTTTTCAACATCTTGGTTAGCAATAAAGCTAATTTCATCAAAGAATGCACATAGAACAGCTTGACCAATTACATGACGTGGCTGAGAACCTACAATTATATTAATATAATCAGGCGGGTTCCAAATAACCTCTTTCTTTCCTGATAATGTTCCACGCTACATGAACCATGGTGATAACTGAACTGTATTTTGAAACTTTGTAACACCGATGTCATAAGCCAAAGTTTCAGTAATATTCATAAAAGCAAACGCTATCTGTTCAGTAGGTTTTAAATTAAAATAAACATGTGGATCTTTCAAACACATTACACGATACATGAGATAAAGTACACATGTTACCGCAATCTCTGATTTACCTAAACCACGAGCGCCTGATTCAATGAAGTTATTAACAGCTGTATCATAAGGAGTTGGAAAGAGCTATTTTAGTATATTTTCCCAATAAGGGAATAATTTACAATTTCCATTAGAATCATGCCATGCTTTTCCTAAATATCTTGGGTCTTTAATGAATGTTATTATATCAACAGGCTCTTCTTTATAATCAGATAACACTAATTTTTTATATGTTTCTGAGTTACCTTTTTCAGAATATTCACGCAATATACGTAAGACTGCTTCTTTTTCTTCTTCAGAAAAGCCTTCAAATTCCGACATATTGATATTATCAATCATACGTATACAATCCTCATCATACAAAATAACAGTGTAAACAAGTTGATATGCTTACACTGTTATTATACAATATCATTATTTAGAAGTTTCTTCTGAGCTGTTCTAGTTCAAGATTTTTGAAATTTTAGTAAATGCTTCTTTACCATATTTAACAATACCAGTTAAAGCTACACCACACATTGCTACCATATTTAGAACATCAGAGAATTCTTCAGGTATTGGTAAACCAACATAGTTAACCCAAGGAATAACTAATGTAACAGATAAACAGAAAGCAATAATAGCAACAACTAAAGAAGCAACCTTTATACCACTGTCAATCAACTTCTGAGAACTAAATTTATCACCTAAAATCTTAATGTTGTAATAAATACTAGCACCCATGTTTGAGATATACATTAAAATAAATATACCTAAACCAATTCCTACTTTTTGTAAATTAACTACGATTTCTGATAAGATATTATCCCACATAATCATTCCTCCTCAATATTTTGTACTCCTACTGGTTCTTCATATTGTGAATCTTGTTTTAACATATCTTGTTGTATGGAATCAACAAGATTATCAACATGTTGGTTTTCATAAGAATTTGAAATTACTCTATTTGCTGCATCTATCACTGATGAAACATCCATACTCTGTATAGCTCTAATAGCACCTGTTTGGTCATCTATATTTAATTTATTCTTATTCAATGAATTTTTTAATGTTGCTTGATAAATTAAGTATGAAAGTATTGAACCAAGTAATGCAGTTATACTTGTAACAGGCAAAGTTGCATCAGGCATACTCATAGAATTATACATTATTGCTAATTTACATAATTCAAAATAAGTATAGATACACCATACAGAAATAATGGTACAAATTATACATACAAGTGTTGTTATAAATTTTGACCACTCAAATTTTTTACGTTTTACTCTTTTATTAGTTTTCATGGCAAGAAATCATTTTTCTATAAGTTTATTTGGTAACGCTATGTTAAGAATGTTATAGTATTTACAGCTCTACTATTTTCGTACTCTGGATGCTATAAACAATACTCTTCATAACAGTCAATGTCTTTTAAAACATCTTTCCAGTGTTCTTCTGTGTGTTTAATACCTCGTTTTGCTTCATCGCCAAAACGTAGTATTCTAGCTCTTGAATCATTAGCTCTTAATTCTGCATCTAATTGTGTATGTTTAGTGAAATCATTCCTTAGTTGCAATAAAGAGTCTTTGAGTTCTTGTAAACTCTATAGCAGTCTATTATTCTCATCTTCTTTTTTATTCTTACGTTCAACTCGTAATTTAGCTAATGCAAATATTCCTGTTATTAGAGCACCTAAACCAGCAGAAATAGTTACTTGTACTATATCCATGAAACTTCACTCCTGAATCATTTCTATATTCAGTAGACTCTTCCAAGTATTTTCATCACAATAGTCTACTTCTGCTAGATGGTTTACTCTTCTGTATCGTTGTAAACCTTCCCAAGTCCAATGATCTAAAATATTATTGTCAGGTCCTGTTTTATATCCTGAACATTTCAGTAAATATTTTAGAGAATATACCTCATTTTTGATATCACCTTCGCGTAAAGCCGGTAAAGGTATATCAAATTTTTTTGGTGTATTTTTTGCCATATTACTTACCTCTATAATTAAACGATGTTAGCATCCCCGTGTATCTTCAATATTTGTACTTCACCGTCATAGTTGGAACTTATATTTAATACAGATTTGTCGTTTGAATCTAGTGTAAGTGACACATAAGAAGAACATTCTTCAGAACCTAAGGTAGTTATTATATAACCTGAACTTCCTACTTTTTGTACTAAATAAACACCTGTTAAAACATCATTATCAACTGATATACAAACTGATATAATACCAATAAAACCATTTAATAACTATATTGAATTATTGGTATTACTATTTAAAGTATAAATAGTTTTTATACACGTATTCAGCATATTATTAACATATGAAGTTGATGCCATTTTTTGAGGAACTCCAGAACGTGTCCCTAAATATAATTCGTCTGTTGATGTATCAACACCAAGTTCTCTTTGTTCTAATGTATACTGTTTCGGAGGAGTTTTTCCAGCTTTTAGTAACAATTTTGCAGCCATTACCAACTTCCTCCATCAATAACACAATTAAATATAGGATATGAACCAGTATCAAAACTGACTGATAAATCACCTAAAACAACAATTTTTGAACTTAAATCATCTTCGTAAGAAATATAAACAACATCTCCTACACTATATAAAATATTAATACCTGGTGTACAACATATTTGTGCAATCGGAAGTTCTTTAAAAGGTGTTGCACTCGCAGATATAGCCATTTTATGTATGAGAGGTATACGAACTCTAACTTGATGTTCATTTATAACTTCTTCGATAATAGCTTTAGTAACCATTACATGCCTTCCTAAATGATACGTTCGTAATCACTTATATCAGCGATAGGTATTGTTTGTACTTCTCCGTATTCGTTAGCTTGCAGAACTTGAGATGAGAACAATTCCAAATCTGGTATACGTCTGTCATATATATCAAAATATTCTTGTGTATCTTTTGAATGCATTGTATTTATATATTTTTTGTCCATAAGCATACCTCATTCTAAAGCATTTCCACCAGTAAATACAATCTATATAACATTATTTTGATTAATTTCATCTAATGTTATATCATCTATTGCATCTTTAACATAATCTGGGTTTACAGCATTAATGTTTGTTCTTGCAAGTTTTTGCTGTTCGTTATCTAGTTCTTAAACTTCTTCATAACTAACAGCCCCAATATCGCTTGCAGTTATATTTACTGAAGAACCTATTGCATTTGTATAACGTTTTATTAAACGGATAGAATTATTCCAAGATCTTCCAGAATAATCATCGTCAATAATATACATTTGTTTTTTATTACTTATAGTAGATGTATATATTAATCCATCTTTGTAATAATTCAACTTTAACAGATAAATATAAGTTCCACCAGGTACAATATTTGTGTTGTCAGGTTCAAGCGTTATCACAAAATCCCCATTAGGCGAAACATTGTTATAATTTATAGATGTTTTAGTTGTTACACTTTTTAAATCAAAATTGAGACGTTCAGTGATAACAGTTCCATCTGTATAAAATACCTTCTTTAAAATAGGAAATGTTTCTGGATTCTAATTCTAATTTAATAGATAAAATGTAATATAACTTCCATGTGGAAGATACTCATTACAATCTCCTTTAGTGTACTAAAGTGTAAAAGAATCTCCATCATCAACTCCAACTATTGACTCTATGTATATCCCATAATCTAATAAGTTGGTTTGTGTCCCATTTACTTCCCAATATGTTCCTACATATGTAAACACATAGTTTCCAGGTGTTCTATCAGATTTGTACCAAGACTACTTATCAATACTTTTGATATTTATTGTAGAGCTCTACTTCAAAACAGAAAGGTTTACACCTGTAAATTTCTAAGGTAACGGTTGTAAACTATTTCCTAAATCAATTTCTACAGTAAATGTTGCTGTATCACCTCTACTTATCTTAATGTATTGATTTGATGTAATTTCAAACAATATTACACCTCCTCATCAAAATGATACAACATGTGTAACTGCATTAAATGTAGCATTGTTCTTAAACACAGCATCAGATGCAATCCATCTCCCATCCTTAAATTGCAAATATTGACCGTCAATAGCTTCTTGTGGCTGAGGTATTGCATTAACATCAACAGCATTTAATGTAACATGTCCTGTTTTATTATTAACAGATAAAACTGATGTGTATATATCTACATTTATTGGATTACATGCTTTAGGTGTACATTGACCATAATTTTGCATAAAGTTTAGCGGCATAAAGTATCTACCTCCTCATACCACTGTTAACTAAAATGATTGTGGATTTACAATAGTTTTTATAACTTCATATCCACCTGTAATATAACGATGTTTTAAACCACAATAATAAACACCACGTTTAAAAATTTTAGACGATTGGCATGCATCTAAAAGATAATGTATAGTAGGTTCTTCAAATTCTGTTACATAAAATTCTTCACAGTATATAGGTTTAAATTCATAATCATAAAATATGATACGTATACTAGCTGTTTCATCAGTTAAATCAATTCCAGCTATATCAAAATTTAATAAAACTGTGTCACCATATGACCAATATGCTTTTTGTTGTTCTCTACTAAATGTATTTCCGCAATATATACAAGTATTACAAAATTCGGTTTCATACATATCATTATACATGTATTACACCTCCGTATTTATATTACACTTCTGCTAAGACTTTATCAGTGATATCGTCTGCATCATCTACAATAGGTCTTTCTTCAGGGACTATAATTTTAATTGACCATGGATTTGAAACATTACGTTTTGTATGATTTACAAAAGTTTTTAATCCATAATGATCTGCTACTCTTCTAGCAAATGCTAAGTCTTCTTCCGTCTTTGTATTGATAATTATATTTCCATCTGAATCTATATTTGCTTGTCTATATCTAATTTTTGTATTTTTTGGAGATACTTCTCTTAATTTATTTCTTCTATCTTCAGATGCAAAACTTACATCTTGTACAAGTTCCGCCCAGATTTTGTCCCAAAAGTCAAATTCTTCTCTGCCATCGTCTCCAAAATCTATCCAGCTCTGAGTTGCATCCATAGGTTTAGATTTTTTCTCACCTGTAATTTTATTTACTATAATATCATAATGTTTAGGATCATCTTCCCAAATATCTGGGTCAAGATCTGCATCAGTACTAATATTAGTTAAAGTACCAGTACCTTCAAATAAAGATTCTTCAAGAGTAACTTTTGGCAGTTCAACTTTCTTCGGAGTTTCTTGTTTATTAGCTCCTATAAATGGTTCACCATAACCACGTTCTTTTAGTATCTTTTCAAACTCATCTTTCTTTAATTTATGAGATTTAATTGCATCACCCATTACAGGATTTACAACTGTTGTAGTATTCTCTAATTTTTCAAAAGTAGATTCATTTAACTTATTGACTTTCATTCTCTAATCTCCTTAAGAATAAGGTTCGTATCCACGTTCATCAGATAGATAGGCTTTATTGGGTTCAAGTATTATATAATGTTGTTCACCAACATATTTTGATGGGATAAAATATCCATCCTTCCCATACTTATGCCAATTTTCTCCGTCTAATATTGCACTATGAACATAATCATCCATAAATTTTCTTGCCTGTGATTCTGAATCAAACCCTTTACTATATGTTGCATTATTACCTGAATAATAATATCCACCTTCAGCAGGTTCATAGATAGGATATTCAGCATAGAAACTTACATAATATGGGTAATTATTATATTCAATATCCTAACGTTTTTGATATTTAAATTTAGGTATTTGTGGATATACTTTATCAATAAGCTTCTTATGCTTGTCGCTTAATGGTTCTTTTTTATCTGTTAACAAGTCTCTAAGCTCTGCACGCTTACGTTCATTTTCTGTTCTAGCATAATCCCACTGTTTATACTTATCTTTAATATCTCTCTTAAATTTAGGATGTAAATCAGCTTCATTTAAACTTTCATCTAATCCGTCCTACGGAACTTGTTCTTCTGCTTCTTGTTCTCCAGTTTGGATTTCAGAAACATTTGGAGAAATAACTTTTAAAATAGCTTGTAACTATCCTACATGAACATTTTCTTCTCGAATAATGTCTTGAATTACCCCTACAAAATCTTCTCTGTTGTATTGGCGTAGAGCAACAATTAGATTGTTATAATCAGCAATTGTAGTCCATTCACCATTAATTTGTGTTATAATTTGATTTGCTAAACCATTATCTACATTGTTAGATGGTCCTTCTGGTTTAATTTCTTCATCAGGAACAATGACATCATCGGTTATAACAATATCAGTTGGGATATCAAATAAATCTTCATTTAAAATCATTATTTCACCTACTTAATTACCAGTACGATATATGTATTATACAATATAATTTAGTTTTGATTAATTATAGTATTTATTTTAATTTAATCTATTTTAATTTAAGCAGATTTAAAATTGTAATATTTTTGACCATGTTTGGTTTCCAATTATACCATCAACAGTCAGTTTGTTAGTGGATTGAAATTCTCTTACAGCTGCATCCATCTTTGGTCCAAATTCTTTATCAGATGAGGTGATATTTCCTGAATAGAAACCTAAATCTTTTAACCTTAACATTAAAGTTCTAACATCATCCCCTGACATTCCTTTACGAAGTTGTCTAACTTGTAATTGTATAAGTTTTGTTGTATTTTCTTCCGGAGATTTTGCTGCTTTTACATCATAGCAAGGTCGACCAAAACCCTTTATTCCTTTATAATTTCTGCTGTATTGTTTTTTACATACTCCACCACCATTACTAATAACACCACTTGCACCTGAAGTATTTCCTTCAATAGTAGTAATAGTTGTAGATGTTACTTCAATAACTAATCCAACGTGAGCATAGTTATATTTTATACTCCCATTAGGATTAAAACTTTGGAAGAATATAAGATCCCCAACTTCCGGAGTAGTATACCATGCGTTTGCTTTCTGGAAATATCCTGCTAGATATTGACAATTGTATGCTTTACATCCACTTGTTGGTAGATAATACAATTTACGTACAGTTTCAGCATTATATACAGATAGAGGAACAGCCAATACAAATCCGCAACACCAAGCCTAACCTTGAAATCTTGCATCACACAAACCACTATTATCAACGTCTCTTGTATACTTTGTGAAGTTATTACTTCCTGCATTGGCAGTTTTACTATCTAATTGTGAGTTAGTAGCTTTTTCAATATATCCTACTTCGTTTAATGCATACTTAACAACATCATTTACAGAAGTTTTTACTGACATAGGTATAGCCTCCTCGCGCTTGAATCCATTTAAACCTCTTTCCTTCATCATAGATGGATAATCTTTTAACATGTAATCTTGATCACAAACAACATTTGCAATTTTATTTGATTGTATTTTATTTATTTCACCTCCAAATTGCCACATACCATAATCCCTTTGATATGTACAATTTGTTGACCATTGAGCGATCCAATGCTCATAAGGTTGTAACTCATTATCATACATGTAAGTATCAAAATAAGTTTTAGATGAATATATTCCAGGTAAGAACCCTTTCCTTCGAATATAATTACACCATTCTATGATAATATCTGTAAGTTCTCTCTTTGATAATTTTAGCTGTTCTTTATTTTCAATATCAATGTAAATAGGAAGTTCAAATTGTCTCCCTTTTAAACAATTATTATAAAAATATTCAGCTTCTTTGATTGCATCAGAAGATGATAATGCTTTACTAAACCAATAACAACCTTTAGGTAGATTATTTTGTAATGCCTTATTATAGTTGTTAACAAATTGGCGGTCTGTGTATAGACCGTCATCTCCTCCGCCGCCTTTTATAATTACAAATTTAACTCCTTGCTTTATTGCTTCAGAAAAGTTAAAATCTCCTTGCCATCTACTAATATCAATACCGAACTCTCTCAATATTGATCTCCTCCTCAGTCATAAATCTCATCGTGTTACAATATAGAAGTTATACCAGAAGGCTATTGTTAAACCTTCTGGTATAAGAGTTAATATTATTAATCAGATTAATAATACATTATCAGCTGCACTTACAGAATTTAGCATTAGCTGATAAGGATCATACTACTTCTTCCCACAGACTTTCTGTACCTACTACCCCGGGCTCCCATACATTATTATCAATAAGACTTCTCCAAATCTTACCGTTATGAGATACCTTGTCATCCTTCATATAAGGATTAGTACTACTAGGCTGTTCCCACTCAGGAATTACTCCAGGATCAGGAATTAAGATCTTAGTCCATAAAGAAGCAGCATCCTCAGGATTCCATGTTTCCTGTGATGTATGAGTTGTTATACACTTATAAAGATTTCCATTATATTGGATTCTAGTATCTTTAGTATATTCGATACCATTACCACTCCATTTTTCATAGATACAAACAACAGTAGCAGCCTGCTCATCAGTAATCATAGCACCTACAGCATTCATGCTAATACGTATAGTTTGAGCTTGTTCTAGTATATCAGACCTCATCTGTAGCTACCTCCTCTGTATTAACACCAAGAGTCTGTAAAGCTGTTTTATAAGTTTCAGATTCTAACTGAGCAGCTTCCAGTGAAGTTAATACTTCATTACCATCACGATAAAATTTTCCATCAGTATATGTGTCACCAATAGCAACAGGTCTATCAGCAGTTTTAATAGCATTTGGAAAATCTGATGCGTTTCTACTATCTAAAGAAATAATATTTGTTACAATACCATCTTCTACTAATGCATATCTATTATTCATATTATTAACCAACCTCTCTGAACCATACAAATTTGTTATCTTCTTTACACACTTTCCAGTGTTTCCTAACAGGTACTCCACCAGCACCAAATGCTACAAGATTATTACAATGTGGACATTTATATAATGTATAAGGGAATGATTTCTGTCCTGGATACTTTATAATAGGTGGATAGTATATAGGCATCTTAGTTATGTCAGAAATAAGTTTATGACAATCAGGACAGAATCTTTCATTACCTTCTGGAATACGGATTACATAATCACCAATGATTTCTTCTCTCATATACTAATCCTCATATTAAGAGCGGTGATTACGGATGATGACGATGCCGGAGCCACCGTTGCCTGTAGCTCCTCCGCCACCACCAGTATTAGTTGCGCCGGAGCTTAGTGCGTCTCCTCCTCCTCCAGCGCCTCCTGCGCCCTTAGCATCGCCATATCTACCTCCTCCACCGCCAGAATATAGATCTCCAGTAGGCTCACCAAATTCCCTTGTGGTTGTCCCTTGTCCTATACCTTTGTATCCAGCTGCAGAATCGTCCCCACCATCACTTCCATCACTTCCACCTTCACGACCTTTGTAGTAAGAACCTCCTCCGGAGCCACCATCACCAGCTTTATATGTGCTACTACTATATTTAGCTCCAACCCCGCCATTGGCTGTTGCACCAGCTATAGAAGAAGCACCTCCGGTGCCTCCAGTGATTGTTGAGGAAGTTCCTGTAGCTACAGATCCACCGGCACCAACCGTTACAGTGTAAGCTGTATTCGCTGTTAATACGATGTTCTTTACCGTGGTTGTATACCCGCCACCACCACCTCCGCCAAACATATAGTTATCCTCTTTCCTATACGTACCTCCGCCACCTCCACCAACTAAAAAAGCGTCGATAATTGTATCTTTAGCAATAGTAAATGTACCGGAACTCAAAAACTTAATTCTCCAATTCGTTTCATCATCTTGTATCACTTGATACGTGCCGTCTGCACCAGTCCATGTAAAATCTTTGCCAATAATAGGAGCAGTTATACCACTGCTTCCTCCTGCAACCCCACCGAAATTAATTATATTAGACATATTATAAATCTCCTTTTATTATTTATTATGTATTATGAATGGCAATTTCTAATAATTACAATACCAGAAACTCCATTACAATTTACGTCTCCTTATGCTTGCGGATGATGACGATGCCAGAACCACCAGCACATCCATTCCAATATTGTGGGTTCGCATTGTTTACACTACCACTACCACCCGCTCCGACAACGATTGTGTATTCAGTATTAGCAGTTAGTTGAATGGATTTAGAAGTTTTTGTATATCCACCTCCACCTCCATTAAAGTTATAGTTGTTTGCTCCGCCACCGCCGCCAGTGTTTGGTTCACCCTCTGTTGGTGCGTTTGCAGTATTTAGCTTATAACCGCCCTTACCGCCACCGCCAGCTCCGCCAGCAC